TCCATCTGCCAGGGATCGGGTGTCATGCCGGCGTCCGACATGAGGCGGGATGGGTCGAGCCAGAAGCGGTCGAGTGGTTGGGGCTTGCCGATCATGGCCCGCTTGACGGCGTCGAGTTGTTTGCGCGTCCAGACGGGAAGGGAATCGATATAGGGTTGGATCGCCTCGGGCCGGTCGGCGAGTTGCGCCATGCCCGCGAGTAGAGATTCCAGAGGAGGCGAAAGAGTGTCAATCAACGACTTCCTCCGTCACCTTGACCATCTCGATGGCCAGGCCGTTGTCCAGGGCGGTCAGGCGGTCTTTCTCGGCCTTGGCGTCTGTCTCGGAGAAGCGGCGGATGTTGCCGGCGCCGTCCTTCAGGGCACGCCAGTTCTGCATTTCGTTGCCGTGCCGCATCTGAATCGTGAAGTATTCGGTTTTCATCGGATTGCCTCCTGGGTGGTATTCTAGGGAATCGCTGTCACAATGGCGAGAAGAGAGCGTATCTGAAGGATAAGGAGATAAGGAATGAGCGACATCAGTCAGCACGCCTACAATGCCGCACGAAAAATAACCAGCGGAGGCGGATCGTCCAAAGAATCCTGGTCCGTAGAAATGGAAATCCAGAAGGCCATCGACGCGGCACTGGAGGATAACAGGGCGAAGGCGGCGACCGATAACGGCGTCAAGATGGCCAAGATCAGGGATATGGTTAGAACGACAGAACTACACGACCGCGCCCGATATGTTGGCCCTTACGCTGATGATGTTCGCTTCCTCCTTGCCGAGATCGACGCCAGGGATAACCTGCTCGACATACTCCAGCAGGACCACGAACTCTACGCCCAGGGGGCGGCGGATCTGCGGAGACGGATCGAGAAGGCCATCGACAGGTCGTTGTCATTCTCTCTGTCGGCGGAAACAATCAAGAAGACTCTCCTGGCCGAACTAGCCGACTTCTCCGATCGCCCACCGCTACCACCAACGAAGGCCAGGGAGGAGATCGATCGGCTGCGTTCGGCGATCGAGAAGGCGAAGTTCCTGGCAGAGAAAATGACAAGCGCAACGGCGCACTCGGCAACCATCAGTATCCTCAAATCCGCCCTCGAAGGAGAATGATATGGAGACCTGGCACCGGCTCGCCTGCCCGCACTGCGGGGAGTTTAACTGGATCGAGTCCGACGAGAAGTTGGAGGGGGTTGATGTGATCCTCTGCTGCGGCTGCGAGCGGGAGTTTGCAGCGAATCCATTCAAACCCGAGAAGGGACAGGGAAAACGTTCCGGACTGATGGAGTTGCCTGCTCAGGACACGTGTGAATAGGGTATGTGGGTACGGCGTAAATTTCTCCAGGTCCACCCGCCGGGGCCGGCGCTGCCGCCAGTTCCTTCTTCCGAAATACCCTTTGGAAGGACATTTGATGCGCCCCTATCTAATCTGGGCGTCACGCGAAAGTGCTTCGACACCGCCCTACTCGCCCGGACCACCTTCCGGCCTTCGGAGAAACTCTTGATGGCTCCCCGTCCGTGGATCGACGTGCCGGCGCCGGAGGTGTTGACGGCTGCCTCGAAGTAGTGCCTCGGAACGCCCATGTAGAGGTAGGTTGCCCCTGCGCCTTTCCACCAGTATTTGACGCCCAGGACCCCGGTGACGAGGCGCCTGTTGCCCTCATGGGAGATCATCCAGAAGAAGGCGAAGTGCGTCACGTTGCTGGAGATGACTTCCGTCCAGACACCTTCATCGTTGAAGTAGTCGATCGTCTCTGAAGACGGGACGAATGGGTTTCCCAGGGTTCCACCAGAATCAGCCATCGGATTCCTCCAGGCATTCCTTAAAATAGGTCCTGGCCTCTGTGTGCCCGTAGAGCGACAGAGCGATGAGGTAGATCAGGCAGGCGTCGGCAAGGATCAGGAGTTTCATGGGTTCGGCGTTATGACTGAATCGGAGCGCCCGGAAGAGAATCCTGCCTTGAAGCCGGCCTCGAAGCCTTCTTCCCAGGAAGGAGCGGAATAGGGTGCGGCACAGGGAAGTTTGATGAGAGGCGCCAGATCGGTTGCCAGGTCGTGGAAATTAACCTGGATGTTTCTCGCACGAATACGTTCGTCGAGGGCATCCCAGGCAGCCACCAGGGCCGCTCGCATCTCGTCTGCCGAGATGGGGGTTTGCGGCGTTCTAATAGGATTCTGGCAGACATCCTCACGGCCACGGTTGTAGGCGTACTCCAGCCATTCACGCAGGACTTTCTGCCAACCTTCAGTATAAGATTCGATCGGGTGACTCATAGCTTCTCCTTTGGTGGTATTCTACGCGACTGTCACCAGCAGGAGAAGGAAAATCCGTGGAATATCTGTCACGGATGGGGGAATGGGGCGTATAGTAGAGTATCACTGTCACCGAAAGGAGAAAGACGCATGGCCGGTGTCGATTATAACGTGGAGTAATCATGAGACACACACCTCAGGAGAAGGCTATACTTATCGACCGCTCCCCACTGGCATGGTTAGCGATGGCCGATCTCCTCGAAGAACGCGGCAATCCAGAGAGTGCCGTATGGCGTCTGATGGCCTCGTGGGGGGATAAACTGCTTCGCTCGTGGATCGATCTGGCCCATTCCTTTGAAACGGCCGATGAGTTGGTTTACCTGACACGAAAGACGGACAAGACGATTATCTGTCTCTCCCGCCGGTCAAAGTTCAGCGTCATTGCGTCGTTTATCCCCAACCCGCCCACGATGGGAACGTGCCGGCACGTCATGTCCGCCTACATCTTCAAGAGCCGGTATCGCGATCGATTGTGGGAACCGGACGACGACTACTCGCACTTCTACGACAGTAGTTGGGAGTGGGTCGTCAAGAGACTTCGACGAATCTGCAAGGCGTTCGTGGAGGCCGGCGTCACGGCGTAGCGACAGGTAATGTCGGAGGCACGGGAAGACACCCATCGAGGGCAGGAAGCGAATATCGCTGCGAGCGCCAGTACCGTACCCTGTCACCACGTTGTGACGAGAAATGGTATGGGCATAGAAGGACACCCACCGCCCCCTCCCCGCAATCCTCCGGCGAAGCGCCAGTACCGGGGATGGGCGATTCCCCCGCTGGCCGTCACCGCGCCTTGCGCATCCACGAATCGCTGTGCTGGACTGTCGTGCCGTCGTCCTCCCGCACGAAGTAGCATCGCCCGTCGATGCCGCTGGTGATGAACCCGATCACGGTACCGTGCCCACAAACCTGCCCCGCGTTGGGGCCGAAGGGGACGACGATCGCGACGCGAGAACCATTGTCGTAACACATTAGGATGCTCCTTGCGGGCGAAGGGTGGGCACAAGAGATACGCTGGCGGTCGTCGGTTGTGACGGGGGCGGGATTGGGCTACTCTGCAACGGAAACCAGGATGGCCGTCGCTTCGCTCGCAACCAGGCCGCAATCGATGCCGATGGCGAGCAGGGCGCTGAGGATGACTCCGGAGCCAGTGAGAGCACCAAGGGCGCCTGCGACGTGAACGACGGACAGAGCAAGGACGCAACCGGCAACGGCGCCGGTGACGTAGGACAGCCTGCGGTGGCCGGCTTTGTAGCTCCAAGCAACGACAGAGCCGAGCATCCACACGAGAACGGGGATAACGGCACCGATCAGGGCGGATGCGGCCATCATGTACGGGTTGACGGCGTGAGACTCGGTTGCGGCAGCGTAGGCGTTGAGGCCGGACGACAGGACGACGGCGCTGTAGGTGTAGGCCCGACTCCAGCGCTCCGCACGCTGTGCAGCGTAGGCACGGGAGGTTGCGGCAGCCGACGGCGCCTTGACCGTCTGAGCCGGCTTGCGGCTGCGGGGTTTGCGGGCCGGCACAACGTCGATGGCCGTGGTGTCATCGCTGGCGTGGATAGTGTCATGAAGCATGATCGGTCTCCTTGGCGGGTTGAACGGACTAACAGAGATACGCACGCGCCGTCGTGTTGTGACGGCGCGTGCGTAATAGGGTTACTTGGCGGTGCGTGCTCTGCGCCATGCCAGGATGCGGCGAGCACGGAGATTAGCTCGTCTCGTCTGGCGAGCATAGAGAGCGCGGAGGGCGGACCGAACAACAGCGGCCATTGATGTTCTCCCGTGTCTGAGGTTGAAGGCGATACTATAGATACGCTCGCTTCTCCAGGTTGTGACAGGGCAAAAGGCCGTTTTCCCCTCAAACGATCGTTTGAATTCCCGGAGTTCGCGACGTAACCACGGCAATTTTTAAGGACTTAAGTGCTGTTCACTTTGTAAACCAAAGTGAACGTACAGGATCGCGTATAAACGCCGATCGTTCCGCAAGACGACCTGTAGGCCGAATGCGCCTTGCTCGCGCCCTTGGTGCCATTAATCACGATTGGCGGGCATTAGGTGAGACTACTTCCCGTCCGTAGGTTCGGCTTCTAACTTCCGAGACTCTACTTCCACGACGGCTGGAAGCGCTTCAGGCGCCTTCTGCTGGGAGAATACCCCAGCGAAGAACCGTGCAAGCGCGGCGGAATCTCCATCGGATGTGGTCGTGGTGACGGTTACACTGGCCGTTGCTTGCGTTGGCTGCCAGAGGGCGGCGGCTTTCCCCAGATAGTTAGCGGCACGATCGAGCCAGGAGCCGTCCGGTGTGCCCTGTTCAACGCTACGCTCGTATGCTGTCCTTGCCAGGTTGGCTAGCTCAAGGAATTGTTCTTCCTTCTCCAGCAAACGGGCAACATAGTCTTGCGTGGCGTTCTTCAGACACCATTCGCGCATCTTCTCAACATGCCGGAAAGCAGAGCGATACGATAACCCCATCTCCTTCGCAATGTCGCGGTACGGTAAACCTTTGCACCGCAGTTGCCATGCCGTCTGCCTGCGGACCATGACTTGTTCCAGGGTGATTCCGCCTCTTCCGCGTGCCGACATATGGTGATTACCTAAAGAGAAACGGCGAGCAACCACTATTGTACGCTCTTTCGCGTGGTTGCTCGCCGGTCCTACACGTTACTCCCAATACGTCCCGCCAAGCGCACCTCTCACCTTGACTAGTCCGCACGACCGCAGAGCGTTTTCCCTTGCCCGTCTGCTAGCGTTCCTCTTGCGGCGCTTTGCGGCTTGCAGCGCACCGACAACGCCAATGGTCGCAAATTCATCGCAATCACGACAGGTATTCTCCCCATCGCGAGCGCCGTCGATGTCATTACCGCATGTTTCGCAAACCTTCATTGGTCCTTCTCCCTCATTCGTGGTTATGGGCAATCAAGATACGCTCCGCGCCGTCTGTTGTGACGCGGAGCGTACAGGTTAGATTCGCCATGCGTCATCGGGATGCAGAGTGATTCGCGCCGTCGCCGGTTTACCGCAGAACGTACCGCACTCCACGATGGCAATTCCCTTGCGGATGGGATGCTCGATACTAGGCTTTGCATCTCCCCATTGTGGACCGGCGATTGGGGAGAGTGCGCCGGTCGTGAGATCCAGAGCGTAGAACGACGACCTAGAACCACCATCCCACCACGTTCCCGTGATGCTCACGGAGAGGGCAACGTGAACACGCCCTTCCTTCTTCCGATACTTGAGCCGATCGGTAAGAGTGCGATAGATCGCGTGTCCCTTGCCGATCGTTGCGCCGCGCCAATCCTTGACCTTCTCCAGTCCGGCGACGATCTTACGCTGATGTTCTGCCATGCCGTCTTGCTGCGCGTCCATGTAGGCATCCGCGAGAATGCGCCTTGCGTCAATGTCCATCGGGGCACTTTCGACGGCGGCAAGCATACTCGCGAGATTCTCGACCGTTTCCGTTGTCTGCATTGTTCTCTCCCTCTTGGCGGATTGGTGTTCTCTACCTCAGATATGCGCCCGGTTGTCGAATGTGACATTCATAGCCGAAACACCGCTTTGCCCGCTCAGCATGGCAATCGCGCTTTCGAGCGCTTCAATGCTGGTGTACTCTGTACGGAACTCCGTGAACCGATTCCCATACTGCCTCAGATAACTCAGAATCCACATGATCCGTCCTCCCGGTTAGCGATGAACAAGATACGCGGAGCGATATTTGTGACCTAGGCTTCCACCCACCGACCGTTGAACATCTTGACGTACATACGTCCGGCGCAACCACGGAGAACGTAAAAGCGCTCCACCATGTACCGGCCGATTTGTCCCGTTTCCCGGTACACGTTGCCCCGCGTCAGAAACCCGTCCCGATCGCGGATAGTGGCGTTCGTCTCGTGCATGATCGATTCCTCTTGGTGATTTTGGGCACTTCAAATACGCTCATCCGGCGCCGTTGTGACCTACATTCCCAGCACAAGATCCCCGCAGAAATCCGATACCGCCACCTTTGCCCCCGTCCCGTAGAGCCTCCGGATGGCACGTAGAGCGACGATACGCGGGACGGGGAGCAACGAGCCGGTTATCCGGCCGTTCGTGCGGCCTAACTCAACCTGGACGCATACACTGGCATTCCGGGGAAGCCGGCGGATCAGCCCGGCGACGTGTCGCGGTGTGAACATCTCTTATCTCCCTTGGCGGGAATGTTGGGCGAGTGAGATACGGACGGGGCGATGGGGTATGACCTATTCGGCGCACTCTAGACAAACCATCTCGCCGGACCGCAAGAGTTCTTCCGAATAGGAAGGTGTCCATCCGTAGGAATCGGGTTGATGCCGAAGTAGTCCGTTGCACTCGCTACAGTCGTCCCATTCATCGCACCATTCCAGAGGAATCCCCAGCGCTTCCAGCATGCTGCCATGATCCCACAACCACGAAAAGACTTCGCTTTCCCACCCCTCTGGCAATTCGTAGTCGAGACCACGCGCCGCATCGGACAGGTTTTCAATGGTTGCTTCGTACTCGCGACGGGAGTAGTCTTCCTCGTCCAGAACGGGGTAATCCTCAAGCGCCTCTTGCAGTTCACAGTAAGCGCGGAATGCCGGAGTCAAGGCGCCTTGACTGTCGCGGACGCGGATTGCCCATCCATCTACCCATCCGCATCCCCAGTGTCCATGATGTTCCGAGAGGACATCGGGGTTATCCCCATCCATGAACGACTCAAGCGCCTTGTCGGTTGCCTCCGCGTTACTCTGGTCAAGTAGCCCGCTATCACGGTTGGCGCCGTAGACAATGCACCACGAATCGGCGTCTTCTAACTCGTAAGCACGATCCCAGCAGAATGACTCGAAACGGCGCCAGTTACCCATTGCCTCTTCCGCCATCCGGTCAATGTCCATTGTTCCTCGCATCGCATCACCTCTTTGCCTAGGATTGTTCGGGTGGACAAGATACGTCCGCGCCGGCCCATTGTGACCAGCGCGGACGGTTGTTATTCCGGCTCGACCAGCGTTCCATCCGAGACACGGTACACGGGATACGGCGCCTTGCCTCCATCAAACCAATCGTGGGAGAAACAGTACGCTTTCGGTCCATCCGTATCGGTCGGATTCATCAGGTAGCACGCGCCAGGAGCGCAGGGGGAGCAGAACTGAGCGTAGGTGTAGTACGGGCTGGAGAAGATGAAGATATCACCGTCGCTACCCTGTTCCGCCTTGTACTCCCCATCGTCCAAGGTGAAGGAGAGCGGTTCGTCACCGTAGGCGTCTTCGCCGTCGAACAGCAGACGACAGGAATCGCAAGCGTAGTCGCCGCAAGCGTGGTGCAAGATCTTCCATCCGAGATACTGCCTGTCGCCGTCTTCGATTTCTTCCGGCGTGAACGTGCCCTCTTCCCGCAGATCGTCCAAGATACCGTCATTGTCGATAGCGGAATCCCCATCAACCGCATCATTGCCGCACTCAGGGCAACGAGGTTCGCCGTAGTCCGCTTCCGACGAATCGCACCACGCTTGCGTTACCTCATGGACGGAGATAACCCCGTAGCGGATGCCCGTTTCGCGGTCGATGTTCGTCGTTCCCATGCCGTAGTCGATGCCGTGATTGCTCATGTCTTCTGTCCTCTTGGCGGGTTGAAGGCGACAACACATATACGCATCAGGGGCGAGGTTGTGTCAGTCCCATCTCGCCGGCCAGTGTTTCGATTGCCTGTTTCATGGTCTTCTCCCTTGTTTGTGGCGATGCCTCATATACGCTCTGGCGAGATGGTTGTGACCAACGTTCTCTAGTAACGTGAATCAATATCGCGAGCGGAAATGCTGTTGCCGGAACCGCTCCACGATTGGCCGGCTGTTTTGCCTAGCTCAATGGGGAAAGTGTAGCTTCCCCAGCCATAAGGGTAGCGCTCCAACAGGTAGCGCTTCAGCATCCTGCCGCGCGTCTGGATACCGATACCAGAGATCAGGTCGCGAAGCACTTATAGCGCATCAGCCTGGACGATGGGGTTAAACGGGTAGTTTGGCTGCGGTTCAATATCAACGCCGATCACGTCGAATCCAGCGCGAGCGTAGCCATGCGACGTTCCGCCGGCTTTACAGAACAGGTCAAGCAACACTGGCTGTCTCATGTTCTCTCCAGAGGAATGCGGGCGAAGGGAATACGCCATCCGTGGCGCTTTGTGACCGGATCAAATCACCCATCCGTAAGCGTCGATCCTGATTCCGTCGAAGAAAGGCACGACCTTGCCGTCGAAGCGGAGCCACCAGACGCCTTCGATGTCTTCGCTGTTCCGGCGGCGCTGTGCGTTGCGACCAGTCAACCGGGCCGGACTGTTCTCGCTGATGCGATCCATCGTTACCGCCGTCAACCATCCGCCGGAATTGAGCGTAAAAGTACCGTCCGCGTGAATCTCCACGATGGTAGTATTGTGCAGGCGGATTCCTAGCCGGTCGCGGTCGATGCGATAGAGGTAGGTGTTGCCGGCCAGCTTCTTTTCCTTGCCCCTAGCGTGCGCCAGCGCTTCGCTTCCCTGCCAGTAGGCGACGGCGTAATTGCTGGGATCTTCGATGGCAACTGCGATGTCGCGTTGCCTCTTGGCCGTGATCGCGTCGCCGTGTTCTTCCGCCCAATCAGCCAAGGCGAGCCGATGGTAACTTTCGAGCGGTTCGCGGTCGATGGCCTCTTGGATGGCGTGGTAGTCCACAATGGTAGCGGTCTGGCTGATCTTGTCCACTGGCTTTCTCCCTGGAACGGGCGACACCGGGATATACGCTTGAAGGGCGAAGGTGTGACAGTTAATCGTCCCATACAACCGGCGCCGGGGCAGGCATCGGTGTGGGCAGGCCGGCTTTGCGGCGGGCGCGGTCGCGGCACCTGGGATTACAGCACCAGCGATAAAGGCCGTCCTTGCCGTCATCGAATATGGCCCTGTCGCCCACATAGAGCGGCGAATTGCACCAGGCACACGCGCATTCCTCTTTGATGGTTGCAATCATGGCCTGTCCTCGTATTGGGGCGACGAATGAGATACGAACAACGGGCGAAGGTGTGACAGGTTATTCCGACTCGATCGTTTCCAGGTCCATCGCAGCGGCTACCTCCTCCTCGGAGAATCCCAACGCTTCGAGATCGGCGCGGATCTCGGACACCTGATCTTCGGCTATCTCGCGGAAGTAGTCCTTGCCGCTGTCCGATTCGACTCTCCACAGTCCAGGCGAGTCGATCGTATGCTCGTATCCCGCCTCATCCTTCCACTTGGCCCGGCACACCACGCCGTACATCTCCCATTCGTTGTCGTTAAAGGCTTCCATGCGCTTCCAGTCGCGGAAAGAGTACTCGATGGCATCGGACAGTTTCACGTTCTCATCACCGGCCCACTGGCCCACGATGAACAGCTCGAAGGCGTTGCGGTCCAAGAACACCCCACCGTCTTCGTGCGTGGCGATCTCGTTGCCGTCGGGGTCGTAGAGCGTTCCCGTGTCGCGGTCGATCCAGTGTTGTCCCCTGGACCGACTGGCCCACTTTCCGAGGTAGGACAGATCGGGATTGTCGTCCTGAATTAGTGCGGTACGGATCGAAAGCAGTTCTCTCTTGCTCATGGTTTTCTCCTTGGCGGGATGTTGTGGGCAACTCATATACGTCCGGATCTTTTCCTTGTGACAGCCTAGATTACGGTCCTTTCTTGGAGGCGATGAGGGCACGGAGTTCTTCGGCGCACATACGGTACGATCTGGCGTTTCCTTGCAGCCATCCGTAACTAGGAGTCTGCTCGTTGGTGCCGTGTATTTCGTAGCGAAATTCAGCCGCCGTATCTTCCCACTTCGCTGCCAGTTGCTCCAGCAATTCCGCTTCCACCAGTACAGGGCCAATCGTTTCCGGCATGGTTCCACAACCTCCTAAGAAGGGGCGATAGGGTTACAGTTTGCCTTCCCACAAGGGAAGTAGGGCGGCACGCATCTCTTCGCATTTACCGATCAGGCGATAAGTATCGCCGTCATCTTCGTAGCAAAGGCCCTCGGATAGCGTGTCGATCTGCTTTCCGAGTCCGGCCCACAACAGCCAGGCTTTTACCGCTGTCAAATCCTCAAACATGACTTTTCCTCCAAAGAAGGGGCGACAGGGTAGATACGACAGAGGGGCGATAATGTGACGGTTAGTAGTCGGTGAACGCTTCGCGGAGTTTTGCCAATGCCTCCTCACCGATGCCGTTTCGCAGTTTGAGCGCGATTTCCAGGCAGGAGCGGTAAGTATGCTCCGCTGTGCGACTGTCGATGTCGCAGCCGAAAGCGCTGGCCCACTCCTCAAAGTTGCCGTAGTCGATCACGCCCGCATCCATCACCAGCGAATACAGCACGTCCGCGAAGGACGGCGCAATCCGCTTGCCGGTTTTCCTTGTATTCATGCCCATGATGCTATGAGCGTACCCGGTCTCGCACTCGGCATCGACCGCCACGGCGCGAGGGGCGTTATTATTTCCCTGCTCGTAACTCGGACAGTGGGCGCAACCGGCGCTGTAGTCGGTCGTCAAGATGGCGTGCGCTTCGATTGAAGGCAACGGGACAGCCGGCCCAGCCAGTCCCTTCCATAGCGTCACCTTCCAGTTGAGCGAAGGCGATTTCTCGCCCTTGTTACGGGACCGCGAGAAGGGCACGAATTCCGTCTTTAGGCTCAACCCCATCTGCGCGGCCAGTGTTTCAATCTCTTGTGCAGTCGTCATGTTTCTCTCCCTTGGCTGTTTGAGGCGAACAACTTATATACGCAACCATCGGGCGATTGTGACCGATCAAAAAGGAACGTCGCCGTCCCCATCCGGTGTATCGCTATACCGCTCACCCCTGGCTTCCTCCATCCCTGCGAGCCAGCCGGTACGCCAGCACTCCCAGGCTTCCGAGAGGACAGGATACGGGCAGGCGGAAAGGCGCCAGTCCCAGAACTGATTCTGCCGGCGGAATTCCTTGTTTCCCTCGCTCCAGTACAGGGCACGGGCGAGGAATTTGCTGTGATTCTCCACTGTTCTATCTCCTTGGCGGGTAGGGCGACGATCAGATATACGGTCGAACGCTGCCGTTGTGACAGAAAATTACCCCTCGGGATACCTACGTCGCAGCTGTGCCGCACGCTGGCGAAGGGCGTGGGTGGCGGCGGCGAGGGTTGATGGTCCCAAGTCTTCGCTCTCGAAGAGGCGGGCGATGCGCGATCGGGCTGTACGGCTTATCAGCACACTCCGCAACACCCCGGCCGCATCTGCCACGTCCAGCCAATTACGGCCGGCGGTGATCCGCACAAATCCCCCACCCGGCAGGAACCGCAAGAGGCTCCTGAATCGCGGGTGGCGGGAGATCCACGAGGCAAGGTCAAGCAGCTCCTTAACTGGTCAGTCCTCCCAGGTACTTCATGCGCGCCTCAAATCGCGCTTCCGTCTCCGCTCGCTTCTTCGCATTACGCTTCTCGCGCTTTTGCGCGGGCGTGTCAACATGGTGCGGGTCGTCCTCGGGCAGTTCGCCAAAGAAGGACGCGCTGCCGCCGTTCCTCTTGGCGCCGTGCAGTCTCCCACCGCACCGGCACTTGCATACCGGCTCGCGGGCTTCCTCGCAGCGCTGGGCCTGTCTGAGACTGAGTTCCTTCATCGGTGAGCCTCCATCCTTCGCTGCCCGCGCCGACGCTTCTCCTGCCGTGCCCACAGACCGGCGTCGATTGCGTCCTCGTATGCCTTGCGGTCAGCCACGGACTCCGAACCACCACGGTAGTCATCGACGCTACCGGCCTCGACACAAGTCGCCATTTCGATGATCGCCTCCAAGAGTCGCATGGTGAGTTTCACGGGTGATCCTCCTCAGCGGCCAGGCCGCACGGGGGCGAGGGGCGGGGTTAGCTGACCTTTTCGACGCGAAGCGGACGCGGCCCCCTGCCTCCGTCGTGTGCATCAGTGAATGCCGATGCACCCCAGGTCGAATAGGGGCCCCTGGATTCGACAGCCTGTTGAGCCTCCGCTTCCGAAGCGAAGGTGAACTCGTACACGCTTTTCGATTCAGAGTGCATTGAGCGAACTACGCACCCTCCCTGTGACCAATATGCACGGCCGTGCATACACTGCGTTGACTTTTCCATCTCCCACCCCTCCCTCAGCGGCCTCGTTATCCCCGCCGGTGCCGCTGGCCGGAGGGGGTGGGGGTCAGACGTAGTAGCTACGGATCGACGCGACCTGTACCGGATGCTGACTCATGCGCGACCGGATCTCTCCCTCCACCTGCTGGCGGCAGATCGGTGTCAGGTCTGCACCGATCACCGAAGGAGCCTGTTTGTAGGTCGCGCGGCTGATGGCGACCTGTCCCCGGATCTCGGCATCCGGCCAGCGATCCAACACGCGAGCCTCGGCCTGGTCGTCCAGCGGGAACTCGTCCCAGGTGCCGGTGTCGTCACTACCGCCGACCGGCCGAATCAGGATCGTCTGTCGCGTAACTGTGGGTGTCATCGTCTCATCCCTCCTCTTGGCGGGTTAGGGGCGATATTAGAGATACGTCGTAAGGTCAGGGTTGTGACAGGTTTTCCGGCTGCCATCCGCTCCTGCGGGCAGTCTCCCAATCGCTCCACAAGGTACGGATAGCAGTAGCAACCGAATCATGCCATTTCCAAGAACGCCAGAACTTAACAAACTCTCCCTCGCATTGTGGGAGACGCGACGATTCGGGGTGATCGCTGCTTTCATACCACCTCCACGTTGCTCCATCTGGCAAATGTTCACCATGATCTGGCCACTTCTTGCCGGCGTGCATCCAGCGCAGACATTCAGCCAGGAAGGGACGGTCGGCGTCCTCTGCCGCGTCGGCAGCGATCAATTGCACGTCGGCGCCGGGTCCGTCCGCTAGGACCAGGGCGAGCAGGTTTTCCAGGTCAGTAATGGTCATGGCTATTTGGCTTCTTTGAGGGCAATCTTGAGCGAAATCGCTGGATCTTCTGAGTCGCTGTCATTGGTATTTCTCCTTCTTGGGTTCGGGCGCTTTGTATATGCTGGACTCATGCAACGCGAAGCCTGCCTGAAGATGCTCTATGTCGAGATCCCCTCCTGGATCGTCGCCGGCCTTGATCGGGAAGCGGCCCGGCTGGGAAGAACCCGCAAGGCCGTCGTCCTCGCTGCCGTCGCGTCCCACCTCGACCGGCCGCCGCTGTCCGTCGTGGACCTCGACAGCGAGGAGAATGAGGGACTGCTGGGATGCACGTTCAGAAGTATAAGCCTCGCTTTCTTATCGCGGGTGGACGCCAGGGCTGCCGAGAACCGGCGTTCCCGGCGGGCAGAGATTATTCACGCCTTGAGGCGATTACTGGGCGGGCAGATTCGTCTGCCGTAGTCAAAGAACATCGATCAGCGGCTTGCCGATTCTCGGATACACCTCTTCCAGCCGTGGTAGGCGAACATGGGAGTTGGTGTTCGCGTCCATATCGAAAGGCATGTCCTCGACCAGAACGCCGGCCTCAACAAGCGAGCGGGCCGTCTTCGGATTCACGCCGTTAATCCATCCGACTTCCACCAATTCGTAATCGCGCCAGCGGTGTGCGTCCAGATCGTTCTTCTCCTTGAGTCCGCAGAAGTGCCCCGCGAAGGAGGGGATTGAAACTTCAACTGCTCCGCGAGGTAAGGCAGCGAGTTGCTGTTCTGGAGCAGGAACGTACCCAGTTCGTGACCGGGGTGCCCAGTCTCCTGCTGGAGATTCCGCAAGGCTTCAATGTGATTCATCTTTCTCTCCGTGTTGCTGACGGGCGACGAGTCATATACGCTACTCGTAGTAACCTGTGACCACGAAACCAGGAGTAATTCCATGAGTTACCCGATCTCTCCTCTGAACGACCGCGTTGTCATCGATCCTCTGGAGGCACCCGACCGGACCAAGAGCGGTCTGTACATCCCTGATACGGCCAAGGATAAGCCGCAGCGCGGCACCGTGGTTGCTGTTGGGCCAGGACTCGTAGTGCCCGAGATGCTCTCCGCCAAGACCCAGACGCGATACGCGACGGAAGGCCGCTACCCTCTGACGGTTAAGGTCGGCGACACCGTCCTTTACCCGCGCTACCAGGGCTCCGAGGTTGAGCATAACGGCAAAACATTGGTTATCATGCCGGAGAGCCACCTGCTCGCCGTCGTCGCCCCAGAGAAAGAGGGAGCCAGCCATGCCGCTTAACCATTCCCCTTCGGACGAAGCACGATCCGAGAACATCGCCACGGAACGCCGGGCGGGAAAACCAGAAGCACAAGCAGTTGCAATTGGATACTCCGAGCAGCGTCGCGCCGAGGGCGGTAAGTCACTGGCCGACTCCCTCAACGAGGACGCCAAGTCCATGTACGCCGACATCATGAAGCCGAAGGAATGAACCACGTTTACCGCCTCCCAGAGCCGATTCCGCCCCCACCCGTAAGGTTGTCCCACATGGCCAAGAAAGCCCTCCCTCCCGACGCCATCTTGATCCTCGCCTCCGGTACGTCCATCAAGATCCGCCGGCCCCTTCCTCCTCTTATGCACCACTCCGGACCGACACCCACGGCGACCCACGAAGAGATCACCCTGTCGATCGACCAGGCCAAGGCACTGATCGGGCACTGTGCCGATGACCTGGCCGCCGCCATCGAGGCAGCGGAACTCCGCAAGAGCGAGGAGAAGGCCAGGGAGATCGAGAGGAAGCAACAGGAGATCATGGCGCTTCAGGCGTTTCAATCCACACCCGACCAGCAGGCCGGGCGCAATACCATCCGCTAGTCCGACGAATCCACCGTCTGCCTTTCACCGCACGTCTTACAGGTGTACTCGTTCAGGCATTTCCCCACATTGCGGCTCTCCACCCACTCGTGGACATGATCGCCCTGTTCCTTCTTGACCCAACCCCAGCCGTTGCAGTTGGAGCAACTGGCGCGGAAGTGGACATAGTGATGCCGGAACTCGGCGTTCGTCATGTCGGGACCGGGCAGGTTCGTCACCGGACACCTGCGAAGGTTGTCGCGGATCGCATCTTCTTGCTCCTTCGTTTTCGGGTAGGCGTTCAATTCCAGGTTCCAGCCGCCGAAACCGTGGCAGCGGGCACAAAGCCTCCCATCGGGAAGATGATTCGGGCATTCCTTGCGGGCGGGCGGAAAATCCACGAAGGCGTCGGCGTTCTCGGGGCTTTGCTCCTTTTTTACTCTTAAATACCTCAAATCGTTTCGTTTCGGCAAAAAGGAGCAAAGCCCGTTCTCGGGCGTCATGAATCGTTCTGACATTACTTATCCTCCACAGCGTCCACCACCCCGATTGTGATGGAGATGATCGGGTTGGGAATCTGGAGCATCTTCCTGCCGGCGACGAGATCTTCCAGTGTGGCGTGGTCGAACCCGACAAGCATCTGGGCACAGCAGGCTCCCAGCGCCAACCACTGCGTCACGTCGCGTATCGCCTCGACTGAATCGATGTCGCCTTTGTCGGGGAAATAAGGCGTGTCGATGTCAATGTGATCACCGTTTCTCGTGGCAACGGTAACGAAACTGCGACCGTCCGGCCAGCACAGGGTCAGTTCCACCTTGGAATCGGAACGCCAGCGCAGGTTCATGACGCTCATCGACAGCCTCCCACGATTACCTGTTTTCGTCCATCCATCGGCAAAGATACGGTGTCGGTCGTCATCCTTCGGGAACGTGCCAAACCGACGAGATGACGCATCCAGTCCGTGTAGCAGGCACGCTGCCCGCCGTACTCCGCAGCACTTGGAAGCACACAGCAGGGGCAGACGAGGAAAGGAACCTTGTGCTTGGCGGCGTACAGGATTATGTGGTCCGTGCCCTCGTCGGGGTGCATCCCAACCACCAGATCGTAACCCCTGGGAGCGTTTCGGTAGTCGAACCACTCGTAGCGGAATCCCACTGAAAGTCGCCGCAGGTTCCTCTTCCGCTTGTCCCAGGAGACGACGTTGCGATAACCCAGGAGGTGCAACTCACTGTGCAGTTGCCCCTTGCCACAGGCCACGTCGGCGATTCGCGCCTTGCGGTCAGGGAACCTCTCGGCGATCAGTTGAGCGAACAGTCGGAAGCGGCTACGGTCTCCCATGCTAGTTATCCTTTGCCTTGAGACTTCTGTCGCAGAAATCCTTCTGTCTCTGCGAGACGAGAACACAAACATCGGCCAACTCTCTCTCCAGTCCAATCATTACCGCTCCGGCCAGGGCGAGCAGGACAACGGCGGCGTAGGATTCTCCAGCCTCTTCAGCCAGATCGCCGATCTTGGCTGCCAGTTCGTATTTGTTCATCACTCCTCCAGGTCCACGATAATTCGTACTTCCTCGTTATTCTCCTCCCGCCGTGCCCGCAGTTTAACCACGTCGGGAACTCGTGTCCCCGAGGGTACGTAGATACGCCAGCACCAGCGGCAGCTTCTCAGGGCGACGGCAAGGGCGTAAATCACGTCGGCGAGGCGGTCCTCTTCTTTGCTCCAGAAGACGCCGACGCGAATACACCTCTCGAAACATTCGGGCGTCAGGGCGACCTGCCAGGGGATGCCGTAGCCACTGGCGATTCGCGTGACATCGTGGAGGCCACGGATGGGGGTGGTGGGTGTCATGGATCAATACTCCGATCAAACTCCTCGCTGAACTCCTCCAGAAGAATCGCCTCGATGAGTCTTCCTCGGTCAGGGAAATCCAACTTGGCGATCCTCAAATGAGCAGCGACGCTCTCCTCGTAGGCTGGTGCCTCCAGACGGAGCCGGTTGATTTTCATGTTGGCCAACTCGGCGGCACGGGCGGCGATCTTGCCGACAAGTTTATTCACAGTCTGGATCACGGCGATTCTCCCTTGGCGATGGCGGATTCGAGTTGCTCGAGAACGCTCTCAATGCAATCCACAGACGGCGGCATACTCTGCATTGTGGCAACGAGTGTCAGGGCGCTGCGACACGCGGCAAGGAGATCCTTATGCGCTAGGAGAATGCGGCAGGCTTCCTCCTCGGTGAACACGGCGGGATGCAACTGTCCAGCAAAGACCTGCACGGCGCCGCTGTCGATGTAGAGAGTTACCTTTGAGCGAACACCTTTCGCTGTCTTCTTGCTCACGGTTCTTCTCCTTACGCTTCCGGGCGACACCCTGATATACGGCATATTCTCGTAGTTGTGACAACAATTCACGCCGTAGCCCTAGCGTATTCCTCGCGCACCTGTGCGTACTCGGCGTTGATGGTGTCGAGGCGTTCCTGTGCCGCCTTGCCACGGGACGGGTCCGGCGAGAGTCCCGTGTCACCTTCCGCGAGGAAGTCCTGCAACTCCACCTCGGCGAGGATACGCTGCCCGCCCAGATTGGCGAGACGGTCGCGGAGGGAGGACAGTCGGGAGGAGATGGCGTCCGTAATCTCTGTGAGTAAGGACTGGCGGACCTCCTCACGGGGCGCCTCATCATGCCAGTTGAGCAAAAATCTCACGCCGGCAGGCTCGCCTAGTTTCTGGTCCACGTCGAAACAGAGTCTCGCAAACCGATCCTCAGTGTCCGAGACGATTGCCTCTCCCCAACCGCCGCCGCTGAACACTCCACATAGGCCGAACAGACAGGCGGCTTCCACGGGCCAATCTGCCACAGCCTGCAAAGGGGGGAGGACTGGTCGTGGCGCCCTGGACCCATCTCGGATCATCGCTCGCCAATGTCACCTGAATAAATTGCAGTTCCTCCAGAGAGATCAAATCCGCCGCCGCTCGCCAGACAATCCGCCAGGATTCCTTGGGTTCTGCCGTCTCCACGTTTCACCGTCCTTTCTCTCTTGTTTCAATCCGCCCCCGGATTTTGGCCGGGGGAAAATGGCGACACTTGATATACGCCGATTCATCCGGACTGTGACCGATATTCTCTGGATTCTACCGATCTCTCTGTCACAAGAAGGAGACAACTGCGTATAGTATAACGTCGAGAGAGAACAAGGCAACCGTTTTTCCCAGGAGAACCCGCTATGACGCGACGGCAGCAACCAACGGTAGAGATCATGACCATCACCCCACAGATGGCCGAGAACTGGCTGACGCGGGACCATCCGCGCAACCGCCGGCTCAACGAGGGCAAGGTGGCGCAGTACCAGTCCGACATGGAGAACGGCCGATGGGAGTTGTCCGACCAGGCCATCTCCTTCGGCGTGGACCACAACCTGATCAACGGCAAGAAACGACTGACTGCCTGCTCCCGAGCTGGCGTCTCCTTCGACTCGGTCGTCATGCACGGCCTGCCCAAGGATTCTTTCCTCGTTCTCGACGGCTGCCAGAGACGTTCGACGGACGACAACTTCCGCATCGCCGACAAGGACTGGCCGCGCGGCTGTGGCCCCACTGTTCGCAGACTCCTCTACGGCCCGGCCATGAAGGGATTCTGTGCGATCTCAGACAAGGAAGTGGACGAGTTCATGCAGACTTACGGCGAGCAGGTATCACTGGCGCACAAGATTCTTCCCAGCGGCAAGTTCGTTTCTTCTTCGATTCGCGCCGTCGTGGTCCGCGCTGCCATCGGCAAGGCCAAGAAGAAGATGCTGGAACGCTTCGGCGAAGTTCTCCAGAGTGGCATGATGGTCCCCGGTGACGAGGCGGCGATCCTCCTGAGAAACTTCGTCCTTGAAGTCCTACCAGAACAATCAGGGTCGCGGCGAGAACTTTACCGCCAGGCTGAGGCGGCACTCGTCGCTTTTCTGGAGCAGAAGAGGCTCACCAAACTGGTGACGACCGACCAGGAACTGTTCCCGATTCCCGGTGAAGAGAAGCCGCTCTCTATCGCCACGGCGTAGCAAACCATCACCCATCCCCCCCCCCCTGGAGTACCCCGTGAAGAACCCCTACAGCAACGCCTGTACCTACCTGGCCTCTCTGTCGAGCCGAGCCGACAAGTTGGCTAAGGAGTTGCGCGAGGTGTCGATCAGTTTCGCCAGTAGCCAACGCGACGACCTCTTCGAGAAGGCATGTGCCGTGGCCGACTTTCTGCGGCGCTCAGATGCCGCTCAGACGCCATGCCTGAAGGAATTGATCGAGTTGTGCGACCAGATTCGCGGACGCTAACCAAGGAGAAACAGCAATGAGGGACGACACATTGACGCTGACCAAGGAGTGCAAGCACTGCCTCCGAGTCCTTCCACTCGACGACTTCTACCGCCAAAACGGCAGGGCGCGTAGCTGGTGCAAGGCTTGTATGAATGACTACAGCGCCCGACTGCGGCAGACGCCCAGAGGACGTCGCCGGGTGAACGCCTGGAAAAGAGAGGCATACCGCCGCAAGACGACAGGAAAGTGACACATGCCCTCGCAACACGACCTCACCCTGGCCACCCGCCTGGTCCAGACCTGGGCGGAAAGCTGCCTGCCGGCACTCGTGGGTATCGATGCGCCCTTGCGCGGCCCGAGTTGGAAAGCGCGTGTCCAGGTGAGCGTGGGCTCTCCCGACATGATCCTGTCGTGCGGGGAACACACCCTCCACGTCCAGGCTGTCCTCCCCGAGGACTGGTGGCAGACCGTGGAGAAGGAGGGGCTCTCGATCATCCACCGATTCTGGCAGTCGGCGCAGGGCCGTTTCTCCGCATCGACCGCCCAGCACCCCGCCCCCGCCATTCGTACAAGAAGATCAACCACAAGAAGGGCCGGCGACGGGGCCGGCGATGAGACACCTACGAGCAAGGTTGTTCGCTACTCATGCGTACTGGCGAACGTCAAGGCCAGAGGGTGCAATTCCCTCCAGACGAACGCGGGCTATTCCTTGCTTGTGGGTATTGTGAGGACATCATGAGCGAAGATTCCCTGAAGGGTGAAGAGGAGCGGTTGAAAACGCTCCTGCGCACGAAGCGAGCGGAACTTGAAGAAGCGATCCGCACGAACAAACGTCCTTGGCACACCGCTGAAGACCTGGCGAATGCTTGCAGACACGTATCACAAATGCTGTCGCACGGCAACGCGCACTGGTCCGACGAACTTCTCACGTTGTGGCGTCATACGGAAGCGTACTACCACGAAAGCGGGTATGCCAAACACGCTTACGATCCAATTCCAGAGGAACCATGAGAATCACTGACATGCACGAATGGGACGTGCGAGACAGGCCAACGTTTCGCACGGTACGCCTCAAGCACGGCGAGTATGCGCGGACACTTCTTCGGCGGCGTCCATGAGGTAGACCGGGGCGTTGAGGGCGCCGACCTGCGCACCCGGGTCAGGCAAGTTCCCCTGCGCGAGGACCTCTTTGTCCTCTACGCCGATCCGGTCCCCTGCCCCGGCGCCGATGCGGCTTACCGAATCCTCCACGCAAGGTGCGTTCGCGGCCCGCACCGCTCGGCGGATGGGACCTTCAAGAAAGCATCGAGCTGCCTCGTGCGCTGGGGCGGGATGCAGTGTATCATGTCGAGTGCGGAGTTGGCGCTCAAGGAGTTACACCAGCAGGCGATTGTGGCGCTGAACCTGCCCGAGCTAGCCAGCCCGACGAACAAGTCTCGGCTCACCCAATGGGACTTCGGAGGGCGAACGTCGTGAGCACCCGCGCCGCCAAGCAATCCGTCCTCGCCCAGCGCTACCGCGACACCCTCACGGTGATCGAGGGCTTGCACTTCTTCCCGCCGCACTGGAAGATCGAGCTATTCTTCGGCTCACCCAGCAAGTTGAGGCAGAATCACTTCCGCGAGAAGAGGTATGAGCCACACGAGCGTCTTCATCTGGTCATCGCCAGCGACTGGCTGGAGAAGGTCCATGCCCAGGGGTTGGCGGTGCTGGAGGAACCCGAGTGCAAACCGGCGTTCACCCTCTCCTACACGGAATGGCCGCCCATCCCCCCTGGCTTTGACCGCTCCATCCTGGCGCACTGTGCCTGGATGGACGCCGGACTACGAAAGCCACACGCTCCAGAGAGGTACGCGGAAGAGACTGACGACCAATCGTCGCGGCGAAATCTGCCGGCCGATCACGCTGTTCGGTTACTCGGCTATCTATGCGATCTTCAAGATGCTCCTCTCGCCCGGCTACGGAAAGTACATCAGCGTGGCCGGCAGTCTGGCGTGGTGGGATGTACGCATAGCCGAACGCTACCACGGCCTGCGCGTCGGTAATGGAGTGATGATAGATGTGGAGGACGCTTACCGCAGATACGCCTTGCTGCCGCGTCTCGATCTACGCAACCACAGCCAAACCGGCTACGAATGGGGCTACGCCGGGAGCGGCCCCTCTCAATTGGCCCTAGCGATCCTGGCCGACGCCCTCAACGATGACGAGCGAGCCTGTGCGCTCTACCAGGAGTTCAAGTTCAAGGTAGTCTACGGCTTGCCCAAGGACCGCTGGGAATTGTCTCGCGAACAGGTACTGGATGTGGTAGCGCAACTGGAGAAGGAAGCATGATCACCCAGCCCACCATCGATAGCCTCCTGTGGGCCATCCTCGAAGAACCAGACAGGGACGACGTTCGTCTCGTCTACGCCGACGCCATCGACGAGGCCGGCGAGATCGAGCGTGCAGCGTACATCCGCGAGAGAGTCCTGGAACCATACGGGCAACTGCACTGCACACTCGACGGCGCTATCGGTATAGCAGAGTCTTGGCGCTCGCCGGAGAAGAGAAGGTTCCTCAACGCCTCGGGGACCGTCCATCGAGGTTTTGTGGTTGGCGTCGAGATGAGTTGTGAAGACTTCCTCAAACACGCCGAAACGCTGTTCTCTGAGCAGCCGATCACTGAAGTTAGGCTGACTGATAAGAAGCCGATGAGGCTTCAGAACAGGAGAACCAGAGGCAAAGAAGTCTGGCGATGGCTGATCGGCGGTAATCAAAGGCATTACTGGACTGGCGATATCTTACCGCTCTATATCGGCATGAAACTGCCTGGACTTCGTTTCAACGAACGCGGCGCCCACAAAGAGCCGCGCCATGACAGCGAGGAAGCTGCCTTCTGGGCGCTATCGGTCGCCTGTGTCGCCTGGGGCAGAGAACTCGTTGGCTTGCCGCCGATCAAACCGCCACAAGTGGGAGGATGAGAGATGATACGGCTGCTTGCCCATAGTTGGATAGACAACAAGCCACAAGACTGGCTCGTCAACCCAGCACAGATAGTCGGCATTCATTTCCGCCCGAACAACCCAGAGGCATCATGGGAGCCGGCCGCTGCTCTTGTCCATCTGGCCGATAAAGAAGGCACGATTCTGGAAGTACGCGACCCGCCCTCGATCGACAAGCTGGCGGAACTGGAGGGCCACTAACCTCTCCGCAGGTACTCAGCCAGAGCGATCAGTGCGACAGCCAGGAAGAGGCAGACGACGAGAAGGGTAAAGAGCCAGTCCCCCCGCAGACTCAAGGCCCTTCCTCCATCTGGTGGCCCCTTGCCAGTTCGGGGTACTCCTTCAGCCACTTACTGTACAGGTCGGCGATAGTCGCCCGAACCTCCTCGGTCAACTTGTCACTCTGAGCCATTGCGGCCAGAATGTCCACCGTGGGGACTACTAGAGCCTTGATCTTCACAGGAAGTTTCATAGATGGCTCCTTGGATCGCCAGGAATAGGTGGAGGGGATGATCGGGCGCCCGTGGCGGTGTGGATCTCGGCTACCTTGTCGCCGGTATCAACGGCCTGCATCAGCGTGGTACTCGTCAACTCGGTGTTCTTCTCTAGGTCCTTCTTGAGCGCCTTGTTGTCCTGCCAGTTCTTGATGGCACCCAAGATACCAGGCAGGGCGGCTATCAGGGCTGCGAAGAACGAAGCGAAAATTGTTTTCCAGTCCATACCTACCTCGGCGCTTCTTTGCCTTCGAGGCGTTTCAGGCGTTCATCCATGTACATAAGAGCGGCGTCCATCCTGAGATGAATGTCACTGATCTCCTGCGCCATCTGACGCGAGAGTTCCTCTCTTACCTTTTCTACCGCCAGTTCCAGTTCCGCCTTGTCTACGGGCATCTCGATCTCCTCAACGCTTCATGAGTGCGACGGCCTCTTTCTTCCGGCGGCGGTACTCGCGCATCGCCTCTGAAAGCAACTTTCGCGTGCTTTCGGATGGTGGGTTGCACTTTTGTCCCTTGTTCCAAGGCGCACGGCCTTTCCTTGCTTCAGACATCCTTCGCCGCGATTCGGCAGACACGACTTTGCCACGATGGAAATCCGACAGCTTCTTTCGTGTCTCTGTGGACTGCACTCTACCTTTCCCGGCTTCACTTATCTTTCGCTTGTGTTCGTCGCTCAAAGTCCTCCCTGTCAGAGTGGCGGCTATCTTCCGTTTCTGTTCTTCACTCTTCGGCTTGCCGGCAAGGCGCCCGATATTCCAGGTGTTGCCGATCTTCGCGTCCGCCATCTTTTGGCGGGCTTCCTTGCTGTGCTTGTAGCCGCGAGTGCCGATACCACCGTTCGTTGCGTTCGTCAGCTTCCAGCCGTTCTCGCGGCCGAAAGCGATCCAGAACCGTTCCCGTTCTTCAAAGTTCTCCTCGTCGGTTTCCTCTAGGATGCACACCTTCGGAGCCTTTTCTTCCGATTTCAGTTTCTGAATCCAGTTCGTCTTGTGGTTCTTCTTTTTGCTCCGCATGTGATCGCGGAGGCGTTTGTCTGGGTCCGCGCCCTGTCCGACGTACCGAATGCCGGTGTCGTCATACAGCCCGTAGATGTAGACCTTGACTGGCAAAGCATCGGACATGGCTTTGTTCTGTCCTCCTCAGCGCTTCAGAACGGAAACGGCTATTGCCCCTAGGCCAATGACAATGCCGGCGATGCCTACCACGATGGCGAGGATGAAACTGCTCGCTGTTGACTGCTGCGCCACGGTGGCAGTATGGCCCACGTCCTTGCCCTCGATTCGGGTTAGTCGTTCTTTGATGTCACCGAACTTGTCGTCCATTGACTTGTTCCCTGTCTGGATCTGAAGTCCCATCTGGTCGATCTGCTTGATAGTGGATGCCTCACTCTTGGAAATCGCCAACGCCGCCGAACGATTTTGCTCTGTGACCGCCTCCTTCGCGGCCTGAAGCGCCGCGTCAACGGCCACTTTGCTGTCCTTGCTGGTCTGCTCCGTACGCACGTCTCGCTCCTTGAACTGAACCTGGATGCTGTTGAACCTCTCCTCATGGACGGAACGCAGGGAGTTTATCTTCTCGTCCACGTAGCCCGGTATGCGGTCGGCTGCGGTCTGAACGAGAGCGATGGCCATGTCCATCGCTTTCAGGCGAGTCTCAAGGATCTCGTTCCTCAGTATCGCCTCATCGTGCGCCTGGTTGAACCGCACGTCGATCAGTTCCTTGAGGCTCGTCATCGCAGTGGCGAGTTGCTGCGTGGTCAGCACGGTCGGATCGGGGATGGGACGGATGTCCCCCTCGAACCGATGCTCCCGTTGTTCGCTCCTGTCAGCCGTAGGCATGGCGAACCTCTACGTTACTTCGCGGTATCTTCTTTGGCCGGTGTCGCGATATCCGTCATGGGCGCCGGCTTGACTCGCCGCCAGGGTGAGTTATGGTTGCGGACGCTTGGCCCCTCGCTGCTGGCCACCTGGAGAGCGATGGCAAGACACATATAGTCCTTCACATGGAGGGGTCCGCATATATGCCGGGTAATCCATTCCCCCATCCGGTCCTCGATGGCCTCGGCCAGTTCTCCCGCAGTGGCGTCGGGTAGGTCGTACTTGATCCGCCTGAGTGCCGGGGCAATCGGGGCGAAGGCTGCCTCCAGCGACCTCGTGTCGATCTTCTGGACTGCCATCTCGCCACGGGATATATCCCGCGACCAGATGAGGTCCACGCGCTTGTCGGTCTTGGCGTCTCCTCTCTTCATGAGAAACCACAGTCGGATGATCATTGCCAGCAGGCCGGTTACAGCAATGACCAGGGCAGTTATTGCCGAGACGAGGGCGGCTAAGTGGTCCATTTGGTCCTTTGGGGCTAGGTTCTCCCGTCGTGTACCACGGCATCGAGGCTAACAAGGGTGATCAGGACAAGGCAGAAGACGTTGTAGAGATCCATGTCACCTTCCAGGCAACTGTTGCCCCTGCATGAACACCATCACTAGGACGATGAACAGGATCAGGCCCAGGACGCCCAGAAGTCCGCCGACGAACGGCCGGTCGGGGGCGCTACGATAGAAACCATACCCACCACCCCAACACAGGGCGATGAGCGTAACCAGGACCAAAACGAGCATCCAAAACGGCATGATTCGCCCTCCTAAAGTAAAACGGCCACGGAGATGGCTATGACTTCACCTCCGTGGCCAAAGTACCCGCCAAGGTACTACTCTCACTGATTCGTGGTTGTCGTGGTCACGGTCGTTACCGTGGTTGTCACCGATGACGTGGCTGCCGCTTCGGCACGCAATCCCGTGCAGGGCGGTGCAGCCTCGGAAACCGCTGGAGCCAGAGGCGGCAGAGGCGGGGCGGCATATCCGGAGTAACCAGACGCTGCGGAAAATCCCAGCGGTGCCGTGTAGCCGGCAACCAGCGACGGGTAGACGAATCCGGCGCTACCGTAGCCGATACGACCAAGGAAGGCCGCGTTGCCGTAACCGAAGCGGTTGAAGTTATTCAGGAAGAACGCACGGTTGCGGAAAGAGGCATTGCCCACGAAGCGGTTACGGATGAAGTTCGCCCCACGGAAGTTGCCGCGAAAAGCATTGCCACGGAAGCCGGCGCGAGCCAGACGGGCCGAAGCAATTGCCGCTCGGCCTCCATTCCGAACAGCGCCGCGACCGGCTCGACCGGCCAGTCTCCCGCCACGAGCGATACCACGACCGGCACGGGCCACGCCACGCCCGGCTCGACCGGCCAGTCTCCCGCCACGAGCGATACCACGACCGGCACGGGCCACGCCACGCCCGGCGCCGCCGATACGCCCGCCTCGGCCGGCGACACCACGACCACCCCCGCGCCCGCCGCGCTGTGCTGAGGCTTCGTAGGTCCAGACCAAGGTGGTTGCCACGATGGCGAGTACGATCAGTTTCTTCATGATTCTCTCCTCTGTTGGATTCCCCAGTATCTATTGTAACGCGGTAACTGGCGTTACTTGCGGTTCTTGATGTAGTTCGCCACGATGGCGGCGTCCTCGTCTGACATCGCCGGAGATTCCTTACCGGCAGCATCCTTGATCGGCGGCGGCATTTCCGCCAGTGCGACTCGTGCCCCCACCTTGGCCCACTGCTTGTCGGGTAGATCCTTCATCTTGCCGTCCGCCGAGAACATCTCGAAACTCGTCTTGGCGTTCAGGCTGGGACCAGCGGTATGGCATTTTGCACAATTCTTGGCGAATATAGCCGGCGCGTCCGTCGTCCGCGATTCCTCTTTTGGTGTCGCTGGAGTGGCAGTGGCACCAGGAGTAACTTCCCTCACCGAAGGCTTGCCGACAGCATCGCCCACGGCGGCGCGGATCTCCTTCCTCAGCCACGCCTTTTGTGCCTCGGTGAAGACCGTGGTTGTCGTACTGGTTTCCGTACTGGTAGTCGTTCGCGGTACCGGCGTGGCCGCTGGCGTTGGTACAGGAACAGGTGCAGGAGTCGGTGCGTAGACACCGGGAGCCGGGCCGGTGTAGACGCTGCCGACGACGAGGTAGCCTGGGACGTAGGCAGCCAGAGGCGTCAAAACGATTGCCGGAACGACCTTCTTCTTCACGACGACCACTTCCTTGACCGCCACGACGCGGCGGGCGCGACAGGTAGCCAGCAGTGGCAGAGGCCAGAGAAGCACGGACAGGGAGGCAAAAGCGAGATAGCGAACCATGCGTCACCTTTTCAGTAGTTGGCCAGGATGTCGTCGATGTAACCCAGCGTGTCGATGATGATGCCTACCTGGAGCGAGAAGTCCTTCGAGCAAGCGGTGAACTTGGCGTCGGCGGCGTCTCCCTCTCCGCAGGTGTTGTAACAGGCATCCCACAAGCCGAGATTGTAGTCGTTGTTCGCAGCCGCGTAGGCGCCTGCCACCGAGGAGTACCATGGTTCTATTCTACCTCTTCCTCGACAGCCTCCAAGTCGCAAGCGCCTGGTTTGCTGCTGCGAAGCGGCCTTCCCACGTCTGTCTGCCAATTGTCAGCGGCTTTCTCGTGAGGAACCTGCTCAAAGGCAGGTCAATAATAGCGACAGTGCCAGGAGGTGGCGACGCTGCGAACCGCAAGGAATCAAGGAACTCAACCGGAGCGCAACCCAGTTCGGCTGCGGCACGCTCAAGAGTAACAGGCGTATCGACGTAATTGTGAAAACTTCGCGCGTACAACGCAGCCGCGCGCGTAACGGTCAATCCTTTCGGGTAAGCAGAAGTAATCGATGCCTGTCTTATGCCCTCGGCATAAACAGCATTGTCTGCTTCTATTTGCGGGTTGATTTTCCCGAGGTATTGCCTAGTTAGTTCTCGTCGCACGCTATCCTTGTAGGCGCTTAATCCTAACCAATCGCCCGCTTTGAAGGACTCACGAAAACTATCGCGAATAGGTTGCAAAATATCTGCCGAGTGACAGCGGAGGCAGGCCAGGTTGACGTGGACGCGGGGGTCCTGGCTGGCGTTGAGAGTCGAACTGTCGTTGAAACCGTGACTGTCCGTTGGTGCGAACTCCTGCAACACCCCCTTGTCGTTACAGGCCAGAGTGACGGGTGTCTTGTTGGGCAGGTGGGAAAACCATTCCTCAGCGTTGTGCTTGAAAGTGCCGACGACTGGCTTGTCCAGGGCGTTGTTGCCATTGCTCGTGTCGTCCGTGTCGAAGGTGCCCCACGATCCGCCCGTCAGCGCCTGGAAGCGAGCGATCTGTCGTGCCCCATCGTTGGGGTTGATGCCCGACTTCTCCAGAGCAGCACGGATATGCTCGTCGATATCCTCGGAGTCCTTTATATTCAGTTTGATCAACTTAAAATAATCGTCCCTGGATTTTAATCCGTGGAGGTTGTAGTAACCTAGACCGTTCTGTTTGGCGCGGCCGTAGGGACGCTGGCGGGAAGTCTGCGCCATGAACCAGCCGAAGTGAAGTATCGGCACCTCGCTTTGGAGCAACTCTCGCAGTTCCTTGATATCACTCAGAGGGGGCCAGGCAGCGCTCGTATGGACGATGCCGCCAGCGCGGACCCTGACAGGCGATTCTCCGCGTTCGTAGAACTTTCCGTCGCCGGCAAAGACCCCTCCAGGCCAGAGGGTATTAACGACCACATCAACCTTCGTGGGTGTGTGTTCGTGGAAGAAGTGATCGAGCGTCGCCGCCGTCTCCAGGGTTGCCAGAATCTGAAGATCGCCCCTTCTGCGTGCATCAGCCCAGTCGAAGCGCCACAACCAGGGGGTGATCTCGACTACATCGACAGGTTCCTTGACGTGGCTGTGCAGGTTGAAGTGGTAGCGTGCCGCGACGCGGATCTCTTCGAGGTCCTTACCCTGTTTCTCCGTGTAGTAGTAGCGGCAGGTGAGGCGGACCTTCTCAGGAAGGCGCGAGGCGTCCAGTTTAGCAAGTGCCACAGCCAGTTGTAGACTTGGCTGTGGCACCGCATCGACGGCAGGGAGAAAGGAGGCGAAGAGGAGGATCAGAGTGATCAGCAGGTACGATCGCACTCTTTTGGCCTCGTCGGGGTGCGGGATGTAATAGCCGTCAGATCGCCGGCAAGGATCGCCTCACACAAACCAACAAGGTCGCGGTTCATCTCTTCACTCCAGTGATCACGGTTTCGGAACCTTGCCAGCGAGGATATCCTGAAGGATCTGCTCCAGGGCCTGCTCGCCGTACTTCAGGAGGATCTGTTCGAGATAACTCGCCCATCCCGGCAGAGCCAGTGCGGCGGGTGGCGACAGGGAGAAACTGGTCTGCGGGCTGGACCACAGTTGTGCCAGCGCTGCCTTGACTCCTGGTTCACAATTGGTGATGTAGGGGCGAAAATATCGCGGGTAATGTGCCGCGTAGGCGTCCACAGCACCAGCGGCGGCCTTCTGGGCGGCGGCAAGAGTTGGTCCACCCGGAGGTGGCGTAGCCGTACCGCCAACAGGATAGGTGCCCGTCGCCAGCCCTTGCGGTATGGACAGGGCGGCAGCGTTACCGTTCACCGGCAGCGTGCCGGCGGGCAAGGCGGTACCGACGGTAAGCGTGCCGGTGTTGCCACCCGGAAGAGGTGTCGCCCCAGCGAATGGGTCGTCGTCCTTGATTGCCGGCAGCGCCTTGGCAGCAGCGAGGAAGGTGCTCCAGGGACTGCCGACGTGTCCGGTGAGTTTGCTGTAAAGCTGCGACAGCGTGCCGGAATCTCCCAGAGACACCATCGCCTGCGCGATCTGGGCAATAGTGAACTTCTGCGCCCGCAGCCATGAGAGGAAGGCCATTCCGGCACCGATGCTCGGATAGTCGCCGTCGCTGGGCTGGGTCTTATCCACCCAGTTGGGATAGCCAGCCTGTACCCAACTCGGCGTACTGGCAAAATCTGCGAGCGGATTGGGGCCAGAAGGAAAGATACCGTACTCGGCACAGAGACGGGACAGGGCCTCTCCCGTGGACAGTCCACAGAGGTTGTTCCGCATCTGGCACTCGCTGCGCTCTGCCTCGTACAGTGCGGAGCAGCGCGCGTCCTTACCGAACGCGGCACACACCTCGATGTTCGCACCCGTGGAAAAGGAACAGGAAGCATGGTCAGCGCCGCCAGTTCCATCCGTGGCGCCGCCCAGCGCGAAGATGATGACGTTTGTTGGTCCGCCCTTCACGCCGAAGAACCCATCATCGAGAGCGTTGATGCGAGCCGCATCGCTCACCAACGCCTGCGCATTTGCCAGACCAGCGGCACCGAGGCTGCTGTCGTAGTAGACGGTAGTCCCACCGTCAGCAGACGTGCCCACCAACGTCGCCTGCCCGGTGAAGGATGGCCACTGGATGCCTCCAGCGGCAACTGCCGGCAGTGATCGCGGCACCGGTAGCGGCAAGGATGGATGGATGAGACGGTGAGACTTGATGGTACAGGTCACGGTGTTTCCTCTTTCTTCTCGTTGATTCGGACCCACTTCGATTCTCTGACATAGCCGACGAGACGCGCCAGACGTTCGGAGACAGGTTTTTTCGCGGAAAGGACCTCGTTGATGAAACTGGGCTGGAATCCATGCTCGCGGGCGAAGGCCGAGATGCCACGGTTGTACTCGCCCGCGTATGTCTGCACGAGGGCAGCCAGACGCTTCCGCAGAAACTCGTCGGTAACTGGTTTCTCGTCGTTCACAAGGAAGAGACTATCACACGCCGGAGAACGTGGCAAGACGAAGAATTCCGCAACTAACCTGTCACAACGAGGAGAAAGATGCGTATATTAGGGCGAAGGAGGAATCATGAGCGAACGCGGCGACCTCTACGTCCGGCTGACGATACTGGTTCAGGGAGAACTGCCCGATCCGCTCTACTGTCTGGCGCTGGCCGATCTCTTTGAGGAGGACGGCAAGTTGAGCGAGGCGGTCAAGCGGCGGCGGCAGGCGCTCGTGTCAGAGCGAATGCGCGGCTTGCTGCTGGACGGCAGGGTGAACCCGAGCGAGTTCTTCCGGCGCTATAGAAAATGCCGGTCGAGCGCGGTCAAGGTCCACAAGTACAAGGGCGAGCATACCACTGATACGTTCATAACGATTGAATGCCCATCGTGGAACATGGCGCTAACCAGTCGCAGCCTAGAGGTTGATGCACTCACCCTGCCACGATGGACCTTTACCGCCAATCATGGATGGGATCGGTCGGGCGAAGTTCCGCCTGAAGTTCTGGACGCCCTAGAGCAAGCCGCCCTGCGTATCGAGACAGAGCAAGCGAAGAAACAATTACCTTTGCCAAATAAGGAGAAGACATGAGCAAGCCAACGGACTTAATCGCTCGTCAATTGCGAGAACCGTTCGCCATCGACGAGGTGTCGTTCAAGCCGCAGGCTGTCAGCGGCAACCGCGCCCTCGCCATCGCGTACATCGACGCGAGATGCGTCATGGAGAGACTTGACGAAGTTATGGGGATCGACGGCTGGAAGGACGAGTACGCCGCTCTTTCCGATGGCAACGTACAGTGTATCCTGTCATTGCGGATCGGCGACGAGTGGATTCCCAAGCAGGACGTTGGCGGACCAAGCGAACAGCCAGATAGCGGCGACAAGATGAAGGCAGCGGTATCCGACGCGATCAAGCGAACGGCTGTTAAGTGGGGAATCGGCAGGTACTTGTACGACCTGCCCAAGCAATGGTGCGACTACGACACGCAGAAACGCCAGTTCGTCAAAAAACCAGCATTGCCGGACTGGGCCTGCCCGCGCAGCCAAACTGTACGCGATTGGGAGCAGTATCTGCACCTGGGACCGAAGCGCGACGACTTCAACGACAAGCTGGAGCAGCTATCCGGCATGGCCAAGGAAGATAAGAAGATCGTCTGGAAGATGATCAACGAGTACGCCGCCAACCAGGGTTGGGTCTTTAACGAGACGAACAAGACGTATGGGGGATAAGCGTGAAGATTACTGCCATTACTCTTAATGACGCCAGGGAGTGTCTCCAGTCAGCGAGCGGCTGGATACACGAAGATAAGCGGATCGGTACTGAAAAGCACGCCACCGACTGCACCTGCAATCTGTGCAAGGCTTACACCTGTATCATCCAGGCACAGCGGGCACTGGAGAACGAACTGCTGGCGCGGGCCAAGGCAAAGGCATGAAACTGATCGATGAGCCAACGCTCGAACTTTTTCGCACGCCTGGATTTTGCGAGCTGTGCCGTCGTTTCTGCAAGAAACGCGAACCGCACCATGTTAGGGGCCGTGGCGCTGGCGGGGCGATGCGAATTGACCACCCCTGGAACCTCATGGCGTTAGGCGCCGACTGGGCCTGCCAGTGTCATCGCCTGATCCATAATGGCGAGGTCCACATCGAGCAACTGTGGGCCATCGTCGCCGCCCGCGAGAAGCAGACGCCCGAGGTACTGGAGGCAGAGGTGAAGCGACTCCAGCGGCAGACGAAGGAACAGAGGAGGGAGGAAGAGAGTGGGTAAACATCCCCACGGCTAAAGCCGGGGGCTTTGCAGCTAGCCTTCGTTGAGAGAAGACGCAAGGACTGCTACTTTTGGGGCAAGTCTACTGGTTTGCCCAAGCCGAGAGATGTTCTCGGCGGCGTTTCGGTCGGCATTCGCGGAGTACGAGCAATGCAGGCAGACGAACTCAGCCTGAGTCTTGCGGTTGGCCTTGTCGCAGTATCCGCATTGCGAGCAAGTCCGACTGGTGTTGCGCGGGTCCACCAGCACGAACGGTACGCCTGCCAGACATGCCTTATACTTCACAAATTCCCGGAGTTGAGAGAAACTCCAGTTGCCGAATCTTCGTCGAAACCGGCGCGAAACTGTTGGCTCGATTCTGCCGCGAATGTGGGTGAGGTCCTCCATCGCGATCCCCAGACCGAGTGCCTTGGCCGTTGCCACGAGTCGCTTACTGATCTCGTGGTTGGTATGCCTCTGAAAGCGCCCCTGGCACTTCGCGAGTCGTTTCAATCTGCGCTTCGCGCTCTTCGTCCCCTTTCGCTGATACTGCTTGCGGGCGGTGGCCCGGCGCTTGCGGTTGCGGTCGATGTTCGCGCCGCTGAACGTCTCGCCCTCGCTCGTGGTGGCGATGTTGACGATGCCAAGGTCGATCCCCAGGAACTCCTTGACTTCGCCGGGCGGCGGCTCGGGCAACTCCACCGTGGCCATCAGGAAAAACTTGCCGTCACGGTAGACGAGATCACACTGGCCCTTGATCCGGTCAAAGCGCTCCGCCTGATACTCGCCGTAGACCAGCGCGACAACCTCGCGGCCGGTGAGCGTTGCCAGGCTCACCTTGTCGAGTCCCTTGAACGACAGGTTCCGCTGATCGTAGGTGATGGCCCCATGCGGCCTGAAGACGGGGCAAATGGTCTTGTCGCGATGGAACGTCTCAACCGCCTTGCCGATAGCGCGGACGGCCAATTGGGCGGACAGGCCGAAGCGATCCCTGATGGAGCGATACGCCAGTTTGTGAATCGAGGGTTGGGAAAAGACTCCAGCCTCGAATCCCTGCCTGGCGGCGAAGGTGGCGGCTTCGTTGACGCGCTCCATCGTGTCGAGCAAGAGGGCCGCTTGCTCGGGTGTCGGGAGCAACTGGAGTTGAATGGTCAGTTTCATGCTCCTATTGTACGGAAGAAAAACGTCCGAAACAAGGTTGGTAGGTCGGGAATGGGGGCGAAGGCGTCTCCATTCCTCCCCATAGCTGAAGCTAGGGGTTTCCTGGAGACAATTCGATGAGAAGAAATCTTCTTGACTCCCACCGAACAAGGGTTATGATCAGCACCAGTGACACCTGGACCGGGCCACTACCGAATCAACTCGAACCACGCACCAGATCCCCGGCAACTCTTTTGCCGAGCCAGGTGAATTCCGGGGATGGCGCGCCTTTTTCCGTAGGGCAGGATGGCAACTGAATTTATTGACGTAAGCACAATCATCACCGACGCGGGGACGCAGATCCGCGTCGAACTGGACGAGGCGACCATCGAGGAGTACGCGGAAATCTACCGCACCAATATGGACAAGGACATGCCGGACATCGTCGTTTTCGAGAGCGATGGCGTCAACGGAGGCCGATATCTCGCCGATGGGCACTTTCGCCTGGCAGCCGCGAAGAGGGCCGGCAAGGAGAAAATCAACGCCACGGTGAAGAAAGGAACGGTAAGGGACGCGATCCTGTACGCCTGCGGTGCCAACGACTCCCACGGCAAGCGGCGAACCTATGATGATCGCCGCAACGCCGTCGCCACGCTTTTGGACGATACGGAGTGGTCCGGCAAGGCTGATCGATGGATCGCAGATCAATGCCGCGTCAGTAATCATCTTGTTGGAGAGATGCGCAAAGAGCGCACCGAGATGTCAGGTGGGAGTTCTCCCACTCAACATGAACAAGATGATGAACATTCTGATGATTCAAAGAAAAATACTGGTCCCGGCGGCAGAAAAAAGCGTGGCACCGGAGGCGGCACAAGGACACGCGCTGGCAGGGATGGCAGGTCACAGTCCGCCACCAAGACACCGACGATCTACTGCGAGCGATGTACGCGCGTCGGCAAGGTGAAGGACTGCGAGAAGTGCAAAGAAGCACGTAAGAAGGCCGCTGCCGAGAAGCGAAAGGCGTCCCGCAACGGCACCACGAACGGCCACTCCGAACCTGAAGACAATAAGGAAAGCCACCAGCGCAACGGCAAGCCCCTATTCGATTTCAAGGCGGTCAAGGCCGAGTATGACAAGTTCGTCGGCATGGTAGACGGACTGACTATCTCCTATCCGCACGAGAAGAATAGCCTCGAACACCGCACATGCCTCGATCATCTGTCGCACTTCATGACGTGCTGGGAAACCTGGCAGACAAAGATTCTTGGCGTACCTGCACTGGCCGGGAAATAGCGTGATTTTCTCGTTGACGGATACATCGCCTCTGGATAAACTGCTTTCTCAGTGACCCCTGGTCCGGGCCACTAACCGAACAACTTGAGCCACACGCTATTCCCCGGCCATCTTCAGCCGGACCAGGGGATTTTCCGGAGGATAGCGTGCTTATATAGTCGAGGGCAAGACATGCAATCCTTCAAGATCGATCAGGAGTTCAAGTCCTATCTCCCCGCCCTGACCAAAGAGGAGCGCAGCACCCTGGAAGCTGAGATCGAAAAGAGCCAGCACATCGACCCGCTTGTCCTCCTTCAACTGCCAGGAGAAGACGAACCGATTCTTGGCGACGGGCACACGCGGTTCGATATTGCAGAGGAAAAGCATCTCAAAATTCCTACAAGGAAAATCGAGCTACCTTCACGCGAAGCGGCATTGCTCTGGATTATCCAAAACCAGTTCGGAAGGCGAAACGCGACTCCAGAGCAAAAATTGTACTATCTCGGTAAGGAGAGAGAACTTACGCGCAGTAGCAATAGCGCACCTGTTGGGGAGGAATCGGGCAAATTTTGCCCGATTCCTCCCCAACAGGGAGGAAATAAAACGGCGGCAGAACTGGCCTCAGAGCACGGCGTTTCTGAGCGCACAGTCAAGAACGCCACTCAGTTCGCTGCCGGCGTCGATGCTGCCGCTGCCGAGCAAGGCGATGGCGCCCGTTCCGTCATCCTCAACGGCCAGTCAGGGCAGACGATTGCTCAGATTTCCGGTGGTGGGAAACCGATCCTCTGCCCGCAGTGTAAGAAGAACGGCGTCGTGGTCGGTTGTGCCTCCTGTGAAGACAAGCGTAAAAAGGCAAGGAAGCGCAATCTCGGCAAGGGCAGCGGCAAAAAAAAGAGCAAGACGCTATCCGAGCAGACTGATGAAGACTTGAACCAGGAGCCGGAAGCGCCCGAAGATGAAACGACCGAACAACAGATCAAGCGGCTCAACAGTAAACTGGAGTCGTGGTGCCGGCAACTCATGAAGTTCACCGAGACGATGCCGGACGATCCCTGGCTCCTTGACATGGACCGCCGCAAGAGCGCCATCAACAAACTCAAGTCGGTCTGTGAGACAGTGCGCTCGGCCAAGTGCCACTGTGCCTGTCCTCTCTGCCGGGGAGAAGGCTGCAAGCAATGCCACAAGACGGGCCGCGTCACGCGCTACGCCTACGATCAGATGGGGGTCAAATAGTGATACAGCAAGACCTGTTTGAGAAGTCCATCAAATCGACTCGCCTCTCGCCGCGCGACTACCAGACCGAAGCGCACGACGTGGCTTTTCGTCACTGGGACAGCGGTATCGAAGGCGTACTGTTGCGGATGGCCACGGGCACGGGTAAAACACCCGTCGCCTGTCTCATTGGCGATACCTGGATGCGCCGCAGCAACAAGGCGCATATCTTCGTCGTCACCTACGAGAAACAGCTTGTCTGGCAGTTTTCCCAGGAGATCCGTGACTTTCTCGGCATCGAGCCGGGCATCGAGATGGAGGCGGAAAAGGTTCCCCACGACGACGTTCCGCGCATTGTGGTCGCCAGCCGCGCCAGCCTCTTGCGAGAATCACCGCCCACTCCAGAGCAACTCGACAAGTTGGCGAAGTATGGCATCACCTCGGTTGGCGCCATGACTAAACGCATGGCCAAGACCTATCTGCGGCACATCGAGCAAGCAGGAGATACCGCCGCCGTCCTCGAAGACATGACGCAAAAGATGCAGCGGCCCGAAGTGAGCGGCAACATCGTCAGCCGCCTGCATAAGTTCGACTGGCGACTCGACTGGCTGGTCATCTGGGACGAGGCACACCGGCACGCCTACAAATTACCCTCGGTGGGGCACATTACCGACTGGTTCAGCCAGAACCCCTCCCATCGCCGCCTCGGCATGACGGCAACGCCCAAACGCTTCGATCAAGTGTCCATCGGCCACAAGCAATTCCCAGGCATCGCCATCGACTTTCCCCTCTTCAGTACGGTCAAACGATGTGCCGTCAAGGACGGCTACGCTGTGCCCTATATCCAGCGCTACATCGAGGTGGACGGCGTCGATTTTCGCAACCCGGAACTCTTTGGCACTGATGGCGACTACGACGATGCGGCACTGGAAAGAGCGCTGGAGGAACACCTGGCGGCAATGGTGGAACCGCTGCTCGATCTGGTCGAAGACCGGCGCACGCTCATCTTTTCTCCCGGTGTGGAAATGTCGAAGAACGTCGCCCGCTACATCAACGCCCGCGTCCAGGCTCGCTGTGACTGTGGCCTGACGCGATGGTATCCCTCCGCCATGATCGGCGATGGCGCCGTCTGTAAGTGTGGCGAGATGATCGAAAAGGAAAGTATCACCAAGTCGGGAGATAACGCCCGACAACTCGACGGCTCCTCGCCGCCCCACGAGAGGAAGCAAGTTTATGAAGGCCACCAGAACGGCCAGTTTCAGTTCCTCTCTGTCTGCGGCCTTTGTCGCGAGGGCTACAACGACCCCGATGTGTCCTGTGTCGCCGTTCTCAGGCCCGTCAGCAAAAAAGCCTCCTCTCTTGCCGAGCAAATGAAAGGACGAGCCTGCCGACCTGCGCGGTCACTCGCCAAGAAGCTACACACGTACCCGGACGCTACCTCTCGGCGCGCGGCTATCGCGGCAAGCGAAAAGCCCAACGCCCTCATCGTCGATCTGGTCGGCATAACCGGCCTGGCCGACTGTGCTTCGACCATTGAAATCTACGCCGAGGGATTGCCGGACGAGGTCAAGGAGAAAGCGGAAAAGCTGCTCGCCGCTGCCGGCGTGGACGATTCTGTGGACGTTCAAGAAATCATCGAGGAGGCCAAGAGACAGGATGCTGTCGACAAGGAGCGTATCCGTATTGAGCGCGAAGAAGCCGAACAGGCGGCTCGCGAGGAGTTTGAACGGCGCAGCCGTGCCGGCGCCGAGGTCAGCTACTCGGTCAACGAAATCGGCTACAGCACTCCTTTTGAAACACCGGCAAACCTGGCCTCTGATGGTCAGATGAAATTCATCGACTCGCTGGGTATGAAACTAGAGGCACGGCCCAGCAGAAAATTGGCAGGCCGGATGATCGGACTTTTGCGGTTGCGGACAGACCCCGCCAGAGTGGCTGCACTCTGCGGCATTCAGGAGGATGCCTGGCAGGCGAGCGGTCCTTCGCCCGGCCAATGCAAATTGATGGCCTATCTCGGCATCGCCACCAGCAAGGCATCGTCGCGTTTTCTCGCCTCCCTGGTCATCGGTGCCAGGAAGGAACCTGCCGTCTTTGAAGCCGATTGTCTCAAAAGGATCAACGAGTCAAGAAACAGGGATGAACTGCACGCTGTCGGACTTGATTTGTCCCTCGTCTACAACATCCTACCCCGCGAGCGCTGGGACCATCTTGCCCAGCAGGGCAAGCGCAAAAAGGCGCTTATGGGAGCGGCGCAGTCAATGGTCAGTACGCCAACGCAACACGAAGACGTTTACGTCGTCTCGGACGAACCAATCCCCGATTAGCCACGAAAGGCGTCACCCATGACCGCACGCGAACGCACCATCGCACGCCTCCACGGCCTGACCGTGGGTGTTATCCTCTCGGGGACGGTTTCCTTCCGCGCCGCCACGATGAGTGCCTGTCACTCGGGGAACATGGAAGACCGCGAGACGCTGGGAAACGTCACCACCGCCGTGGCCAAGAGCGAGGCCGACCGATTGATCGGTCTCATCATCGACGAGTACCAGAAACACCTCGACGCCGAGCGACCCCAGGAAAAGCCTGCCGAAAAGCCCAAGATAGCCGTCGCCGCCGGCACGAATGGCACGCACACCAACGGCAATGGCCAGAAAAAATAACTCTCCCTGTCACACGCAAGAGACAGGAGCGTATATAGTGCAGAGGAAGACATAAACAACGGAGAACGGACCATGTCTCTCAGAGTACCGAGTATCTACCACACCATGCCGCGATCCATCCGCTCCGACGTTCTGCCTCCAGGTCACGTCAAGGTGATCGCCGCCATCTACGACCTCTACCGGGAGCGCAAACCGATCTCCATTCGCACGGTCGCCAAGAGATGCGGATTCAAGGCGAGCAATCACGTCCACCACATCGTCAGGAAATTACGGCGTCTGGGCGTCATCTCCTTCGAGGACAGAGAAGTGGCTACGATCCAGCCCGTCCTGCAACTTATCGTCTGCAAACCGGAAGCGATGCGGACAGCGTGATCCTTCTCGGGAGACTATCCGGCTCGTTGCCGGCGCGGGTCATCGCGAGGCCACCCGAGAGGCCAGGCTCGCCGGAGGGTGGTAAAGGACGCTCGTGGTTGGGGGTTCTCTTCTATGCTCCGGCGAGCACAAAACAAGGAAAGGCTAGGTGATGTGGAGTGTACGGCACTCTGAAGACTTATAAGCCTAAGACGTGACTTCGCCCGCCGCTGGGAGTGCCGATCCTCGTTGGAGAGGCGCCAGACCTTTGTCGTTTGCAGTCCAACCCGGCGGCGGGCGATTTTTCCGATGCGTCCGGTCGCAATATTGGCTGTGGATTGAAACTCATGGAGGTTTACGATGTTGCAACGGATTGCCTTATGGTTGGTGGTCTTTCTCTGGCGGCGCGCCGAGGCGGTTCTGGAAGGCTTCAAAGTCGGGGACGAAGGCCGCTCAGTTTCCTGACTGGCACGAACTACTCTGGTGGAGGAAATGATGGGGGATCGACTCGAACGAATGCGAAGTAAACAAGCGGCCAAGGGACTCATCGTGGCCGACAAGCCGCAGATCTCCAACGACCTGCCGGTGCCGAAGTGTCACGTCAAACTGACGGAGAACGTGGCATTCAAGTGCGGTCATGTTCGCCCGGTCGCCTCCTATGCCCAGGAGGATTGCGGCAGTTGCCGGCAGGAGAAGCGCAAGGCGCGTGCTGAGGCGCGGAAGGCCAAGATGCTCGTCGAGCGGCAAAACCGCCCCGCGCCGGAAGAATCATTCAGATGGCCAGACGGAACGAACTTCTCCTCGATCTATCACGCGACACCGGAACAACGCCATGAGGGCAAGGCGGTGCTTCCCTGCGGGCACTGCTTCACCGCCGAGGACAGCAGTATCGAGCGGATGCAGCGTAAACTATGGCGCTTTTTCTGCGAGTGGCGCGACGGAGGGAACTCCGATGAGTGTGGAACAGGCTCCTGAATACAGAGAGTATCGCGACGAACATGGCAAACTCGCATCCGTCGAGCGTCTGCCTGCGCGGCGTAGCGCCCAGAAGATCCTCGTCACCAAGGCGTACCCATGTCGGACATGCGAAGAGGTGATCGAGCCTCTGGATGATGCTTGGTGGATCTGGCGCTACGGACTGGTGTGCAAGCCATGCCTGGAGAAGTACCGGGAAAGGAGGGACAAGATGACCAGTGAAAGGAGGAATGCCGCTTCGACGTTTCGGCCTGTGCCGTCCTGTTTGAAGTGGCACTGAATGGCGGAAAATCATACCTTGCCGCCAGGATCGTCGAGATTACCGACTCGATACCGCACCTGCACTACGTCGAGCCGTTCGCTGGCGGATTGTCTGTCCTGCTCGCCAAGAACCCGGAAGGTGTCAGCGAGGTTGCGAACGACCTCTACCGCCACCTGACAAACTTCTGGACTGTTATCCGTCACCCGCATACGTTCGAGGCGTTCTTCCGTGTCATCGAAGCGACACCGTTTAGCGAGTTCGAGTGGACTGTTTCCGCCGGAATTCTGAGGAATATCGGGTGGAAAGGTGTTCCAGATTCCAGCGAAATCACCACGCAAGGAACAGCAGCCTGTGTTCTCCGCGCCTGTAGTTTCTTTATCTGCTGCCGCCAATCGCTCGCTGGGCGAATGAAACACTTCGCCCCACTGTCGCGGAACAGGACACGCCGTGGACAGAACGAGCAGGCATCCGCGTGGCTGACGTGCATCGAGGGACTTCCAGAGGTCCACGCCCGTTTGAAGAGAGTCGTCATCCTCAACCACGACGGCATCGACGTGTGCCGCGAGCAGGACGGCGAGAACACGCTCCTGTACCTAGATCCAAGCTACATGCCCGAGACCCGCGCCAGCACGGACGACTACCAGCACGAGATGACGGTCGAACAGCACGAGAGGCTTCTGGAGCAGTTGCTTCGCGGTAAGTCGAAGTTTATCCTCTCGGGATACCGCAACGACCTCTACGACCGGATGCTGAACAAGCACACAACGCAGCAGGAATGGACGCTGCCGAACAACGCCGCATCGGGAGAATCCAAGAGGCGCATGGTCGAGACAGTGTGGGTTCGCGACCACTGACGATCAACAGGCAGCCGGCGGAATCGTGCGCCTGGCCATGTGGGTTAGGCGTGGATTGAAACCACCAATCTGATCGGACTGATGAGACGGTGCAGCCGGCCGCTGGGCTGGCTGTGGATTGAAACTGGAGATAGTGGGCAAGGAGAACCGCCGGCTGCCTGGGAAACAACCATGAAAAAAGACCCGTCTATTTACGAGAGGCCAATACAGAGCCACAGCGGCTCCAAGTATCTCCGTCTGATCCACCCGGCAGACGACAACGGCAAGCCTATCCTCGTTGACGTGTACTGCGTACTGGAGGCGTTCGGAATAACCTGCCCGGCGCGGCAGCACGCCATCAAGAAGATGCTCTGTGCCGGCGTTCGCGGCAAGGCCGATCAGATGAAGGATCTCCACGAAACTCTGGAAGCCATGTGGCGTGCGGTGACGATTCAAAGACAGAGAGAATCCAAGGAGATGCAAGGTGTACCGTAAACTCCCCGACCGTCGCAAATCCTTCACATGGTCCGTCGATATCGGAGGCACGGACGTGTTTCTGACTTGCGGCCTCTATGAGGACGGCAAGTTGGGGGAGGTGTTCCTCGTCGTCGGCAACGGTGACATCCGCCTAGTGGCCGACGACTGGGCCATCCTGTTTTCGACGGCGATCCAGTACGGCACGCCGCTGGATAAACTGGTGTGCAAGTTCCTCGAAGCCTGGAGCAAACCAGACGGCCAGGTACGCGGACATCCCTGGATCAAGACGTGTAAGGGCGTGTACTCATTTTGCGTCCGTGCTTTAGCCATCGAGTTTCTCGGACGCATGGACTTGGCCGATGTGAAGCCGGAACCGTTGCCCGAGAAGGTCGCCGGTTACATCTCGCAGGGCGGAGGATTCTGATGGAGAATAATAGCGTTCACGCCTGCCGGCCATCGGAGACGATGACCAAGACGAGACAGAGACGCCACCACGGCGATCTCGTCCTGCACGATCCGCCAGGACACGAGGAGCGGATCGAGGAACTGGCGCGGCAGGCCGAGGAAGAACTGAGACGTTTGGGACTTTGGAGAGATAAATGAACGACGACACCCCTGCTGCACTGGCGGCACACGACGAGGCTGAGTGGAACCGCGTCTACGACGAGAAACACGCCATCAAGAAGAAAATCCTCATACCCGGATCAGCCGTGGAGGTGCTTCTCGGTGTGGCAGAAAACCTCCAGCAACCTTTCTCGCTCACCACGCTAATACTGGCCTGCTGGGAAGAAAGCCAGACGCATTTCGGACTCATAGGAGCCGAGAGCGATTCAGCCTGCTCGCGGCGAGTCTACGCCTGTCTGGCCGGCGCCAGAGGGCTGATCGCTACGGGGTACATCAAGAGGGTCGGCAGAAAGTACGAGGTGGTCAAGGAGACGACATGAAGCAGACAATCGAACTCCCTTTCGCTCCAAGCGTCAACCACTACTGGCGCCATGTAGCCTGCCCCAAGGGGATCAAGGTTCTTGTGAGCGAGGAAGGTAAACTGTTCAGGGAAGCAGTCGGCATCATGTGCGTTATCGCTCGCCTGAAGCCAATGGACGGCAGGCTCGGCGTGCTTATCGAGGTGTTCCCTCCTGATCGTCGAGGACGCGATATCGATAACTTAGCCAAATCGACTTTGGACGCCCTGCAAAAGGCCGGAGTTTATCAGGATGATGAACATATCGACGATCTACATGTCATCCGCAAGGAAGTGTGCAAGGGCGGCAAGATCGTGGTTACTCTCTGGGAAATCTAATAAGGAGCGGAAATGCGACAATTGAGTGATCTTCCGAAGCACTACCGCTGCATCGTGGCTGACCCGCCGTGGCCCTATCACTCGCCACGCGCCGTCGTCGGCAATGGCGGCAGGGGCAGCCAGGAGGGGAGGGCGGCAGAGATCATTCAGGCCGATCTTGGCAGTCACTACGAGACGATGAGCATGATCGATCTGATCCGTCTGGGCGTACAGTCTCTCGTTCAGGAGGACGCCCACCTCTATCTTTGGACGACAAACTCCTTCATGGAGGAAGCACACGACCTCGCTAGGGCGTGGGGATTCAAACCCAAGACGATCATCACCTGGGGCAAGGTAAGAAAGGCCGACAAGGCTTCCTTCGAGCCGTCGTGCAAGACGGGGTACTGGTTCCGCAGTGCCACGGAACATTGCCTATTCGCCGTCCGTGGAAAACTTCGTCTGGAAGTCGAGGAGGCGATACCAACTCTATTTCTCTCCGAACGCCTGCCGCACAGCGTCAAACCAGACTCCTTCATGGAGATGGTCGAGAAGTGCAGCCCAGAACCGCGACTGGAACTATTCTCCCGTAAGAGGCGATCGGGTTTCGATGGCTGGGGTAACGAGTATCCGGAGGAGGAAGTATGCGCCGGGTAAGCATCAGCGAACAGATCGCCTCCCTGAAGTCTGCCAAGAGTAAGAGGCGTGCGTTTGCCAATATCAACAAGGAAATAGGTGCCCGCGTCGTCCACCTCAAGAAACCAACTCCCCTGTGGCGCCTGGCCGGAACGGAGATCGACTTCATCGTCCAAGCGTGGACGGCTGGTGAGGCGCGGGCGGCGATGCGGCGGCTGATCGACGTGGACAGCCTACCGGAATTCAAGGTGGAGCGAGTGGAGGAAGAGGAATGATCGACCACGAGAAGATGCCAGGCTATGACGAGAATTCCCCCTCGGATGACCGGGGGGGCGGATTGAAACAGGAGTACAAGGAAACGCTCACCGAACAGATGGCGACAGCGTTCAATCGCGGGTCCAGCGACCGCATCGCCGGTAAGGGGCTGTCGGACAACCCCTACAGTCACGCCGACGACCGGCACTGTTACCGGCAGTGGCAGAAGGGATGGCACGACGCCAACGTCTTCTGGGGCTTCCAGGTCAAGGGACGCTGGCACGTCCGACCCTTGCCGCAGGTCTCGTGAGCGGGAGGCTGCCGTGCCCTACTCGACGCGCACTATCGAGACAAATCGCCTGTGCTACCGCTGCGATAGCGTGGGAGATCATCTCGTTTACCGGGAAGACGAGGGATTTTTGCCGCTGCTGATAACCAGAGTGTGCGGCGAGTGTCTGGTTCATGTGCTGGACGAACTAGACGCCGGACAACCGAAGAGGCCGAAGGTAAAAACGGAAAGCCGTTCTCACAGAAGGAGGAAGAAGGATGCTGGTACTGGGACGACAAACGGGTGAACGGATCTACCTGGAAACATCGGATGGGCCGATCTGGATTACCCTCATCAACACGGATCGAGGCCGCTGCCGGCTGGGCGTCGAGGCACCCAGGACGGTTACGGTTCTCAGGGAGGAATTGATGTCGCAAGAGGAAAAGGAAAGGAGCAAGCGATGACCAACGACGACTTCGAGCCGCGAGTAAACTTGCCGCCCCAAGATGCGACGCTGCCCGAGACGCACAACGTCGATGTCAACATCATGGCGCACCAGGGAAGCGTCGTGGTTGCTTTCGCCCAGCCCGTCACCGTTTTGCGTCTCGATCCGAAAACCGCCCGTGCGCTGGCAGAGGCGTTGCGGCAGAGAAGCCACGAAGCAGAAAAGGAGAAGCTATGATCTGTACACGATGCGGCGGTAAGGGAATCGTCGATAGGTTCCCGGTGCCAACGAACGACTATACGGTGTGCCACGACTGCGACGGATACGGATTTCTGCCTCGCAATGATGACGCTCACACCGACAGCGTGTGCGAGGAGGAACATCCCTGGTGGCTCGACTGGCAGGAAAGCGGTGGTGAAGCGTGAAACCGCCACGGCATCTCCAGAGAGGACTCGACCCGGTGTCGTGGCTGGCCTTTGCCGACTGGCTGGAGGAGAACTGTCCCGGCGAGGTGCAGATACGGAAATCCTGGCGTCGGCGCGCCAGGATCGCCACGCCCATCGTCGCGTTCTGCAAGGCGGATCGTGTTACTAGCCACCGCCCTGGAACTGTGATCCACACAGAGTACGGCGACGGTTGGAGAATGTCCCTATTGGCGTGGTGGACGCCCAAATCCCTGTGGCTGCGGGTCGATAAGGAGAAGGTGAGTGGTCCTGGTACGGTCATGATTGGTGGCTTTCGCGCCAGCGTACAGGAATTCTCTCTAGCGACCCACGAAGAGAGAAGATTGATCGGAGCCTATGCCTACTACGCCGTCCGCCCGGAGAAGGACACCACAGTCGTCTTCTACCACAAAAAGTACGTCTCCTACCTTCGGCGTCGCCTCTTTGCCCTGGCCGACGACTGGCAGAGGTGGATCGAAGAGTTTCGCAAGAAAGGGCTCTCGGACCTATGACACGTACCACCGAGGAACTCCTGATCGACGCTAGAGAGGCAGTACGCCTCGGCCACAGTTGGCAGTACGCACCGCCCAAGGTGATCGTTGCTGTCTGCGAGGAGAACACCCGCCTCAAGAAACTCGTCGAGGAGTTGACGGAACGCTGCTTCCGTCAGTCCGAACTGCTCTCAAGGAAAGCCGAGAGGAAGCCATGAACGAACCGTACGGGTGTACATGGTGCGGCAAACGCATCTGCCCGGCACCGCTGCGGATCTGTGCCGGCTGTCAGTCAGAGTACGACGATCGCGCCGCCACCATGCCGGCCTGCGCTCGCGACGGCAACAACAAGAGCCGCTCGCGATTCACCCCTGCCGACGTGGCTGATATGCGTCTTATGCGCGATCAAGGTGCCACGCTGGAGGCGATCGGTAATAAGTACCACACGTCGTACCAGTCGATACGCCGCTGTCTTGCCAGCGGAGGAGATAGATCATGAAGACGAACGAGCAGATCGCCCAGGAGATGGTAAAGGTACAGTGTCGTGACCGTATGGCCAACGGCGGCGAGCAGGATCATGTTTACGGTATCCGCGTCGGCGCCATTGAAATCAAGGCATTCCTGGTTGAATCGATTGCCAGAGGTGAGGCTGAAAGCCTGATCGGTCAAGTTCTGCCGTTGCTCCAAGAGGCTCGCGAGGCGGGTATGCAGGACGCTCTGTCGCTGGACGTGGCCGGCGATCCTCTTTCCGACGAGGCGCTCGAATCGGCGCGGCTGGCGTGGAAGAAGGTGCAGGACGACGTGCGCGTACAAAATGACCGTGGTTGGTCGATCCGCATGAGCCGAGAATACGTATTCGCCAGCGTCAATGACCTCTTCGCCCACATCGACTTTTTGACCCGCCTGCTCCGCGACTCCAGGGAGGACGGGTCGCTCGACCAGTACCAGCACGGATTCGAGAAGGGACGCGAAAAGGGAATCAACGATGGGCTGAACTTCGGCACAACAATGGAGCGGAAGAGGTGTGCCGAGGTAGCGTGGAAGATGCAGCAGGAACAATTCGGCGGCGGCACGGCCATTGGTAACGCCATCATGGAACAACCAACATAATCACTTACCCGGCCAGCCGGCCCAGGTTAAAGCCAGTTTACCGATCAGAAGTGCAATACTCGTCTCGATACCAAGACGGACGTTATCCGCCTCGATCCTGCCGTGTAAATCGATCAGGTGGCACAGAGAAGACGCCAGTTCACTGACACTGGTATCGTCTGCCTGATCACGAACATCAGCGGCCCAGACGCGGATCGAGGCGATTCTCTGCTGCGATATGGTGGACATGGTTTCCCTAGTAGTGGGGCGACCGTGTCCATATACGCTTGTTTTGATTGGGTGTGACAAGGAAAAACGCCGCCGGCAGATTTCTCTGCCTGGCGGCGCCTCACCCCCGTAAAGTATTTGGTACGAGCGGTTCCCTACTGGCACCAACTCTACTAGCCACCTCCCATAAAAGCAATCTCCCCCGGCGGATTCACTCGCCGGGGGAGAAGCCAGGATGCGCGCTGTTCCACCGAAAATCCTAGACTCCTGGCGTATATGGCGTCTACGCCTATTCCGCGAATTGCCTTGAACGCCTCAACTGCCGCGATTATGTCTGGATAATCCAACCCGTCCGATTCACCGGGTATACAGCCAGTATTTCTACCCGGAACACCGCAATGGCCGAACAAGAGCAGGCAAACGCAGCAGCGGCCAACACTCCTACCACACCGGAACACCGCGACGAGGAGTTGGAGATCCCCTACTCCTGCCAGCACCTCGCCAATTTGCACGAATCGATCAAACTGGCGCACACGAATGCTCTGGAGTGCGGCCACAAGTCCGAACATCCTCCCGTCCGCAAATTTGCCCACAAGATGACCACGATGCTCGGCAAGTCGGGCAACGAGGCCAGGGCGATCCACGAGAAGGAATACCCCGACATCGAAGGGGGTTACGAGGAGTTGCCCGAAGTCCACCCGGCAGCCAAGAAACCCGAAGGGGAGACTCGCATCGAGGAAGCCGAAACCGCCGAGGGCGAGCGGGAAAAGAAGCCGATGGCCGACGAGGAGAAGCCCGGCGAGGAAGGTAAGGACGAGGAAAAGCCCAAGAAGGAAGAGAAGCCGCCCACCAAGGAAGAGGAGGAGAAGGGCGGCAAGGGTGGAAAGGCGATGACGGGCAAGGGAATGCACACGGGCGATGCGGTTAACGAGACGCTCTCACCAATTCATCACGTCGCCGACTGGCTGGAGAGCCAGGGCAAGACGCACCCCGACAGGATGATGCGCGATCTGCACATGCAGCACGCCCAATCGCTCCGCGCCTACTGTCAGAAGATGTGTACCAAGGACGACATGGGCGAAGGAGAGGAAGGCGAAGGGGCGCCGATGGAAGAGATGGATGAACACCAGATGAAGGGGATCGTTCCCTTTATCCAGAAACTCGATTCTAAACTCGCCTCGATCGAGGCACGCCGCTCCGGAACAGCGGCGAGTTGAGCCAAAAACAAGAAGAGGTATCCAATGCCAGAATCCGCCACTGAACAGGTCCTCAAGGTCCTGTCCAACATGGAAAGCCGGCTCAACAAGATCGAGACGACCGACGCCCGCCTCGCCGCCGCCCGCGACACGGGGGCGCAGCCAGTTCTCGGCGCCCCCGCAGGATCGGCGCCCTATGCCCGGCGTGGTGAAAACATCATGACCTCGCGCGGCTTCTACTTCGGCAAGATGCTGGGCATGGTGGGCGGCCACATCCCTCCTGAGTTCTGCAAGGTCGAGGGAATGCTCTCCGAAAAGATCCGCAACGCTACCTTCCAGGCCGGCGGCGGCTTCCAGAAGTTCGCCGGAGCGGGGCACTGCTTCGCCCCTCTGTGGCCCGATGGGTTCAACTCGGAGATGATGAGCAACGATGACTACTACGAGATGAAATCGCTCCTTCAGCATGGCGTCGATCGTGCCGACCCCGAAGAGATCCAGCACTGGTACAAGAAAGCCTACGACAACAAGGGCCTGCGCGACGATCTTTCCGGCTACGGCGGCAAGGCAGCCGCGCTACCCGCGCAGAGTTGGACCGACCAGGCCGGCGGCGGCACCTTTGTCCCTCCCCCAACCTTCGGGCCGCCCATCGAACTCCTGAGAAATCGCGAGGCATTGCTCAACGCCGGCGCCACCGTCGTGCCGCTGGGTCCTTCGGGCCGAATCACCTACCCCCGCCTCATCACGCCCACAGCCAGCCAGGGGCAACTGGAAAATAACCAGACAACCCCAACCACGGTCACGACGGGGGCGCTGAACCTCAACGCCCGCAAGATGATCACCGTGGTGGTGCTGCCCAACGAGTTGCTGCGCTACGGGGCGCCGGCTACCGAGGCCCTGATCAGGGCGGACATCTTCAAGAGTGTCGCCTTGCAGTTGGACTTCTACCTCCTCCAGGGCAACGGCTCTCAGACACAACCGCTGGGACTGGCCACGATGGGCAGCGCTTCGGGCAACCCATACGGGTTGGCGCTAGTGACGCAGACGGGAGCGTCGGGTTCACCGAACCAACTCTCGCCGCAGGACGCCTACTCCTTCCCGATGGTGGTCGAGGAAAACAATGGCAATCCCGACCAGGACAACGGCGGCTTCATCATGAGGCCGCAGTTGAGTTATGCGTTCAGTCAGACGCGGTGGACGCCTTACTCCGGGGCCGGGCAAGTGGGCGGCTTCGTGTACGAGCTGGTGCGCGATTTGAAGGGCAAGGCGATTCCGCACCTGGCGGGCTACCCGGTGACGAAGACGGTGCAGGTCGTCAACAATCGGGGTGGAGTGACGAACGCGACGTATGTACTTTTTTCGGGATGGGCGGACTACCTCTTGGGCCTCTTCGGCGCAATTGAGTTCGTACAAACCGATGTGGGCTATACACTTCTGTCGAGCGACCAATGCGCGGTCAGGTGCGTGCTCACGGGCGACGGAGGTCCAAGACACCCCGGAACAGTGGCTTTTTGCGATTCAATTTCCTGCGCCACTGTCGGCCCATGACGCGATTTGTCAGTCTTTTGGCTCGACCAAAAGAGAGCCATGTTCCCAGAGGTGATGCCGCTCGCAAACAGGACGAACCGTAAGCCGATTAGCCCTATCGTAGCCCGCGTAGTGGTCGTAATGCTCGGCTTGCTTACCGCAAAAGACACACTTGAGGGTTGAAACGTGAGGCATCTTGCCGCGACGAACACGATCTCTGATAGCGGAACGAGCCAGGTATCTCCTGTTTCGTTCTTCAGGAGTCAGTGTTCCTTGCTGGCGAAGCGGAGCGGTAAAAGCGTCCTCAATCGACATGCCACGACGAATCCTCTGATAAAGCGTAAGTACCTTCATCCCCAACTCTCGCGCCCACTGCGAAACGCTCATCGTCCGTCCCTGGAAAGTCAGCAGGACGTTGTTCCTCTTGTTGTTGCCCTGTTCAACCGGCAGCGCCCAGACACAATTCCATGGCGCATACGGCCCATTAACGTCCTGCCTTTCGAGAGAGTATTCCGGACCCGGTTTGGTTCCCATGTCGGCCAGGAAGGCATCGAAACTGTCGCGCCACTCGTCGCACATGACGATGCCTCGCCCGCCGTAATCGGGATAACTCCTGGCGCCTTTTCGACAGCAGCGATCCTTGGCGCCACACCATGCCGTGTATTCCGGCGCTCGCTTGCCGTCCGTCTGTCGCCCCGGTTTACTGTCGCGGATCTTCGGCATCTCCCGTCGCCAGCAACCACAGGAGACGACCGGATCAGTGGTTCGTGTCATATGCGCGCCCAGGATCGCCTTCTCGGTCCCGCAGTCGCAACGGCACCACCAGACAACCTTGCTGTTGTGGTTGATCGAGTCGAAGCGGAGAACGAGAAGCCGCTCGAAGCGCTGCCCGGCGAGATCCCTGATACGCTGTCCTGTAGCCATCGAGGTGCCCTTTCTAGTCAAGGGTGCTTTGATCGGTCAGGACCTGACACCGTTAAGGGACGGTGCCGGGTCCGCCTTCATTATACGCCCAAACCCATCGCGAGTGACCTCAATTCCACTCGTCGTAACCCATTTTCCATGAGGTGATTCCGATGCTTCTGGACTACGTCAATGAGACGCTTCGCTCCTTCCAGTTCAACAACGTCACCCTCGCCGCCACGTCGCAGGGTGCTTCGGCTGATTGGGCCACGTCGGGCGACGGCGAGTTCAGTATCGCCATGCAGCTGATCGCCTCCGTACCCACAGTGGCCAACGTAACCAACCTCGTCGTGCAGGCCGAGGAATCACCCTCTGGCACGGGGTCGTGGACCGTGATCTCCGGCGTCAATTCGGCGGACTACGGGATCACGCAGATGATCCTCACGGTGACGGCCACGACGGCAGGCGCCAACTTGTTCCAGGCCATCATGGGACTGCGGACGCAGCGGTACGTCCGCATGAACGCCAATACCTTCGCGGCGACGACCGCGACTGGGGCGTTTGGGCTGTCGGGGTTCCTGATCAGCGGGAAGAAACGTCAGCCCGGTTTCGGTACTGGTGAAGGCGGGTTCAGTAGAAGTCCGTCCGTCTGAGACGATCTCGCGCCGCCATGCTGTATACTGCCGGTGCCGCCCGCCTCTGGAGACAAGTCATGGCCATGCGAGGAATCGACGCCGTTGACGCCTTTCTGAACGCTCTGGGCATCGGTCACAAACAGAGCATCAGGCTGCCAACCAAGAAAATCGTCCTTGTGGCCGAGTGCGGCAAGATTCTGGAAGCGTACATCTGTGTGCATCCCGACAAGGACATGATGGCCGAGATTACCAGCGCCCTTGCAGGAGGTTGCGCCGCCGAGCCATACTTCGTTGAGGATGCCGCCGTGGACGAGAGGGGCGAACTGACGATCACGCGGCATTCTTCCGGTTCGATCTGATTCTTACTCTGAGGAGAAACAATGAGCAAACCAACCGTAGCCGCCAATGACACACTTATCGGCGCAGCAACCTCGATCCTTGCAGCATCTCTGGCAAACGCACAGGGCAAACCGGAGAGCCTGAAATCCGTGGCTGCGGCCGACGCCTACATGGCCGCTCTCTTCACGGCCCAAATGGGTACACAGGACAAGCCGGCCTGAGAAATCTCCCATCGCCAATCTCTCCACGCTGGTCACACGGACACAGGATGCTCTACCTGTGTCCGTGTCTCATTGTGGAGAACGCGGCGAGTGTATATGCTGGCGTGCAGCCCGTCACGGAGCAACCACCGTGAGTCCCTTCGCCAAGTATGTCTCGATACTCCTGCAACTCAACGACATCGACCCCGATGGAAATGCTGCCGAGACGGTGGAGATGGAACGACTCTACGAGGCGCAGAGCGACCCGTGGGGCAAGATGGATCAGACGGAGCGTCAGGCGGCAAGGAAGATTTCAGCGGCACTCAATGAGTTAAGTTACGGACGGAGGAAGCGATGACGACGGGAGAATACCTGCGGAAGAAGTTCGACAAACTGCCACCGGAATGCCAGGACAGGGTCTTCGTGCATCTCTACAAGGCACTCCTTCACCGTGGCGGTGGTTTCCTCATGGGGCCACCAACTGGCGGTATGTACGACGCCGTCAAGGAGATTGGTAACGCTTTCGCCGATGGCGGACAGGAAGTGGAGGAATACGCATGATCCGGCGAAACTTTCTTGCTTCTCTTATTGGCCTTACCGGGTTGTCGCTCCTCGTCAAGAAGACGCCACAGCCAAAGAAACCACGACAAACAAGCAGACGATGCGCCAAGATGATCTGTTTCGCTCCTGATCTTCAGACGGGGCCGCTCACCATCAATGAAATACGTCGCCTGCGTAAACTCAAACCAATCGACAAACATTGGCAGGAGTCAACATGATCAGACGAGTATTCCTATCGACGATCGCCTGTCTCTTTGGATGGGCATTTCCCGAGAAAGAAAAACAGACAGGCAAACTGCTTCTCTGGAACGTCAAGGATGGATTCGGACGGTTGCTGAGAGTTTGCCACATCCCAAAAGAATGCGCCACCTATATCGAACCGTCGCCGCTCTATCCTGACGGTGCCTGGAGGATCAAGGAGTTCCCCGGCTGGCCTGCCAGTTATCTTCCCGGCGCATGGGCGGAAGGCGGCGTCGTGGTGCCATCGAAACAAGTCATCGTCATACCGGAGTAGCATGAACCATCTCCTCCTCTGCCTGGCCATCGCGGCACCGGCGCCGTTTCCTCGGCCTGCACCTGCCGTACCGCTGACGGTTCCGGCGTTTGCTGGCCACTGGCAAATAACATGGGGGACAAACAAGTTCGACGCCATTCTTCGTGCGGACGGCTACTACGAATCCTCCTGGCTCTCTACCAGATACGCCGGACGCTGGGGCATCAGCAACGGCCGTCTGTGGTTCCGCGAGGCGATAATGCCTCTGAGGGATGAATCCTACTACTCCGTCCACACCATCAAGATCAAGCCGGGAACACGCGAAGGCGTTATGGAAAAGGAAGGCACGATATTCCGCATGGAGAAGTGGAAGATTGAACGGTTGAAGTATCCAAAGGGAGAATAGTCTTGGCCAAGTACACCATCGCTCTCGTCAAACCCTTGGGTTCAGGCAGTCATCGCGAAGAGGTGTCGCGCTTTCACGTCGATGCCGAGATCACCTGCCGGCTCCGCGAGGACCTGGGCGAACTCGTTTACATGCCCGTCAAGCGATTCCCCACCAATGTGGCAAGAAACTTCGCCGCCGATCAGCTCAGACAGATCAAGCCCGATGTTGTCTTCATGATCGACGACGATATGTGGGTGCAGGATGGATGCTTCGAGAGGATGGTTGACTTCCTTCTAAATCATCAGGGACCGGCTGTGATCGGATTGCCCTACTGTATGGGTGGGGTGCAGGAGAATGTCTGTGTCTTCGAGTGGGGTTCGGCATCGAACCCAACGATTGATGAGAACAACCTGATCCACTCGTGGACACAGGACCAGACGCATCTTGTCGTCAACGTGGGGCGCGAGGATGCGGCGCGGCGGACGGGGATCGAGCGGGTCGCCAACCTCGGGACTGGGTGTATTGCCTACTCTGGGAAGTGCTTCGATATCATCCAGCCGCCCTGGTACGACTACACCTACAACGCCAAGGGGACGGAGGTTCTGGAGACTGAGGAGTGCTGTTTCCACCGCAAATTGTTCTTTGCCGGCGTGCCGCTCTACGTGGACTGGGACAACTGGGCACAGCACCACAAAAGCAACTGGGTTGGCAAGCCGGCCATCGTCACACCCGAACAACTCGACAATCTCCACAAGCACCAGCGGAAGATCCACTCGGATCTCACATCGGCACGGAAGACAAAGATGTCGCAGGCGGGGATCGTGTCGCTGCTGGTGCCGCACTGCGAGGCGTGCGGGTCCTCACATGGCGAGATGGAATTCAAGCCCTACGTGGACCGTGCCGGGCATTGGACGCACTTCGCACTGTGCCCAGCGACGGGAACGCCGTTGCTGAGAAGGAACGAGGCCAGCGTTCCCCGCGACCGGACAGATAGGGCACCAGGCGCGATCCTGCAAACGCAAATGGAAAACCTTCGCTCCGGCGGCGAATTGCTGGACAAGATCCAGAAGAACGTCAATGGCAAGACGATGACTGGCAAGGCGGTCGAGATGCTGGTGGCCAACCACGAGTTCGCCAGGCGATCCACTGAGGTCGTGCCGCACGCTTCCCTGGAACCACAGCATAACGCCTTCGCGCCCGAGGTAGCAGCGCTCTACGCCATCTCGGTATCAGGATGGATGACGCACGCTGAACTCCTCTGGCTGGCCAAGAGAGCGTCAGAATTGGCCCCAGGAGGCGTCTGGGTTGAAGTGGGCACCTGGATGGGACGTAGCGCCTCGGCGGTCGCCCTGGCCCTTCCTGCGGGCTGCAAACTGATCTGTGTCGATCCCTTCCTGGGAATTGGCGACAATGAAAAGTTCGATCCCGCCGAGGCCATGAAGACATGGCAAACACAGAGCGACGAATTGCGACGATTGCGTCATGATCTAACCATCGAATCGTGGCTATCAACGTCGCTCCAGGCGGCGGCGCGCTTTGCTGCCGACTCGGCGGATGTCGTCTTTATCGACGGCGACCACGCCTTTGAGTCAGCGCAGCGGGACATCGATTTATGGATGATCAACGTCAAGCCGGGAGGGATTCTGTGCGGCCATGACACCTACTCGGAAGGTGTCAACAAAGCGCTGACGGAAGGCTACGCTTCGACATGGTTCCAGAGGAAGTACGGCGTCCTGCGCCACGGCCCTGATTCGCTGTGGTTTGTCCGTAGGAAGCAGGACCTGCCCGAGGGCGTCATCGATACGATGGCAGTAGAGGATGAGAAGTGCCCGGCGATGTCCTTTGAGAGAACCGTGTGAGCCACGTCACCCAGATCCGCTGTCAGCGCCATCCGCTCGTCTCGGAACTGCGAGTATGGGTTGGGTATGTTTTCCGATCCGACGATGGGGTGATGGCGAATGGCGAATGGGTCTTCGCCACGTCGGCGTTCTCGCGGCGTGAACTGGAACGGGACATCGATCTGTGGCTCTGTGGAAAAAGCATCAGATATATTGAACCTGTCCGGCAACCACAGAGAAACAGCAGGAAGTAATGGCAGGCTACAACATATCTACCACCGATGTGTGCGAAAAACCTGCTACCGATCCAAAGAGAAGGCTGAAAAAGCTATCTCTCACATGGGCAAGCGACCCGGCTTTGTCCTGCAAGCCTACGAATGCCCTGACTGTAAAGGCTGGCACATAGGCAACATTCTCAAAGATAAAGTGGGTTCGTCCTGATGAGCATCCCCAACGTAGACCCCTGTACCTCCCTGCCGGCCGTCAAGATCGTCCTTGGTATCCAGCCTTCCAAGACGCTCTACGACTTCATCCTCAACCAGTTGATTGCCGAGGTGAGTGCAGCCATCCAGGAACACCTGGGAAGGACGGTAATGCTGGCCTCCAACCCGGCCAACCCGATCACCTGGATGGGATCGGGACCTTCGGAGGGGCCACTTATCCTCCGCGACCGGCCCGTACAGGCACCCATCTACACGGGCAATACGGTCGCCGGATCGAGCGTGGTGACGGGGATGAGCAGTACCAAGTACCTCTTCGCCGGCCAAGGGGTATCCTGTATCGGCTCGTTTGCCATTCAGCCGCTGACGACGATTGCCACGGTGGGGACGGGGACGATCACCCTGTCGCAGGCTGCCGCGTTGACGGGGTTGACGACGCTCTCCTTCGGGGCGAATATCGTGCAGGACGATCTGTCATATGGTGGCAGCGTGCCGGGATCGTTTTCTTCGCCATCGTCGCAACTCTACTACGGCAACGACTACTGGATCGACAGGGACCAGCCTGATTCTTCTTCGCGCTGCGGTTGTCTGTGGCGGATTAACCAGACGTGGAGTACCAAGTATTACGCGCCAGGGATCAACCTCTCCACGGTGCCCATCAACGGCCAGGGCAACCTGATGGTCACGTACTGTGCCGGTTGGGATAAACTACCCTACGACATTACCCTGGCAGCGGAGCGAATGGTGGCGCAATTGAGGGCATCGACAAGAGCTGGATCGCTGCTTTCAAATTTATCGTATGAGGGCGCGGCGCTATCCATGATGCAGCAACAGATCAAGTATTCGATAACGGCATCTGAAGCTGGGGGCCTCTTGGCGCCATACGTCAACGCAAATTGAGGTACTGATGGGACTGACAACCGATCCGAAAGACCCGCGACTGCGAGAACATCAACCAGACGGGCAACAGGTAGCGTATCTCGTCCTCTCCGAAGAGGAACGCGCCAAGGGTTTTGTCATGCCCGTCTACCGCTCCTACCGGCACATGAAGTGCGGTTGCGACACGCACATGGGGCTCGCCCTGTGCGAGACCTACGCCAGAAATCCGAAATTCTACGGCGGGACGATGTGCGTCCACTGCGGCACGCACTTCGACCTGTTCAGTTACGTGGAAGCGCCGCTCGACGCGGCCGACATTGCCTGCGGTAGGGTCCTGCACAAGCAGGCCGCGTTCTACTGGGTCGAGGCGAACGGCGACCGCGTGATCCCCGTCGGCGCGACGCCGGAAGAAGCACAGGCTCTCTGGGAAGAGAAACGCCGTAAGGAAGCAGAGAAGCACATAGGAGGGGGAATATGAGGCCGTACCACCCAAGCGACGGCGGCGCCGATCTGGGCCGCGAGTTGACCGTCGAGGAGATCCGTGCCAAGGCCGCCGCGATCCTCAAGGAGATGGATGAGGAAGAAGTCCAACACGGCCCCGGCCTTTGTTGTCCCAAATGTGGCGGACAGATGGCCCATTATCGTCTGTACGGTTATCGCTGCATCCGGGGGTGCCAATCATGACCGCCTTCGCCGACATTGCCGATCTGCCCGAGGATGACCGCATCACGATCATCGGCCAGCAGGCCATGAATGGTGGAGTGATCGCCTTCTGCACGGACATCGACCCAGGCAAGGCGGATCGCTATGTCCGGAAACTCCTGGCGAAGTTCCCCGAACTGGAAGAGTTGGGGCGGTTTGACGGCCCAGTCGCTGGAGTCGTCACGGTCAAGGTGCGAAAGAAGGCAGTCTGAAGGAGAAGAGAATGGCCACCCGAACAATCACCGTCCACGACCGCTGTACCGTGGAAGGCTGTAACCGCGTTCTGCACTCGATCCACGAGGGCGAGCGTGGCATTTGCTCCTCCTGCTGGTACAAGCGGATACCAGACGACACGAAGAAGTCGCTCAACAAACTCGTGGCGTCGGCGTTCAACGGCTCGACTGATGAACAGCGTGACGCCGCCGTAGAGGAGGCTATTGGTAAGCTGTGCCGCGACGACGGGCGCTGTGCGAAGTGCGGCGGTATAATGGTCCACGAACGTCTCAAAGGATACCGCTGCCCGACCTGCGACTAGGAGACATGCTTCCACGTTCTCCTAGTGACGGCTTGCAGTATCGGCCCATAAGGAGCATCGAGGCTACGAGCAACATCGCAGGCTCTCATACCATTCTCGTACATCGCTCGCGCCTTGCGAACGATTTCCTCGTTCAGAACCGCCAGATGGTGGCCGTCGCCGCAATAATGCCTACACTTGGCAACCGCGTCTTGCTTATTGTCAGCGTCGGTCCCAAGAAAGAGGTGGCATGGATTTACGCACGGAGGATTGTCGCAGCGATGGAGAACTCTAATGCCTTCTGGGATGTCGCCATTGCTGATCTTCCAACTGGCACGGTGGGCCGACCCGCTACGAAACTTGCCGTATCCGTTGGGAAACTTACAGGCCGTCCACACCCAGCATGGTCCTATTTCTGGACAATGCTCCTGCACAGGTCCATTCTTATCGACCTTCAACCAGAACAGATCAGTCGTGGAAAATTTACTGTTTGCGCACCTGTACCTTGACGAACAGGTGCGGCTGCAAAAGTTCCCCCTTCCCCTGACAACGTCACAGAGCCTAGCGACAAAGCCGGTCCCGCACCAAAGGCATTTCCTGGCTAGCCGAAAAGGAGTATCCTGACTGGACATGGCCATCTCCCTGAAGGTGGTTCGTGTCGTGCCCTGGGTGTTTACACCACGCCAGGGCTTTCAATCTATCCTATAGTCTTTGCAGACGAGAGGTAGAGGAAAATGCTCGACGCCATCCTTGGAGGCGATTTTCATTGGCTGACTGAACCGAATACCGAGCCGGAAGCACAAAGCAATCAGACAGTGACCCTGAACGTCAAGGTGTCAGACGGGGTGTTTGTAAAATACGGAATGCCGTTCGTGAAATCCCGTCCCCTGACGGCTATCGAGGTATCCCACGTCGGCGCCACGCTTGCCAAATCGACGAAGATGGTGGAAGTCTGGGCCGAGATCCTTGCCGCCGCGACTCCATCACCATGTCCGAAACCGAAGATTGCCGACTACTGGACTCTAGCCGATGGAACGACGTGGAACATCGTCCGCATGGGTGGGGTGGCTACCGGGTTGAACGATCAGAGGATCAATACCTACGTACAGAAGAGAGTGTGAGATGGAAGAGAAGGACTCGATCATCGTGTCGCTGGGGAGCGTCTTTGGTATGCTGCCCCAACAAGAATGGATCATGGCACCCGATCGCGGCTTGCCCGTCTACATGACGGACGAGTGCGGTTCGGCACAGTACGCCGAAGGCTACGAGAAAATGCGCGACGGTGTTCTCGAATCTTTCGGCGCCCCCGCTGCCCTGTTGGGTATCCCGGCAGCCGGTGAGGACGTGCAACCCGATCACGTCTGTCACAAGTTGCCCGATTGAGCGTATATAAGGGAAAGGCCACGCGATGCTTCTAACATCCGTGGCCAGTCAGCGAAGGAGAAACATGGACGCCGACAATCATCATCTTGGGCACCTTTCGGGTAGGGTCAAGTACGCACCCCTGCGAAAACTGACTCCCGAGGAGCAACAACTCGTTACCGACAACCAGGGACTGGTATGGAAGGAGGCGCGGCGGATCGCCTGCGCCCTGGCACGTCGGCGCTATGGCTGGGCCGTTGTTGGTTTCAAAGCCATCACCGATCAATACTTCGACGACCTGATCGACGCCGGCTGGATAGGACTATCTGTTGCCGCCCAGCGGTACATTACTCCGTGGGCATGGCACCCCTACAGCGATTTGCCGTGGGATGAGGAAACTGGCGCCAAGTTTTCCTCTTTTGCCTACCACTGGATACGCTCATACATCGGCATCGCAGCCGAATCGGCTGATCTGCGTGTCGGGCCTCAGTACCGGAGTGGAAGCAAGAACCAAATCCGCATTCCCATCCATTTCAGCGAACTGGAGCGAGTAAGCGACTCTCACGGCAACCCGTCATCACATCGCGAGGAGAACCACATCTTCGAGGTTCTCGACCGAGAGGAAACCGAGGAAGTCGAGAAAGAGTTACCAGAGCAACTGCTCTTGCTGCTCAAAATCACCGTGGACAGCGACCGCGATTTCCGTCTTCTTTGCCTGCACGTCTTCGAGGATAGGACGTTACAGGATATCGGCAACGAGTTGGGAATTACCAGGGAGAGGGTGCGGCAACTGGTGGCGCGGGCGTTGGACAAGTTGCGTGCGCACCCAGGATTCATGCGGGCACTCTATGCCCAGGCGGATCGGCGGAAGCGGCAGATCGACCTGTCGGACAAGTTGACTCTCGGAAGACTGATTGCGTAGAAGCGGGAGATACTGTATCAATAACGATGCCGAACCCAGAACGAGTTCGGCACGATGGTGTCTGCTTGGCGGCGTCACCATGAAGGCAATTCTAGGATTCCCTTCCAAGTGCCGCAAGACGAACCCCATCGACAAGAGAAGCGCCGGAGACGAAACGCCGGTGCGTCGGCTGCGAAAGTGGTACTTGCTGATCACTTTCCCACGAAAGGCCGATTCCCGCCAGCAAGTCGGTAGTCCAGCAGGCCGGGGGTAGTTCCTGGCGGGCTAGGGAAGAGGACCTACGGGTTCCAAGCGGAAAGCGACGTTCCGAGGGGTGGCCGGTGTCGGAGAGGCGGTTATGGCCAATAGCCCAGGCCGCCGAACACACCGAAACGACCGAACGACCGATAGGGGACTGTAAGAAAGCCAACGCGAAACGACACTCGCCCAGTCAAAATCGCAAACGATCCGGCAGTGGGAACAAGAGCATCCTGATCGCGGCACAAGCCACGACGCAGATGATCGCTGTTCCCACGCAGGGTAGGACACGAAGGCTTACAGGACCCAGGAGGGAGTGAGGGAGTGTGCCGGGGGAAGGTCTGCGCAGAGGGAAACTATTATGCGAGTCATGCCGTTCGGGAAGTACGTCGGGAAGCGGTGGAGTGATATCCCGATTGGCTACCTAGACTGGCTGGATCGGCAGGACTGGCTCGAAGACGATCTGCGACGATTCGTCACGGGAGAACTGAGGCGAAGACGCGAGAAGGTGATCGAGTCGCAGAAACGCTACAAGGTGAGAGACATTCCCCTGCCGACAGCCGAGGCGCGAACGGTGTGCGGTATCGAACTCGACGAGTACGATTCGGCGCGATTCGAGAACGCTCTAGAAACAGGAGAACTCGTCGTCACGCTCGACATGCCGCTTCTTTCACCGCTGGAGACAGTGTGAAAGTGGTACTGCGAGGATAACGCACTGCCTTGCCGAATCCGCGAGGCGGGCGAAGAGGAGTGGTGGACGAGCGAAAACGTGTCACAGGAGCCAGAGAACGACATGACACAGCCAAGAGGAGGCAGGCGAAGGAGACCACGCCAACGTGGAATGGGCGGTGGCGAACACTCTGGCGTCGGCACCGATGATACGGGTGACTACGCCGACATTCTACGACAACTAACAGACGCCATGACGCCACTGGGGATCGAGGTCCGCATCAGTATGATTCAACCGGCCAAAGTTCCTCACGTCTGTCTCTACGAAGGCTCGGCGCAGATATTTCAGTGGTGGCCGTCGAGCGGTAAGTATTTCCTGCCCATCACGAAGAAACGCGGCACGGAAGAGGACGTTTCTGCCATCATTGAGGCGGTCAAGCAGACATTCGGAAGGAGAGACCCATGAAATTCCAGATAACGCAGGAAGACATCGACAGGGGCATCAGGAGCGACGCCCGCAAGTGCGCCGGGTCGCTGTGCATTCTCAGGACACTCGGCTGGCCCGAGCAGTACGACCCGCTCCTGACGAACTACGTCAGTGTCAGTCCCTTTCACGTCAGTATTGGCGGTGGAAGACACCTGACACCGGATGCCTTGCAGGATTTCATCAGCAGGTACGACAAGGGAGAACCAGTCGAACCCATCGAGTTCGACATCGCGGCAATCCCCGAGAGGACGACGTGAACTTCCCCTGCCCCCACTGCGGCAAGCCTGTCCCCGTCGCCGATCCGTGGGGGACGTGGGATGTCTACTGCGTCTGGTGCGATAGGCTGTGCTACCTGTGGATCTGGAGGCAGGAAAAGGGTAAATCCTGGCAGTCTCGGATGAGCCTACAGAAGACATATCGAATGGGGATGACGCCGTAACGTCCGGGTTTCCTGTCACACAATAGCGACGGCCGCGTATAGGATAGAGTCGCCCACCCAGGAGAACACCCATGTCCGACGTACCTGAAGAACACGCTGCCGTTGCCGACGCTCTCTGGCAGAACCTTCGCCGTGGAGGAGGCATCGAGGACCTGATCCGCCGGCATCCGTTCGATCCGGAGGACACCGACGTGCAGAGGCTCGTCAAGGACGCCTTCGTTGTCGGCATTCTGGGACTACTCGAAGCTAATATTGGCGTCAATGTGGAGAAGGGTACACTCAAGGCGCCCGCTCCTGGGCGGATGCGGCGACTGGAGTGCATGGGGGAATCCTGGTTCAGCGAGAACGACATCCACCGCGCCATGAAAGACGACAGTCTGATCATCGTTGCCGCCGCAACGATAAAGGCAGCCAAGGATAATGGAGTTTCTCCCGTGGATATGCTTCGCGTAGGTATCGCGGCGTTCTTCCTCGAAGCGACGGGGTTGATGGAAGAGGAGATGAATAAATGAGCGTACTTGCCTGCCACCGGTACGGCTGCGGGAACTGTATGTGCGACGTTGTGAACTTCCCCTGCCCCCACTGCGGCCTTCTGTGCGGCTACTACATCTGCGGAGAATGCTACAGCGAGTTCAAGGAATACCGCACCACCTGGCCGGGCACCATGACAGCCGGTGAAGTGCGGCAGAAGATCGAGGAGTTCTTCGCCACTAAACCAAGAACGCACATTACCCTCGACTCCGAGGGAATTGATGCGGAGATCCGTAATCTGACGAGAAACAACTACGAGGACAGTCGATGAAACCAGCCGAAGTATCCCTGACGTGTGCTTTCTGCGACGAGGCGACGGAGTATTGCGATAGCGTTCCCGACGCCAGCCTGCCAGTAACCCACCCATCTGGGTGAGGCGATAGCCTCACCCATCTGTGCTGGCTCCACGCCGTCGAGAGACGACAGGTAGCCACGTCAAGGACACGTGAGGTGCTGCGATGTAAGGACGTGGCGCGCCTCGACCGGGACCGCTGCGGTGGCGATTGCGTCTGCTCGGACTGCGGCAGGAAATACTACGATCACCCGCAGAATGCCGAATATCCGTTCCTGAACGAAATTTGCGACGGCAGTGTGGTTAAGCTGTGAAAACAAACCTTGCTGATGGCCTGTATCAAGTAACCACGTCCTATCTTTGTGCCGGCTTTACCGTGAAGGACGGCACGGTTATCACCTGTGCGCCGATACTCCGCAAAAAACTGGCATACTGGACCACGATCGCCAGGAGGATATGCGATTGACCGTCGATACCGGCGTCAGCCTGATGTACTCTATCCTCGAATCCCCACGAGACGATCTACCGCGTCTGGCACTGGCCGACTGGTTCGAGGAAAACGGCCGCGACAACCTGGCCGATTTTATCCGTGGCCAGTTGACGCTCGATCCGGTGCGTCAGAAATGCTCCTGTGGTTCCTGTGTCCGCAAGCGTGGCGGTGGGCAGCACACAAACGGCACTTGTGCTTGCGACGACATGGACACCAGGGATATCCTCTACCGCGAGTTAGAACTTTTTCCACTCGTCTGGGAAGAGATGACAGGCGACATGCCGCTACAGTGCCTGCACAACCGCGAACCTCTCTATCGCGATATGCGTCCCGGCGATATGAGCGTCGTCTTCCGTCGTGGATTCATCGCCCGGATCGCCCTGACGCAGGAACGGTTCCTCAAGCACGCCGACATTATCTTCAGCAAACACCCCATCGAGGAGGTCGTACTACGCGACCGTGCGCCGTCAACAGTAGTACCAATTTTCGAGGGAAGGGAATACTACCGCTGGTATTGCAGTATTCTTGAATACCTTGGCGAGTATCCATATGTCAGTCCTGAAGACAGAAGCATGATTGTGAAAGGCGTTGCTGGCCTCTTGGAAGGAGAAGTTGACGAAAGAGATGGGTTTCGAGAGCCTCTTCGCCGCCGGTACAACTCGATTATCGACGCCAACGCCTATCTGTCGAAAGCCTGCATCGCCTATGGCCGCGCCGCTGTCGGCCTGCCGCCGCTAGAATAGCGGCATGCCTACCACACCCGTATCCAATTGGAATGATCTTCTCGTTGGCACCTACAACGTCGTCAGCGGCCTGAGCCTGGCGACAACGAATGGCACGCCGGTCACGGTTATAACTGGAAAAGTGCCGAAAAAAGAGGCCGACATCGTTCCTGAGAATCTTCCCCTCATCTACGTCACCTGCTCAGGGCGTCCAGTCCGCTCCGTCTGGAACACGACAGCCGATCCCCGCGCCAACGGCCTGAACACGAAACTGAACACCTACATCGTCGAACTCACCCGCATCGCAGCAGGAAACCTCGACAACACGGCAGGACTTCCAGATTACCTCTCCTGGCAGCAAATCTGCGTCCGCGCCGTCGCCGGGTCTCCAACGGAGGTTACGGTCACAGGGCAGTACAGCGAACTCTACGAGGTAAACTACGACGAGGACCCTCCCATCGACAGGCCGGCGTGGTACGAGAACTACGACGTGTCGGCGCTTCACATCTCCTTCGAGGTGGTTGAACCCTGTCAGGGAACGGGCTGACTGTTCCCATATACGCCTCTTCTGCTAGGATTCGCGCGGGGCCGGAACACCCCAGAGAAGAGGTATCCCATGCGCCGCCGTGCCGTCGATGCCCGCATAACCATCGCGGGAACACTGTACGCGACCCAGGAATGGAACGTGCAGGAAACTGCCCAGTTGCTCGACATGAGCAACACCGAGGGCATCCCCACCTCCATCGCCGGTCCCAACTTCGTCCTTCCCAACGGCAAGACGACAGGCCCTGGCGTCGGCGCCACCTGGCTGGGCAGCAGCGCCAAACTCGCCGACGTGCCCGTGGCGCGGGTCACGATTCGTAACATGACCTTCGACGACGCCGCCAACCCCTTCCTCACTCCCATTTCCCTGTCCATCGGTGAGTTCTATTCCGTCAAGATCGAGCCTTCTGGAACCGGCACGAACGGCTGGAACTTCCCGGCCGTCTGCGTCGGCCAGATCGATCATGGCGGCCGAGTCCCTGGCGCCCAACCTGTTACCATCCACGGCGAGTCCGATGGCGGTTACCACGAACCGTGGACGACGAACGCGACCACATACGGGCCTGGTATTACGTGATAAGATAAGGTTCGCCCGATCTTATCAAAGGAATTATCGTGCCGTCCGACGCGCAATTGCTCCTCAAGGCTCCCGTCGAGTGGTGGTATGGGCAGGGAGAGAGAAAGAATCGCTATATCCTGGCACCGTGCGACATGGACATGGAGTTGCGATTCCAGACGCGACATGAGCAGTGGGCCTTCAACCGTATGATGGCGCTGCGGGAATTCTCATCGGCGGACAATTTTCACCGGATCGAGGACACTTTCCTTGAGAGACAGGCCGGCAATGAATACGCCTTTGGCACGCCATGCTCGCTCAAGTGGCTGTTCACGGAGTTCGGCCTATTCGAGTACATCCTACTCAAGTTCCAGATGGGCCAGGCGAAGTACGGAAGCACGCCCATCAAACCCGATGAACTCTCGTGGATCAAGAACAACGACAAGGAATCCTGGGCCGACTTGACGCTCAGGGTGCTGAAGAACGACTTTCCGGTATCGGAGGGAAACGGACAAGCCCCGCCGATGAGCGGGGAAACGATAACGGAAACTGGAAGTTCACCATTCTTGGCGACGGTCGTCCCTACACCTTCCACCGCAGAGTCTACGCCCTCTTCCGTCGTGCCCCCTGGCGTATGAGCCGCGATGAAGTAGGAACACTTACAAGATGGGAAATATTCCGCCTACTCTGCTCGGCAACCGATGAGTTCGGCCAGATCCTCGTGGACGAGTACGAGGACAACTTCTACGAGACGATGAGGAATAAGCACCTGAACGAGGGGTTTGGCTGGAGACGGTCAACACAATGGGCAGCAGAGGCGGTAAACAGGAAGAAGCAACAGGAAGAGGAGAACCGCTGGCGAATGGAAGCAGGGGAACGGGAACAACCGACGTTCAGGTGATCTATGGCGGAACGCTCACTGGAAGGATTGGGGCCGGCACACCTTCTGGAGAGGCTTATTGCCACTCTGGAAGGGATGACGCAGACGATCCAATCGAACGCCGCTATCGATCTGACACGGCAGAGGATAAAGTCGCAGATCGAAAGCCTTCCTGGCGGTCCAGGCGGCGGATTAAACAACCCGCTTGTCCCACCTCTCATTGAGCAGTTCCTTCAGGATGCCATTCACGCTCAGTCGTCTGTTCTCCAGATGGCACGGCGCGTCGAGCAAGCCCGCATGGGCCAGTTGCAGCCTGGCGTCAATCCTCTGACGGAGCAAAACGCCGCTGCGATTGCCCAACTTGCCATTGCCAGACAGACACGGCAGGCGATGCAGGAGCAGATCACTTCAGCGGCGCAGAGAACACAAATCAGCCAGCCTGCTGACACGGCACGGCGGATCGAGGAAGCCAGGGCGTCACTCCAGGTGACGCGCACCGAGACAGCGGAGAAGCAGGCACAGCGATCCTTTGAGACGGGCGTCGGCAAACCATTAACCGACGAAAACCGTACAGCAGCACTGGATAAAGCCATCAGCGACGCTCGTGCCCAGGCTGATCGTATGGAGGAAAGTCGTGCCTTCCTCCAAGGCCAAGGGAAACCACGCGCCGACGAGTTGTACGAACAGCAGCAGCGTATCGCTGAAGAAGGACGTAAGAGCGACGCGGACGAACTCCAGAAGAGGTTGGATCTGCTCAACAAACCAGCAGGAGAAGCACAGGAGAGACAGAGGTTCGCGGAAGAGTCGCGAACCATGCAACTCCAGAGGGGTATTGCCGAGAAGGAAAGGGAGATCAAGACGTTCTCCCCGGAAGGAAAACAACTGACAGAGGATAAGGCACTGGAAGCCGCCGATAAGAGACTCAGAGCGGCACGGGACGATCGAGACAATCTTGAAAAGCAACTTGAACTGCTCAGGACAAACGCCGTAGCTCGCGATGCCGCCGTGGGCGAATCGTTGGCGCGTATCGATGCCATGCGTGCCGCCGAACAGATTAAGGCAGAACTGCGTCCGTTTACCGATAAGGAAGACGCAGAAGCAGAGCGCATTGCCAGGGACGCGAGAAGTCGTGAGATGCTCAAGGCTCCCGAAAGAGCAGCACAGGCGCGCATCGAAGAAGTTCGTGCCCAGAAACAAGAGTTGCGATTCGGTATGAGCGATGAAGGCAAGGCGATGGCGCAGAGGCTTCAGAACGAACAGGCGGAACTGCGCAAGATACAGGAAGTTATTCGTCCTTCCCAGCAGAGACAGGAGATAGCAGAAGCCAGGGCGAACCTGGCAATGCGGCAAGACCCAACAGTCCGCCAGCACGAGCAAGCGGAGTATCTCCATCAGCGTCAACTGCACGGCGTCGAACTTCAGAAGGAGATCCTGGAGCGTCGTAACCAACTGACAGCCATGTCGTCTCCAGCAGGAAAGGAACAACGCCAACAGGATGCCCAGGACCAGAAAGAACTCATTAACCTCCAGAAGGAGATCGCCCGCCAGCAGATGGACGACAAGTACGGTCGCGCCGCCGCTACCTTTATGCGTGGCGCCGAGGCTGTTAGCCGTGCCGGCGGCGATTTAGGCCGTTTGGCTGGCGGAGCAGGACGGCTTGCTGGTGGTATTGCCAGCAAGGATGCCGGCATGGCCGCTGCTGGAGGCGCCGAGGCGATGTCCGCCGTTAAGCATATGTTTGACTCCATCGTCGCTGCCGCATCGCCGCAGGAAGCCGGCCGTGCCGCTGGAGCATGGGAGATATTCAAGGCTAAACTTGCCGAGAGCACAGGCTCTCTGGCTTTACGCCGTGCGGCAACGAACCTTGGACTTAGAATAATGGGTGAAAAAACCGATCTTTTTTCCATGCAGGGTTTGCCGAAAGGCGGCATGATGGGTGCGGAGGAGTCCTACCAGAGACTCGTGGACCGCTCCATCAATATGGGTGCCGGCAGCGTCGAGAATCGACTCTTTCAGCTTCAGATGCAAAATCTCAAGGCTCTCGGCGGCAGCCTGGAAAATATCGACCGAAACACACAGAACATCTTCCCAGCCTTTCGGTGAGTTATGAACATCAACGGTGTGGAATTCCAGGAAGAATGCGAGGCTGGTGGCCACAAGTCGCCCGAGAGCCAGTATGCCTCCGACTCCGGCAGATTTATCCGCACCCTCAAAACCCGCCTGGCCTACAAGACGCCGCCGCCCAACCCGAAATACACCAACACCGACGACGGCGGCCGGCACGCCGCCGCCAAGGCGCTTCTTGGCTTTGCCAACGTCCAGAACGGCAACAGCGTCCTTGGTAGGCCGACCAAGTATCTCTCGCGAGCCGTACCAGCTTATTATCCTCCCGTGCCCGATCCGGACACGAATCCGCCCGTTCTTCCTTTCAGCCCCAACGGCGTACCGTTTCTGTGGGCCACGTCGATCCCCAGAGCCGAACCGATGGGTAAGGGTGCGGCGGAACCAACTGGACTGTCCACGATTCCTGTGACGTGGGGTCCAACTCCGGTCTACGACGCGGTTCGCTTCACGGTCGAGTACAACGCCTTACCCTATTACATCTACAACGACGCTTTTGCCACCACGCTGATGGGCAGCGTTCCACCGGCCTACGGAAGTTTCGACAACGCTAACCCGCACGAGGGATTTATTCTGGGCTACTACGGCTGGGAAAGCAGCCGTTACATTGCCAAGTACATCAAGCCGGCGCCAACGACGGTTGAGATTCCCCAGGGACCGCCACGATACAACAGACTGACCAGCGACCCGGCAACGCTGGAACCTCCCTTCGTACCTTCTGGATTAATCGTCCCAGTATTCCGTGCCTATATTCGTTACGTGTGGATGAACGTTCCCTATTCCGCCATTCCCTTTAACACGATTGCCATACTCGCCAACACGGTAAACCAGTTCAGTTTCGATCGCTACCCTCCGGGGACGCTCAAATATCTTACCTCCGAGTTTGAGCCAGGCTATTCACCTTTGGGTTATCGTGTCATGAACGTGGCGCACAACTTCCTTTTCCAGCCCAACTGGACTCTCGCCGGCTGGGACGCCACGGTACCAGCGGGAACCAGCGTGGCTGCCGGTCACAATGCCGTTCCCAGGGTGTACAACGGTCAGTTCTACTGGTGGCCCTTCTCGTCGAGCGGCACGACAACGCCGATACAAAACGATCCCTTTGGAATTGTTCCCTACAAGACGGCGACATTTAACGGCACCGAATTCTTTCAGGCTAGAAACCCGGCCTATCTTTTTGCACCCGACTTTATCCTCAGCTAAACATGGACAATCCAAAGAACCACCCCGACTGGAAGATGGACTCTCGGCAGCCGATCCGCCTCAGCGAGTTGGCGCGTCTGGATGACCGCGTTCAGAGGGACGTGGATCAGTTTGGCGGCGACGCTGGAGACGTGAGTCCGCCAAGATCGGCGCGCCAGGTGGCACAAAAGCCCATGTGGGTAAAGATCGTCGGCCAACAGGTGGCCGTCTACAACGGCCTCAGTCTGGTTACGCCTCTTTACTACTTTCAGCAGATCGTCGATTACCGGGTGAGCGACCCGCGCAATCTGGTCATGGCGCAGGAGTTCGTCATGACGACGACTAATGTGCCTTACAACCAGTCCACGCCGAGTCAGCCGTTTATCCAGCAGACGTTCGACGGCGGCTGCTACGGCATTTGCTACGAAGTAACGGGAAAACTGAGCGTCAGGATTGGTTCTTATCAGTACCTGACTCCTGGATACGAACAGGAAGCGACACTCTACATCCCCGATCCAATGTACCAGCAACCCGCTACCTGGCTGTTCAAAGATACAGGCATCACAAGTCTCGACGACAACGATGTCGATGGACTCAACTATCCGATCTTTGGCGGCACGCCAATTCTTCTGAAAGACCCTACCTATCCTGCTCCCAGCGAGTTGCAATTCAACAAGACGTTACAGGGATTTAACAGTATTGAGTATCTCGTCGGTTTACCCCTCTCAACGACTCCTGGCACGACCGTTCTTATGCAGACGGCGATCGGCTTTTTAAACTCGTGGAGTGCTCCATTCCTGACGTACTTCGACATCGGCAAGGACAAGAACATCTACACGCCGGACACGGCCGTCGAAGTTACGGTGGATATGGTTCTCGCCGATCCGACCCACAACGGCATCATCACTGTCGGCCCGCAAACTCTCAACGGCGACAAGAATATCCTTGGCACACTCCTGTTTGTTACAGGAACAGACGCCGCCCAGGGCTATTACGGAGTACGAGTTTCCGGATCTTTCTGGAGTCAGGAGGTAGGTGGAAGCTGGTATGGCGTGAGCTTGCCCAATCAGGTGACGGGGCCGGAACTTACTATCGAACTGGTAGACGTGGCGACGCCGCTCGCCCCCGATCCCAACAGTTCAACCATTCTTGGTGGGCTACGCTACTATGTCGATTCGCTCAACTACCAGCATTTCCAGATACGCCAGCCAAACTTCGGCAGTCCAACGCTTCCTGGCTCTCCCTTTCTGGATGTGGGGCCGTTTCCTAACCCGACCAACCAGGCGCTTTTGGGCGGCTACCGGATCATCCTGGCCGACATCCAAAACCCGCCCAACGGCGTCTACATCACCACTTCCTTTTTTAACACGGTACCGAGCGTCACCTGTGGCGATATTAGTGCCAACCCGCTGACTGGAGGCTTTAACTTCGGCATCTGCTCTGCTGGCTTTATCAATAACGGCAGCATTATTCCTGGCTTTACGGGCGCCCAGGTCTTTCAAGGACTGAATGGATTTTTTATCGCCACCTACATCAAGGGCGTTCTGGTAGGATTCGCCCCCTATCCCTGAGAAAGGACCCCTGATGTCCTTCCCGACGCTAGCCAGTTTCTCCACAGCCGACAACGGCGGCGCCGGCACAGGTATGACTCCGACTACGCCATCAGGGACAGTGGATGGCAATTTGTTGGTGGCGCTGGAGTTTTCCAATGGAGTCGTTGCCAACCCGACGACGCCGGCCGGCTGGACGCTCCAGTTACCCAGGCAGTCCTGGCACGGCGGTGTGGGTGATCTGGCCATCTACACGAAGATTGCCAGTGGTGAAGGGGCGACGCAGGCGTTCAACGGCGCCGGTTTGGGATCGGAGTCCATCGTCTATGTCTGTCGAGTCACGGGGCAGGCATCGGGGCCGATTGTCGTCCTATCGACAGGTGACACGAACACGAACACCCGTCTCGACGATGGCGGCAATACGGGGCTGAGTGCAGGCGGGCAGTACCTCATCATCGCCGGCTGGGGCGTCGTGGCCGGGACTATCAGCGTGGACTCACCCCAGACGGATCTGGGACAGGTAACGGGCAGCGGCGCCCTACTCAACGCCGACGTGGGCTGGCGGCATCTCACCGTGACAGCCGGTGGTGCTGGGGATACCCAGACGGCCGTCAACAGCCTGTCCTCGCCCTGGGTGGGATTGTCTATTGCCATCAAGGGGCCGGCAACGGTCGAGGATGAATCGGGGCTGACGTGGAATCCATTAGACGGTTGGTGATACAATGTCTCGCGGAGGTGACAGATGCAAAACGAGATCACGACGGATAACTCCCACATCATCGATTTCACGGCCCACCTCTTGGGCGGCGCCAGCAAGTTCAACGTTCTCCCTGACAGCCGACTCGCGGATAAAAACGCCCGCTCGGAGCAAGGCCTTTGGGAATGCGCCGACGGAACCCGCGTCCGTGTCGAGGCGATACCAGCCTACTGCGTTAGTTGCGGCAAGTGGCTCTCCAAGGTGCCCAAGGATACGACGGTTCATATCGCCTTGATCTGCCGTAAATGCTACGATCGCGACCCCGCTTGCTTTGCCGGCATGGTGGGCAGCGAGGAAGAGTTCAACCGCAAACTCGAAGACGAGATGTTGTCGAAATACGGCCGCTACCTCTCCGACGTGGAACTGCTCCAGCTCTACGAGGACCAAAATCTCTCTGTCGGCCTGCAAATGCTCCTCCGCGAGACACCTTACCCGGTCCCCACTTATGGGCATTAATCTAGGTCCTCCACCCGTGGGCATTAAACTTGATCTGGCTTGCGGCCGGCGGAAAGCGCCTGGTCATGTCGGCGTTGATATATCGCGAGACACGGACGCTGATGTGGTGTGGGATCTACGCATCACTCCCTGGCCCTGGCTGGATTTTATTGGTGAACCTGTCGAGCCTGTTCGGTGTGCCCACTTCGTTGAACATCTGAACGGCACGGAAAGAATGGCCTTCTTCGACGAACTATGGCGAATCCTCGCCCCCGGCGGCAAGGCTGTTATCATCACGCCCTACTGGTCAAGTTGGCGTGCCGTTAGTGATCCTACACATCTCTTCCCGCCCATCGTGGAGCAGTCCTACCTCTACTTCTCCCGGCAGTGGCGGCAAGAGAACAAGTTGGGGCACTACCCGATCAAGTGCAACTTCGACTACACCTACAGGCACATCTACAATCCAGAGGTAGACTTCCCTGACGATGTGACGAAGTTACAGGGTGTCCGGCACTACCTGAATGTGGTAGATGACCTAGAGGTTACGCTAACCAGAAGAGACTGAGAATAAACTACGACTTGTTAAAGATCGCTGTCGCGCTTAACGCCATCATGATCTTTGCGCAGATCATCTACTGGATAGGAGTTCTCTATTACCTGAACAAGGCGAGGAGGATACTCGCCAGCAGGAACAAGGAGAGGAGGAATCAACATGGACACCTGGCATCGACTCCCCTGCCCACACTGCGGCAAGGCGAACTGGATCAACGACGGCGACGTTGAGGACTGCTCAAAGCCGGATATCGATGCCGTCAAGTGCTGGTCTTGCGAGAAACATTGGATCATCACCGAAGAAGAGATCCTCAAGATACAGGGACACGTCAACTGTCAGTGGGGCAGGAAGTCACCTGACGATCCTGGAAGCCCCTGCCTTCAGGCATGGGGTAGAACGGTCGCCTGCCGACCTTGCACTGTGAATACTTCCTGTGATAGAATGTCCCTTATGGAAACCATCCGCACCATCGTCTGCAAGCTGATCCCGACGCAAGAGCAGGCTTCCGACATCGACGCCACCTTGCAGGCGTTCGCTCAGGGGTGCGAGTATGCCGCCGACACGGCCAGGCGCATCAACTCCACGAACAAGGTGACGGTGCAGAAGGAAGCCTACCATGCCATCAGGGCGAACTTCGGACTGTCCGCCAACCTGGCGATCAGGGCCATTGCCAGGGCTTGCAACGCACTCAAGGTGCCGGAGAAGATGCACTCGGGCTTCGCGCCCACCAGCATCGACTACGATGCTCGTATTTTCTCCTTCCACGAATGGAACTGGACGTTCGGCCTGACCATGCTCTCGGGCCGCGCTCGCATCGCCACGGAACTCGGCGAACGGCAGAAGGCAGCACTCAAGGGCCGCAAGCCGACTTCGGCAACTCTCGTCAAGCGGCGCGATGGCGGTTACTTCCTCCACGTCCAGTTGATCGACGAAGCGCCCGAGCCGATCAAGGCAACCGAGTTCCTTGGCGTCGATCTGGGAATAGCGCAGATCGCCACGGACAGCGACGGCAACGCCTACTCCGGCAAGCCGGTGGAGAAGGTTCGCCGCAAGCACAACCTCCAGCGCGAACGCCTTCAGCGCCGGAACACGAAGGGGGCGAAGAAGAAGCTGAAGCGGATCGCCAGCAAGGAAGCCAGGTTCCGCCGGCATGAAAACCACGTCATCAGTCGGCGCATCGTCGAATCCGCCAAACGCACCGGGCGCGGGATTGCTCTTGAAGAACTCAAGGGTATACGCGAACGGATCAGAGCCAGGGGCGGTGATGCACGCAACAGGCTGTCGGGCTGGGCGTTCCACCAGCTTCGCAGCTTCATCGACTACAAGGCGTTGAGGGAAGGTGTGCCCGTCATGGCTGTCGATCCACGGAACACCAGCCGCACTTGCAGCGCTTGCCAACACTGCGAGAAGGCCAACCGCAAGAGTCAGGCTCAGTTTGTCTGTCTGCACTGCGGTTTCTCCTGCAACGCCGATTGGAACGCCGCACTCAATCTGAGTGCTCTGGCCACTTGTAACCTGGCCATAGAACTGGCGACTACGGCGCATACCATTAGTGCGTAGTCAGCCGGAAAGCCCCCGGCTTTAGCCGTGGGGATCGGTTACCTGACGATCCGTGGCGGTATTGTGAGGACGAGATCGAGTTACCGGTTGCGTCAGAGTCTTCTCAATAGACCATCCGCGTTTCAGACGGCCAGCGAGAGTTATCCTTGAAATACCCGTCCTTTCCGCCCACTCAGAAACCGTTAGTGTCAAACCATCGTAGGTGAGGCGACGATTGTTTCTCCTGTTGAGACTCTGCTCCTTCTTTGTGGCCCAGCGACAGTTGGGAATCCTCTTGAGTGGTCCGCACTCTGGACACTCAGCCTTGCCGCACCAGTAACCGCCGTCGTTGTCGATGCGATCAACGGTATGCTTTGGAGATGGAGGATCGCCAAGATCATGAAGAAAATCTGGGAACGAATTGCGCCAGCGCTCGCAAACGGTTATTCCCCTGCCGCCGTATCCGGGGTAGTTCCTGTTTTTCTCGTTACAACACCTGCCGAGCATGGATTGCCAATTGATGTAGCGACGCGACTTGCCTTTGATACTGGTGTATCCGTGCGTTCTGACGGCGGCGACTATCTTCTCCCTGCACAGACACCCGCAACTTTGTGCATGACCGGAAAGAAGATTACTGCCGATGCAGACGGTTTCGTTGCCGCACTCGCACCGGCAAAGCCACATACAGTAGTTTCTCTTGCCCCTGAAGCCAGCAAAGGCGATGACGGTGAGTCTGCCGAACGGCTCGTGGCCTCGCAGGTCTTGAATTCTCCAGTTGTTTTCCGGAAACTGAGGGGTATCCATTGACGGGTCCTTTCTTGAGAAGGATCTTCTTTGGCTAGAGCCGGTTGGCGTGCATCAACACGTCGCCGGCCCGTTTATTCTATGAGGAATCATCAAGATGGCAAAGGAAAATGTGGCATTTTGCACTCCCAGCCTAGGGGTAGTCTCCATTTTCTGGGCGCGCTGTATGCAATCCGTACTCCTCAGCAATTTCGCCGGCAAGTGCATCTTCTACCTCCGCGACGGCGTGGGGGGAGAAATCGCCGAGGTTCGCAACGGTATCGTCGATTCCGTCCTTACGTACAGTCGAGAAAACACGCCCATTAGCCACCTTTTCTGGGTAGACGACGACGTTCTTGTGATGCCAGGCGCCATGCTCGAACTGCTCCATCAGAGCAAGAAGTTTAACGTCCCGATTGTCAACGGCGTCTACTTCCAAAAACTAGCCGACGATCTGACTTCCCCTTTGATCTACCCGGAACCGGGTGGAGGCGCCGACGTTTTCCGCCCAGACATGATTTACGAGGTGTTCGCGGCCCATATGGGGCTGACTCTTGTTCGCCGCGAAGTCTACGATAGGATGGCCGCCGAACTGGATCTGGGTAAGGACAAGTACGGCCGTCCGCGATGGTATCGCACGTCGGATTCCTTCGAGGACACCAGTCAAGACGAGCGTGGCGTCATCGACATTGGCTACACGGAAGACACCTTTTTCTATCGCAACGCTGCCTCCCTCGGCCTGAAAGTCCTGGCGGACACGACTCGCCACGCCTTCGGTTTCCACATCGCCACCGTCAGGGCGTGTCTGAAATGCGAAATCCAGCCGGAAGCAGCCAACGCCCGCAGTTGCCCGAAGTGCGGCGGCAGCCTATCTCTGATCGACAAGGGTTATCCAACCCGGCAATGGAATCAGTGGATCAATGGCGAAAAGATTTGCTGGTGGAATGGCAACGGCGAAGTAACCGTCTGGGATTGAACCATGCTCTTTGACGGCCGCGACACCGACAAGAACCGCGAGCCGGGACACCACGGCTACGGCGCCGCCTACGAGGCCATCCTCAGAGGCAAGGATATCCGCACGATCCTGGAGATCGGCGTCCTCTCCGGGCAGAGCCTCCTGGCATGGGGTGATTACTTCCCCCATGCGAGAATCATCGGCGTGGACTCCGCCGCCAGCCAGCCGCAATTCGCCGATCCACGTATCACCTGCCACCGTGGTGATGCAACCATCTGGAGCGACATGGAGCCGATCGTTCGCGGGCATACATTCGATTTGATCGTGGACGACGGTTCGCACCATCTGTGCGATCAACTGACGAGTTGGTTCCTTCTCTGGCCTTTCGTGGCTCTAGGCGGCTTCTACGTGATCGAGGATGTGGCGGACGCCGGTACACTATCGCACTGGCGCCAGATCGGCTTCACGGTGTACGATCTGCGGGAGAATGCGCCGGCGGATAACGTGCTGTGCGTGATGCGTAAGCGAGCGGGCCTGCCAGGAATCACCTTACCGCCACCTGTTCCATAAACTGATCGACGTGCAGGAATAGGCCGATCTCCTCAACGGTGTACGATGGCCCGTACCAGGAACTATGGCTGATGCCGTATAGTTTCGGGTCCAGTTCCGTCCGAAACGACTGCAACTTGTCGCGTTTCCCCTTAGCTTCTTCCCTGCCACTTGCAACCGCCTCCTTGAGCATCTTGACGTGCTTTTGCGCCATCTCCTCTTCGGTGTAGCAGCAGACGACCCATTCCCAGTCTCTATCGGATTCGCCTGAATCTTCCTTCCAGCCTGAGACGGCGTACACCTTGTTCATTATCTTCTCTCTTGGAAAAAGTCGGACGCCTGAGTCGAACAGGCCCCTCCCGAATCAAGCCGAGCAGCCGTCGCCGCCAGCCTGTGCCTTCACGGATAACCGTCGTTACCCGCTTCTGGCAGGGTGTGCTACCGCTACACCATTGACCTGCTTCTCTTTGTAGTGACAAGCGCTTCGGACGGCAAGACGGCGTTACGTCTGGACGCATATACGGATTCCCGAGTACGATGCGCGCGTAAAGATGGGCAGGCAGCGGATCGCGTCGCTGGCCTGCCCGGCACAACAACCCCACCATACGAGGTCGTCATGCAGAGTCAGGATAACATCGTCGAGAACTGGCTACCAGTCCGAGGCTACGAGGGGATCTACGACGTGTCCAATCTGGGTAACGTCAGGACATGGCGCAACGGACGCTGGGGTACCGCCTCAGAGCCGAGGTTACTGCGCCCTGGCAGAACCAAGAACGGGTACATGACGGTTGATCTTCGCACGAACGGCAAGCCAAGGACGATGTACGTTCACCATCTGGTGATGGAGACTTTCGCTGGTCCACGCCCGGAAGGATTGGATGTTCTTCACGGCCAGGCAGGCGTCAGCGACAACTCGCGCGCCAATCTTCGTTGGGGGACTCACTCCGAGAATATGATGGATCGTGTTCGAGACGGGACAGACAATCGGGGCGAGAGGCACCCTCTTCACAAACTCTCTGACGGCGAAGTCAGGGAGATTCGCAAGTTGCTTCGCGAAGGCGTCAAACAGACGATCATCGCCGAAGCGTTCGGTATCCGGCAGCAAACAGTCAGCCGGATAGGATCAGGCAAGCGCAGAGGCCACTTGCTTGATGTGCCAGATGGGGCACCGAATTAGCCACTAAAAAGAGAGGTGATCTCTGCCGTTCTTGTATGAAGTGCAAACCAAATCCGGTGCCCAGGCGCTCGAAAACTTGACGACGAGCGGTAGCGGCAATACGGAACTCGATGCTGGTAGCAGAAGTCGCCCCGCCGAGTAATCGGCGGGTGAAAACCCCTCTGTATGCTGGAAACCCCGAGAATCCTGCGGTACGAGCAATCGTGACAATCCGACAGGTGCGGACAATCAGCAGGCAACGACCCGAGAGATCGGGGTGAGGAGCCTCAGAGACTGAACGAGGGGCACCCAAACGGGTGATGATACAGTCCGGACTGCATGGCGACATGCAGAGGTTGGCGGAAACGACCAACCCCTCCAGATGCGCCTGGAGAGCAACAAATCGTTTTTCTTCCTGAAACCTGGCGCCTCCCGCTCAATGTCCGTCGTCGCCGTCCGCGTCCAGGGTAAGGGCGCCGGCCTGACAGCGCTGTCAGGTATCTCTATCCGCCTGAAACAGTGGACTTCCACTGCATCGACGACCGTGGCCGCTACTTCGGTCACGCCGCCGCCGAAGAACAACCTCGTTCCGGCTTGCGTTGCCACCTGCGGGTTGGCATCGGCCGCGCAGTCCACCGTCACCGTGGGTACGGGTGGGCCAAACTACGTCGGTTACGCTTCCTGTGGCGCGTCCGGTCCTGGCGGCTGGGTGGCCATCAACCCTGATGACGCACCGACACTCGACGGGGGAGTGACGAAGACGCAAGATCTGGTTTCAAGCTGTCCCACCACGGGACTCTCGTTTGAATTTGCCTGTGACTTCAGCGAAGTTGGAACGTGAGTCTGATATAATGGTGGTATGGAAACAGCACCAACCACCATGCGCTGCCCTCGCTGCGAAGAGGTAAAACCTCTTGAGCAGTTCGGTAGCAACCGAAGCAGAAAGAACGGCAGGCAATGTCACTGTATTGCCTGCCACAGAGAGATTCAGGCTTCCAGCCGTGCGAGAAGAAGGAGCCAGGAACGCGAGATACCGAGCGAGAAGTTTTGTCCGCGATGCGGACAAACGAAGTCAACCGAAGGGTGGCAAAGAAACAAGTCGATGCCAAACGGACTTCAGAGTTTTTGCAACGAGTGCAGAGTCGCCTACAACGCCGACTGGTTTCAGCGTAAGAAGGCCAACAAGCCCGAGTGGTACGCTGCCGCCATTGCCACCAACAAGGAAAAACTCCTCGCTCGTCGCCTCAAGGCACACGGACTCGATGTAGAGACGTACAAGAAGCTGACCGCTAAGGGTTGCGGCATCTGCGGCGGACCTGTGGTCGGAGGAAAAAACAGAGTGTACTACACCATCGACCACGACCATGTGACAGGACTCTTCCGTGGCCTCCTGTGCGCCGACTGCAACTTCGGCCTTGGACGGTTCCGCGACAACCCGACGTTCCTTACCAATGCGATACAATACCTGAAGGATTTTCAGGATCGCATCCAAAAGGGAAACTCTACATGAGCGAACTTGCCTCTTCCACCGCCGCGCCTCCAAACGGCTTTGTCGATGACTCGCTGCGGCCCACGATGCGCGGCAACGAGTGGAGCATCGACCAGATTTCCTGCGGTATCGCCATCTTCAAGGGGCAAACCAAGATGGCCGTGGCGAACCTCGACCACCGTCTCGGCAGATATGACGACGGCAGCGCCATGTTGCAGCGTATGCCGCGATCGAGTTGGCGCATCCACCTGACAAGCCCCATCCAGTCCCCCGAGGACCTCGAAGGCATCCTTGCGTCCTTGCCGAAGGGGTAACACCCGGAGGCACCCTTGGACCTCTATTTCCCACGCCAAAGAATTAGGCCGCAGGCGTTCGTCGAGGTAGACGAACTCCCTGCGGCTAAATTCTTTCCCCGCGAGCAGGAAGAACCGTGGCCGCCCTCTCTGACGCCCATCCAGAACATTCCCTGGGTTTCCAGGGCGTTCACGGATGACGAAATTGACGCACGCCTCGAAGACCTCACCTGCCCAGATGATGAGTTCTGGCCGCAGATCCTTGTCGCCGTGATCGGCAGTCAGCCGTGGTATGTCTTTACCTCCAGGGATGAGGACCCCACATATCCGCAGATTAACTTCTTCCTTGAACAGCAAGAGTTCTGGACGGCTCTTGTCACGACGACAGTCTGGGTTGCACGCTCCTCTCTCGACAACGACGAATGGGGCCAGCCTAAGTTCGATCAGGAGGAGCCGTGGATCGCCCAGGCAACGACGGTTCCCTGGCTCTCCCGCCCATTCACGGATGAGGCTTTAGACTCGGCGTCTCTGGCCAATATCATCCAGATGGACGAGCCGTGGGTCGCGGCCTTCATGTCGTCACCCTGGCTGCCCCGGCCATTCCTCGACGAGGCCATCGACAGCACCAGTCTGGCCAACATTGTTCAGATGGACGACGCCTGGCCGCAACTGGTCACAACCACCGCCTGGCTTCCTCGGCCATTTCTCGACGAAGGAATCGACTCGACACGGCTGGCTAACGTCCGCGAACAGGAAGACGCCTGGCCTGTCCTGACGACGGCGGTTCAGTGGGCTGCCAGAGCATTCCTCGACGACGAGGTTGCAGGGATATTTGAGAAGTTCGGACTCGATCAGGAGGAACCGCCATTCGTTACCGTTACCACGATTCAGTGGGTGCCCAGAGCCAGCCTCGACGACGAGATCAGTACAAGTCTGCGAGCTTTTGGACTTGATCAGGAGGAGCCTTGGGTAGGTTTCGTCACCACTGCTCCCTGGCTGCCACGCTCTGCACTGGACGATGAAACACTCGGCGCTGCCAAGAACCTCCGCGTCGAACTGGAGGAACCGTGGGTTGCTGCCGTCCAGTCGATACCCTGGACATCGCGTCCAGCAATGGATGACGAGATCAGCACCAATCTCGAAGGATTCGGCCTCGATCAGGAGGAATTCTGGACAGCACAGACAATGGTTACTCCCTGGCTGTCACGTCCATTCCTCGACGAGCCGTCCTTCGAGCATCTGGGTATCGATCAACCCGAGCCGTATCTCGTTCTCGTCGAGGCCGTCCCCTGGGTTTCCAGGGTGTTCTCCGACGACGAGACGGTAGGAAACCCTCGCGGATTTGGCATCGATCAGGATGAGTTTTTGACAGCCCAGACGACGCGATCGATCTGGACGCCGGTTGTCTTCACCGACGAGGACGCCCAGGAACACCGTGGTATCGATCAAGATGAATACTGGGCTGCCCTTGTAGGGACGATTCCCTGGACGGCAAGAGTCTTCACGGACGACGAGATCAGCGCCGGACTGAAACGATTCGCCCTAGAGCAGGAGGAGTCGTGGACCGCTCAGAGGACAACCCTCTCCTGGGCCAGTGCCATCTTCACCTATGACGAGGCGCTGGGTAACGCTAGCGGGTTTGGTATCGATCAGGACGAGGGATGGACGGCACAGAAAAACACCGTCCTCTGGATTGCTCTGCCCTTTGCAGACGACGATCTCTACCCGCTGACACGCCGGCCGTATCGCGTCATCAACATGACCGACACGCTCACCGTTATCGTCACCAGTTAAGGAGGTAGTCGTGGACCTCCTTCAGATCATCACACTGCCTCGTCCTGGGGCGTTCATCGATTTTGAGGAGCCTCTTCTTCCGGGCAATAACTTCTACAGAGAACAGGAAGAAACATGGCCACAACTGCGCATGGCCGTGCAGAACGTCCCCTGGATGGCTCTTACGTTTCTCGATGAAGCGATCGACATAGCGATACTGAAGAATTATTACCGCGAACAAGAAGAACCGTGGGTAACTCAAACCACAACAGTATCGTGGCTCTCCGTCACGTTCCTCGACGAAGATCCTGAAGCAAGACTTGGTTTCGATCTCGAAGAACCGTGGGTCACTCAAATAACGACGATCACCTGGCTCGCACGACCGTTTACGGATGAGGCGATCGATCTGACGACGCTGGCAAACTTCTATCGCGAACAGGAGGAACCGTGGATTACCCAGGTCACGGTAATCCCCTGGCTGGGCGTATCTTTCCTTGACGAGGACCCGGAAACTCGCCTGGGTTTTGATCAGGAAGAACCGTGGGTAGCACAGACTACGGTTATCCCTTGGCTGCCGCGTCCGTTCACGGATGAGTCCCCAGACACGGCACTGTTAACAAATTTCTACCGGGAGCAAGAAGAGTTCTGGACGGCGCAGACAACGAATGTTCCGTGGCTCTCGGTGGTCTTCGCCGACGAGGACCCTGAAGCACGACTGGGATTCGATCAGGAGGAACCGTGGGTAACTCAAATCACGGCAATCCCGTGGCTTGCCTTGCCGTTTAAGGATGAGGCGATCGACCTAGCTGTTCTGGCTAATTTCTACCGTGAGCAAGAGGAACCCTGGGTAGGCGCTGTTACAACCATTCCGTGGCTGGGAGTGGCGTTTCTCGATGAATCTACCGACATAGCACTGCTCAGTAACTTCTACCGCGAACAGGAGGAATTTTGGACCGCACAAGTCACGTCTGCTCCGTGGCTCGCCATCACATTCCTTGATGAGGACCCCGAAGCGCGACTCGGCTTCGACCTCGAAGAACCGTGGGCTGGCGCCATCGAGGTTATTCCCTGGACCTCCCGCCACTTCCTCGACGAGTCTCCCGATACGGCCCTTCTGGCTAACTTCTACCGTGAACAGGAGGAGCCTTGGGTAGGCGCCGTCGAGAGTATCCTCTGGCTGCCACGTCCTTTCGCCGATGACGAGATCAGCAGTTTCGCCACCCTTGGCGTCGATCAGGAAGACGCCTGGCCGCAACTCGTAGAGTCGATCCTTTGGGCACCTCGACCTTCTCTCGATGAGGCAATCGACACGGCGTCGCTAGCCAACTTCCCCAGGGAACAGGAGGAGCCGTGGGGCGCGCAGGCAACGGTGGCCCCCTGGACTTCTCTGCCCTTCCGCGATGACGATACTATCTCCGTCGCCCCTGCCACCCTTGGACTCGACCAGGAAGAACCATGGCTGACGCAGGTCCAGACGATTGCCTGGCTTGCCCGACCGTATCTCGACGAAGCGATCGATACGGCTACCCTGGCCAACTTTTACCGCGAGCAGGAAGACGGCTGGCCGGCACTGGTCACGACGACCGTCTGGACAGCCTCACCATCCCGCGATGATGAGACGCGAAGTTTTGCCGCCGCACTCGACCAAGAGGAGTCCTGGCAAACCCAGACGCAGACGCTCACCTGGACCGCAAGGGTAGCTTTTGAGGATGAGGTTGTCGCTACTGCCCTGGGAATCGATCTGGAAGAACCGTGGCTGGCTGCCATCCAGAGCGCACCCTGGCTTCCTGTCTCATTTAGTGACACCGAGTCGCTGTTCTTTGCCACAATTACCCTGTCGGGTAAGGTGTACCTCCAGGACGGCACCACGCCTGCCGGTGCCGGTATCAGCGTTGCCGCAGCCGTTAATGGCGGCCCTATCGCCGGCACGGCACTCACCGATACGGACAGCGTTTACACGATCAGCGTCCTCCAACCAGCCGCCGGTACCCCCCTGGCGGTCTACCTCCAGAACACCCCGCCCGAGGGCGGCACGGTCACAACCTCGACGGGGGCAAGCCTCAGCAACCTCGACATCAACGAACACACGCTCATCCCCCGCTCCGATGGCGGGATGATGACGAACGCTATTCTCGCTCAGGCGAACAACGGCGACGCGGACCTCGTGAACGTGTACAACGTGTTCGGTTCGGCGCTGACTGTCGCCAACGGCAACTCCCTCCTCTTGCCCCTGGGTAACTCCTTCGCTCCCGGCGATGACATCAAAATGTCCGGTGGCGGCTTCGTCAAACTGTCGGGCACGTTCACCGCCGGCACGAACAGCCTCACGTTCCAGGGTGGATTCGGCACGTCCCTCCTCGACACGGGCGGAAACACGCTCTACAACCTGAATGCTTCAGGTGGCGTCCTCCTGGCGCTACAGAGCAACGTCGTCCTGGGAGGCACGCTGAACTTCAACAGTAGCACTTTGGACGTGTCGGCAAGCAACTTTTCCATTGCGGTAGCCGGTAACTGGAACGCCGGGGCGGGATTCTCTCCGGGAGCCTTTATCGCGCGGCAGGGCACCGTCACGTTCAACGGCACGAACCAGTCGATCCGTGGCCAGACGACCTTCTGGAACCTCGTGAAGCAGGTGACGACTGCTGACACTTGGACCTTCCAGGCGGGCAACCTGACCACGATCCTCAACCGCTTCACGGCGACCGGAGTTCCCGGCGGATTCCTGGCCATCCGAAGCGACACGATGGGTTCGCAATTCCAAATTCAGTCCCCCACCACGCACAACGTCGCCTACGTGAGCGTAAGAGACTCGGACAACTCTCTGGGGGTCCTCGTTGATCCGGCCAACTCTGTTGACCTGGGCAACAACATTAACTGGTTCCCACCGCCGCCACCCATACCGACGCTTACCGTATCCATGAAAGATATGTACAATCCCGGCAGGAGCGTCGTCACGACCGAAACACCAGGAACGCTGCCGATAACGGGTTCCGGCAGCGGCCAGCCGTCTGGAACGCCAACCCTTGATGGAAATATCAAGGGAACCTACAACCCCAGTAAGAAGATCCAGGGGAGTTAATGAGCCAGACGAACCTTGGCTTTACTCTGGGCGACGACATCGGCATCACCGATCAGATCCTCGCCGCCGACGGTACACCGCAGTCGATCGCCGGCTGGGGTATCTCATTCTCGGTGAATTACACGGATATCGTCATCCCTGGAATCGCCGGAGGGAGCGTCACGATCACCGACCCGGCCAATGGCATCGTTACCATCGTCATACCGGCATCGGCCACCGTCAACCTGACAGCGAGAACGTATCAGTACAAGATTCGCCGCACCGATCCCGGCAATGCGGCGGAACTCTCGACGGGCGCGCTGTGTTTGTTTCAGCCGTAGGAGAAAACTCCATGAGTCAAGTCAGCGGAATAATCAGCAGCATCGACGACCCGCCCATTATCCTGGCGCCCGCTGGCGGTGAGTCGCGATTGACCGTCCTTGTCACCACAGCCGTCGATCCGGTCACGCAAACGCCCCTGCCGTGGACGGGCACGATCCACCTCTGGAGCGACCCCTCAATCGGTGAGGGTGTGAGTATCCCACTGGCCACGATCACCAGTGAAAGAGAGGGCAGCGATACATTTATCGCTGTCTTGCCAGCGCTGGGGCCGCGACTATTGCGGGCACAACCGGGTAACTGGATATCGGGCACGGCGCAGGTGGCGATCACGGGAAGTGCATGAGGAAAGGAGGGTAGAATGAAGGTACTCGATCTCACCAACAACGTCGTCGGCTCGTTCAACACGGCCTGGCAACCCCCGCCAGCCGGCACGTCCACGGCCACGCTGACGGCTGTTCTGGGTGACAATCAGGCGAAAGACCCGACGAACAGCCTCCAGCTCGACATAGAGGCTGATTTCGGCACGGGCTTCAGTTGGGTTGCATCCGGGCCGGTCTGGAACGGGAATGCCGCCGGGACTCCTCCCTCTTCTGTTCCCTTCCAGTTCAGCAAACTCGCCCCGCCGAAGCGCGTGCGTGGCGTGCTGCACACCATCACCCAGGTCATCGTCAAGGAAGTGGACCTGGCCTTTACCTGAGAGGAGACGAGATGGCGATTACATTGCAAGTGTCAACGGTAGGGCCGGAGGACAACCTGAACCAGATTGAGACAACGACGCTTCGGGTGCCTTCTGACAATAATCTGGTGCTTGTTTCAATCGGGTTGCCCGAGAAGGGTAAATCTTCTCCTACTATCGAGTGGTCACACGTCCCACAAGAGGAGAACTAATATGCCATCCGCCTCTGTCCCCGTCACCGGCCTCGTGCAGCAAGTCCGCAGCGGCGGCGCCTACGACTCTGCGTCCGTGGTGCTTCCCGCGCTGGACCCTGTCACCGGCCAGCCCTACAAGCGCTTCGTCGTTCAGGGTGTCATGTCGGACACGGACGCCAAGAACCCGGCGAACTCCTGCCGCGTCACGGTCAGCGCCTCCTGGGACGGCGGATTGAACTTTTCCGCTACGGGTGCGGTATACAACTGGCAGGGCGGGCTCAGTCCCAAGGACGGCAGTTTCACGGTGCCGTCCGAAACCTTCCCTTTGCCTGTCAATGCTCAGGGCAAGTTGCCCGACGCCATGAGAATCAACTTCGACACGCTGGGCAGTTCGCTCAACGCCGGCATCCAGTTGAGTTACGATACCCCGTGAGGTGAGAGTGGGCTGCCGCAAACTAGACAGACAAGAGGAAAAGTTATGTTCCCTATGTACGCAGCCAAATGCCCCGTATGCGGTTTGGCTGTTTTTGTCCGTCCTCCTGGACAGGCCGACAAAATGGTTCCGCTAACGCCTCATTTGGCTGAATCTGCGGACAAGAACGCTTCGTTCGCCGGAGAGGATGGGTTTGCCAAGACGGCCAATTGCTGGGTCAAAGAAGGTATGGTTGCTTGTCCAGGTTCCGGACAGATGGTCGAGGCAAAAGAGGCACATTTACAGGGGTGTTTCTCGTAAATGGGCTGTCGCCGTCTAGACTGGTACTCTCCTCAAATCGAGGAGGCACGCGCGAGCGACCTGTGCCTCTTCGACAGCCGCATGCCCGTGCGCCGTAGGAGAAAGCAGCAGCGAAAGCCTGAGTTGTGGAAGCCGCCTGCGGCGATCACGCTAAACGCCATTACCTTCCACAACAGTACGACGGGTACGGACCACGCTCCAGTCCTGCCCAAGACCGAGACGATCACAAAGCCAACGGTATCGACCGGCGACATCCTCATCTGTTCCTTCGCCACGAACGCCGGAACCACAGCCGGCACAGTAACGGGACCGGCTGGATGGACTCTCATCGGCTCGGCAATCACCAGCACCAAAGTATGGATTGCCGTCTGGGTGGCGTTGCAGTCTGTCGCCAACCTCGGCTTCACGGCCAACGCCGCAGTTGGGGCAGCCGACCTGTCGTGGGAAGTCGCATCGTTCACGGGCGTGGACAACGTGACACCCATCGACGCTACGGGCACGGGCAGCAGCAACACGGGCGCCAACTCGATCAGCGTGGCGACGTTCAACACGGTGACGGATAAGTCGCTAGAGTTGTTCTGTATCGCCAACTTCAACGGCGCTAACACGTTCACACAAGCATCGTTTAACATTCTGGCAAGCAGCCCCACGAATTGCCAGATGGCGCTGTGCTACGCCAAGGCTGCCACGTCGCCCGCCGGAGCGACGGGAGCCTTCACAGTCAACGACAGCGCCGCCGCGTCGGGCAACATCCTCTGCTACCAGCAGTTTGCCCTGCGGCCGGCGGCGGGGACCTTTCAGGGCGACGAGGAAGAGGGTATCCGGCTCCCGATACGCTATAATTGGTGAAATATGGCCAAACCTTCCTACCAGGGCCTGTTCTCCGCCGTCTACCATCAGCCAGTCTCCGAGATGGCCGGTGAAGGCTCGCCTGCCGACGTGATGGCACGGGAGAACTATCTCGCCGCCCGCCGTTCTCCCGCCCCCGTCAACTGGTGGAGCGACCACCTCAAGGAAAGTTTCCGCGACATCGGCGCCGTCTACGTAGCCATCAAGGTACTGATGGACCAGGCTGCCGCTGCTTCCCTGCGCCTCTACCAGTGGGAAGAGGAAGCCAGGATGGGCAACGACCTCGAACACCGCGAGGCGCTGCCAAGGAGCCATGACCTCTGCCGCGTCTTTAACCACCCCAACCCCAAGGAGACAGGGGCCACGCTCAGGCGACGACGGGTACAGCAGTTGGAGTTAACCGGCACCTCGCTCATCTGGCAGGTGAAAGACGGTTTCGGCAGGCCGCACGAGCAGTGGAACGTACCCACGGGGACCTACCAGCCTATTGCTCCATCATCCGTCTATCCCGATGGCGCCTACCGCATCCAGCCTTTCTGGCCAGGTCCACTAAACCTGATGCCCGGCGCCTGGAACCAAGGCGGCGTCGTCGTGCCGGCGCGCTATATCACGGCGACGCGATTCCCTCATCCGCTCACCGATCAGGAAGGACTCTCGCCTCTGACAGCCTGTTCCTTGCCTTTGGACACGCTTAATTCGATCGAGCAGGGAAGATTTGCTCGCACTCAGAACGCGGCCAAACCGGACAACGTCGTCGAGGCCGACCCGCAGATCCTCTTCCCCCGTGGCGCCGAACTCGACCGCCTGAAGCACGAATTGCGTCAAATGTACTCCGGGCCGTGGAAGACGGGAAGTACCGTCGTCCTTTCGCCTGGATTAACGATGAAGTCCTACGGAGAAACAGACATCGAAATGGGCTGGGTGGAGAGTTGGAAGCAACTCATGTCCTTCGTCATGAGCATCTTTGGCGTCTCTCGCCAACTGGCCTTCCAGAACGAGGACACGAGTTACGCGATCCTCTACGCGGCCCTGAAACAGTTCAACCTCTTCACCCTGATGCCACTGCTGCAACAATTAGCCGACGCTGACAATCTCTCGCTTGTCTGGCCGTTCTACGGCTTTAACTACTTCGCCGAGTACGAGCCCAAACCCATCGACGACGAGGAGTTGAGGGAGAGGCAGATTAACACGGATCTCCAGGCGGGGATCAGGACCATCAACGAGATCCGCCACTTGCGGAAGCTGAAGAAGATCGACGAGGACTGGGGCGAGGAGCGAGCCATCAACGGCGCCATCTTTGCCCAGAAGCCAGGAATGGAAGGTGGCAGCGAAGGGCAGATAATGCCCGGCCAGGTCCAGCAGGCGGGAGAACCGCCGGCCAAGGAGGAGTCTCCCGAAGACGCTCAGCTCCAGTCGCTCCTCGAAGGCACGGCAGGTAACTCCCAGCCTAACCGGATGCGGCAGGCGGGTAATGTCGAGAGGACCCGGCCAACGAATAGCGGCTCGCCGGTTGTACCGACGCAGGGCGGAAAGTCTGCATATACGCGGAAATTTGCTCGTATCAACGGCAATGGATACCATCCCTGATGGACGCAGCATTGCACCGTCCACCCAAACCGCCGCGACATGTTCGCCTGCGGCTGCACTACCACAAGAGGCATCATCACATGGCCATCAACCCCAAGGTGACGTGGAACGCTTCAGACTCCTCGGGAGTGACGAGTTATGGCGTTTCCTGGCAGCGTAACGGCGTCGCCGCCGGTTCGCCTGTCACTGTGCCCCAGTCGGCATCCGGAGATGCGTCAGGCTACTCTTCAACCTGGGATGCCGCCAATCCTGGCGTCACGCTGGCAGGCGGTGACGTGCTGGTTGCCACAGTAGTGGCCGTCAACGGCGCGACGAACCTCTCCTCGGCACCGGCGACATCCAACTCGCTGACGATCCCGACGCAGAACGTGCCGCCCGATCCCCCAGTCAACGTGGTTTTGAGCCTGACATGACAGCACAGATAGTTCAGCAGGCGGGCAGTAAACCAGCCATGAGTTCGTCTCAGGTGATGGAACTGGTGTTTCTCCTGCTGTTCTGTGCCTTCTTCGTGCCCTTTCTTTTGGGAATGATCAAGGCCATCAGCGGCATCAAGAGACGGCTGGGTATCGACGACGACCTTGTCACAAACCGTAAGCCAGCCGAGAACTCGCCGGAGTATCTCCAGGGATTCGAGGCATACGCCGCAGGTAGGGATGCTAATAACATCCCTTATCCAGAAGGATCTCCCGAGAGAGAAGAGTGGGTGCGTGGCTACTGGTTTGCGGCTACCGCAGAACAAGTTCATGAATCAGCCAGGGAAAATGGATGAACGCCGACAGCCTGACTCCCGGTCTTGATCTCGAAGGCGCCTGCCGCTGGTGCGGCTGCCTGCACGGCGGTACCTGCCCGCGCGTAAAGAAAATCGTCTACGGGGACGATGGCACGGTCAAGGAAGTCGAGTTCTGGGGAATCGGGGAGCGGCAAACGAAATCGGCAGAGGCCGCTGTTGGCACGCTGCCCGAGTGGTATCGAACCTCCTAAATAATCGAGGTGATATTGTGTCTGTACTCGCTTCGGGTCAACTTGCCGTCGCCGATACCGCACTTTATACCGGGGTCATCAACTACCCCAATCAGGTCACGCTGATCCTCCAGAACAAGTCGGGATCGCTGACGGAGACGGTTCTCATCTCCATCGACCCGGCCGGTGCCCTGACGGAACGTCAGATCGTGCGGGCGCAACTGGGACCAAACGAGCAACTGTTCATCGTCAACCTACCTCTGGGCGCCGGCGACATCCTGATGGCGGCGACGACGGATGCCACGACGGTTGATTATCTCATCACGACGGGCGAGGGCGGCTTCTTCGACGTGTACACCCTGGACAATACCGGAGCACTGAAGTCCGGCATTCTCCAGACAACCAACGTGGCCCAGACAATCACCTCGGCGTCGGCAAACGCCTTTGTCGTTGGTCCCAACGGCACGACGAACCCGGCGTTTGCAGTTTCCGCCAGCGCTGGCAGTGCCGCCACTGGCGTCAAGATCACGTCGTCTGCTGCCGCTGGCGGCGTCCTGATGCAGGCTATCTCCTCGACCGGCGGCGAGGCGTTCAACATTACAGGTGGGGCCTCGACGACTTCTACCGCTGGCGGCGCCGTCGTCATCGCTGGTGCGGCGGGTGGTGCTACCTCGGGTGCCGGCGGCGCTGTGAGTCTTACTGGTGGTGCCGGCGTCAACGGTAACGCTGCCGGCGGGGCGGCTTCCCTCGTCGGCGGTGCCGGCCAGGGTTCGGCAGCCGGTGGCGCCAGCACCACTACAGCCGGCGCCGGCGGCGCTACCGGCGTCGGCGGTGCCGCCAGCCTGACGGGTGGAGCAGGTGGTGCAACATCCGGTGCTGGTGGTGCCTGTACGATCACGACGGGCGCCTCTTCCAACGCCACGACAACCGTTGCCTCGGCTTCCGGTGCCATTACTCTAACTTGCGGCACGACGGGCACGGCGACCACAGGAACTGGTGGCGCTGGTGGCACAATCTCGATCACTGGCGTTGCCGGCGGAGCAACGACAGGAGCGGCCGGTATCGGTGGTGCCGGTTCGGCAGTATCGATCACAGGCGGTGCTGGTGGCGCCTGCTCATCAGCCACGTCTGGTATCACTGGCGCTGGTGGCGCAGTGACGATCACAGGTGGGGCCGGCGGTGCCTGCTCGGCCACGGGCGGCCAGGCCAGCGCTGCTGGTGGTGCGGTGACAATCACGGCCGGCGCCTCGGGCACCGTCGCGGGTTCCTCGGCGGCAGCCCAGGCCGGCACGGCAGCCTTGATCGGCGGTGCCGGTGGTGCGTCAAGTTCCACTGGTGCCGGTGGCATCGGCGGGTCAGGCCAACTCACGGCTGGCGTCGGCGGTGCCGGTTCGGCGACAGGAACGGGTGGTGCCGGTGGAGCAGTGACGATTCTCGCCGGGGCCGGCGGGGCAACATCGGGCGCCGGAACTTCAGGTGCTGGAGGCAATGTGGCGATCACGGCCGGGGCGGCCGGTACAAATGTCGCCGGAACGGGCGCCGGCGGCGGCACACTTATCATGGCTGCCGGTGCAGGCGCAACCGCCGTTGCTGGCGGACTGGCAAGCCTGACAGGCGGAGCAGGTGGAGCAACAGGCGCCGGCGGCGCAGTCAGTATGACGGGCGGAGCGGGTGGAGCGACATCGGGCGCTGGTGGTGCTGTAGCCGTCGCTGGCGGGGCAGGAACGGCCGGTAACTCGGCCGGTGGTGCAGCCAGTATGGTCGGTGGCCGTGGCTCTGGTTCATCCTCTGGCGGGAACCTTACCCTTACGGCAGGCGCCGGAGGACCAGGCGCCGGTTCGGGTACCGGCGGGGCAGTGGCCATCGCTGGCGGTGCGGGCGGGAACACGTCGGGCAGCGGCGGATCGGTGACGATCAACGGCGGCACCAGTGCCGGCACGGCCGGCACGGTGACGATCTGTTCCAACGTGGCGCCATCAAACGCGGCCACCACGGCAGCAGTCCTGATCTCCAGCACGGCCGCGTTCGGCATTTACGTCAGTTCGACAGTGCCGACGTTTACTGCCGCACAGGGCAGTCTCTGTCTGAACACGGGCGGCAACTCGACCACGTCGCGGTTGTTCGTGAACACGACAGGAAGCACTGTCTGGGCCACGTTTACCACGTCGAGTTGATCCTTCGATTGATGGCATGTGCGACGAAGGAACGAATCACCTGTTGTACGCCGGTGGTTTTCCGCTACCATGTACGCAGCCTTCTCCTCGTTGTGACAAAGGACCCTCCCATGCTTACCTGTCCCGGCTGCGGTTGCGACATGACCACCAGCGCCTTCCTCGATCTGGGTAAGGGGGCGATGTGTTGGGACTGCGTCACCCGTGCCGCCAAGGCACCAACGTCGCTCGAACTGGCCACCACCGAGGAGTTGATCGCCGAACTGCTCAGGAGGGACACCTTCCGTGGTACGATCCTCTGCCAGCAGGGCAGTTACCGTGGTACGCCCGAGGAGATCAGCGGCGAGACGCACTGGAACTGGCACGCCCGCAACTGCGATCCTCTCGAAGTCATCCAGAAGATGCTGCCCATGATCCAGGCTCACGGAGAACAGAAGTGACGGCGACGAACGTCAAACTCAACCTGCCCGAGCGATTCAACCTCGTGGCGCTGCTGCCCGAGCAGGGCAACCTGGCAACGCTCAAACTGGTGCGCCGCTTGCGCGAGGCACTGTCCCACCTGTCGGATCAGGACAAGGAGGCGTGCGGCTGGCAGGACCACAACGAGAGATTCATGAAGGACGCCGAGGGTAAGGAGATGAAGACGCCGGTTGGAACACCGATATTTGACCCGCTCTTTGGGCAAAGCACCTGGGAGAGAGACTTCGAGCGAACTTTCCGTCTGACGCCATCAGCCACGGCGCTCATCGTCGATCTTCTCAGGAAGCGTAACGAGGCCGGGACCCTGGAAGCCAAGCATGAGGGCCTGGCCGAGAAGTTCCTTGGCAAGCCGACCGAAGCGTGCGAGGCGGTGGAGGAAGAGGAAACGCGAGAGGAGGAAGCAGCATGAATCCCCAGAAGCCTCTCACCTTGCAGGATCTCGCCGCCGCCCTGCCGGACTTTGCTGGATTTCTCAGAGCGATCGAGACGGGACGCCCCGGTACGGTGGATGGCGACTTGATCGCCACGCTGGAAATGGCGGCATCCGGCAACCAACTGCTTCAGCACACCGTCCTCGGCTGGATCAATGAGGGCATGGCCAAGGCGGCAGCACCGGGGCTGCTGCGGAGGCAGACGGCGTAAAGCGGACACTTTTAGGAGGAATCGGGCAAAATTTGCCCGATTCCTCCTAAATAGGGAGGAAATAAAAATGGCCAAGAAGAAACCAGAAAAGGTCGTCCTACCCAAGCGTTTCGAGCGTGTCCGCTACTTCCACGGCGATCTGGGCGAGCGATCAGCAACGGTGGTCGATGTCGGTCTTGGCGGGAATACGCTCAGGGTGGACTTCCTCGAAGAGGACGGCCCCTATCTCCAACCAGGGCAGCGGATCGACTGCGTGCCCTACTACAAGAAATTGCCAGCCGACTGGTTGCCTGGAGTGATAACCAGTTACTGCTTACCGGAGAAGCTATGAGTGACGAACTAAACCTCAAGAACGGCGACGTGATTGGCTACATCGCCGGCTTTCCCGTGGTCATCAACGACACGATCCCACGACTGGCAGGGCCAATCATCCTTGGGCGGTTCGAGGACCTGCCGTTCGAGGAACAACTCGCGATAGCACAAGCCATCGATGAACAGGTAAACTCATGACCACCGAACAGATCGGTGATCTCGGCAAAGAGATCGCCAACGCCATCCTCTTCAACCCCGGCCACATCCCGCCTGACAGGCTGATCTCCAGCCGACTCGCGGAGATTCTCGACACGATACGCCAGCAGCAGCGCGAGGCTGACGCTCTCCTGGCGGAAGGACAGAAGACGGGCAAGGCAGCGGCAAAAGCGATCCGAGGAGCCTGATGTGTTCAGCAAACCAGTCGATCCTCTCGGTAAACTGCCAGAACCCAACGAGCATGGCGATTACTGGCTGACAGTCACACACGATGCTCGCTCGCCGCTGATATTCAAGATCAAGAGTTGGCGGCAAAATATCGGCAAGTACCTGGCCTCACCGGGTGGCAACGAGACGATCCTCATGAACGGTAATCTCCTGGCGGTCTTCGACACACCCATCGAGGCACTGGGAGCGCTACGCAAGGCACGCGGTTCCCTACAATAACGACATGAGTCTCCTGACGCCGGAAGTTGATCTCGTTCTCCGTCTGCGTGGCGAAAAGGCTGCCCAGGGCGCTGCCATGCCATCGATGTCGGCCTACCAGATCGGTCAGGGCCAGTACGGCATGGAGGTCGCCGTGGGCGAGCATGGGAAAATGCCGACCACCAACGACGCCCTCATGTCGATCCGCTTCATCTTCGCCGCCACGCATGGCAGAGACCGCGAAGGCGACCTCTACGAAGTCTCGGGGATGGATACGAAGAACCACAGGAAGGGTCCGGGGACCGTCCTTATCGATCACGGCAAGTGGTGTCCCTGGCCGGTGGGCAAGACCAAGGACGCAGCGCACAATTACACGGTCTACGTCCACGCGAAGGAAGGACTGGCCGAGTGCGACGCTTTTATGTCATCCTCTCTGCGGGAGTCCGATCAAGCGTACAAACTCTACAAGGAAGAGATCCTTTCCTCCGGCAGTGTAGGATACCGCATTATCCTGGCACGGCCACTGCCGCCCGATCCGAGCGACGGCCACTTCAACAAGGTTGGCCGGCACGGTGAAGGGAAGCCTTCGGGGTTGCACCTCGTCCGAACCGAACTCCTGGAACCATCCCTGACAGCCATCCCCATCAACGCCGACTGTGCTGGTGCTGTCCGCAAGGCGATGGGACTCAACTGGGGTACCGGCGGGATCTCGGATTACTACAAGATGCGCTGGCAGCCGTGGTTGACTGGCAAGAGAGCGACCATCTACGGCGCCGGCTTCTCGCCTCGTACTCTCTGCGTCAAGTCGGCTGCCGGGCCTGCTATGTCAGCGACCAGCCAGTCGGGCGGTGGCTCCTTTGTACCGCCCGCTTCGCCTGGACCTGCGATCCATCTCAAGCGTCCCAGGGTGTCCGCCAAGTCGCTGACGCTGCTGGGCAGGAAACTCAAGCGAAAGGCGGTCGGCTCTCCAGCCGAATCCTTTCGGGACTAAGTCCTTACCACCTCATTTCACTGGTACTGCCAAGGATTCCGCTGGGCGACTCTACGAGTGGCGCGATGGGCACCGGATGAAGCGGGTTCAGACCGACGAGCCGAAGAGGAAACTCACCAAGAAGCAGACAGGGGAACTCGGCAGCCAGTTCGGCGAGGAACAGAAGGTCCACGCCGATACCGAGGAGGCCAAGTTACGCGAGGAGAGGGCCAAGATCGGCACAGTGCCGACGCCCGCACAGCCCAAGCAGACACCGCGTATCCGGGCGCCGGAAAAGCGCGAGGATGAGCGGTTGGCGCACCTGGAGACGAGTGACTTCTCCTCACAGGAGCCTCCGGCGCGTGGTGGCGTCAACACGACCTTTATCGTCACCCTGTCCACGGGCGAGAAGGCCATGTGGAAGCCGGCCGATGGTGAGATCGGCGTCGCTCCTGGCACGGAGCGCTATATCCTCAAGCGCGGCGTCAAGCCGGGGACCATGTACCTCCGCGAAGCGGCGTTCTGGCGTTTGGCTGACATTCTTGGGTTCGGCGACCTTGTCCCCGAGACAACGATTCGCCAGCAGGGCGAGATAGTTGGCTCGATCCAGAAGTTTGTTGGCGATGCCCAGACGGCAAGCGATTTGATCAAGGAGGAATCAGGTGAGAGGGAAGAACGGGGCGAAGCAGCCATGACACATCTAGGTGCCTGGAACCGCCGTGGTGTCGTCATGGCCGAGAAAGCCTATGACGGCCACAAGGATGCGGCGCGAGCGGCCATCCTTGACTACATCGCCGGCCACCTCGACCGCCACGCGGGTAACTGGCTCGTCAAGGATGGGGAGTTGAAACTGATCGACAACGGCCTGGCCTTTCCCAGCAAACACGACAGGAGAGACTTCCGCGCCTCGCACAATTTGATCCTGCATCATGCGCTGGACTGGGACATCCCCGACACCAAGGAGTTGGAAGGTAAGTGGGGGGAGATCGAGAAGGAGTTCCAGCGGCTCGGACTGGACGAGGAAGCGATCAAGATGACTGGCGCGCGACTATCGGCCGTGATTCAAGGCAATGCCCTGAAGATCGGCGATCTACCGATTCTGGATGAACCGCACGGTAAACTCCGCGACCTGATCGGTGAACGTAAGCGCAAGGCTGGCAACGAGGACATTGGTCCCACCAAACGCCTGATGCGTCCAAAGCAAAAAGAAGGCGAGCCTCAGCCATTGCGGCAGGCGACGCCCAAACAGAAAGCGGCAGAAGGCACTCAGGTGGCGGTTAATCCAGAGGAGCCTCGATCTTTAGTGAGTGTCGCCAGGGAACCGGAGGCGAAACTATCCGGTGACATGGGCAGCCCGCCGCCGACGCGGAAGTTGCGCAAGAAGGGAGCGGCATGAAAGCAAAAAAGGTCCACGTTGAATTTGATGATAACTGTGCCACGGTTTATCTTCGTCGCGGCGAAGATAACATTATGTTTCTCAAGGACACCATAACCGCTGTCGTCATCGCCCTTCTTGGACTAGCAGAGTCAGGAGAATACTCGGAACTGGCTAAGTCGGCACTAAAGATGTGCGACGTGCTAGCGAGGAACAGATACGAATTTCTAGCCGACGAGTTTCATTATGCTGTCCGTCGAAATCTACGAGTTTGATGCTCAAGGCAAGGACGTTACGGCCGGCACCATTTCCCACGATGGTGCGACGTTCCACCTCGAACCCAAGGACCGCACCGCACTCCTGAACATCCTCCAAACACCATGTTTCGACGTGGAGAAACAGGACTGGGTCGAGGCCGAGGAAGATCCTCGCGCCTGGATGAGCAACCTCCGCTTTCAGTACCGGGGCTACCTCCGCGCCGGCAACATCACCGAGAAGGAGGGAGGAGTTGGCGAGAAGTCATGGGCTTATGCCGGCGACATCCCCTTCGATCTCTCCGACTGGTGGCAGAAGAAAAGCGACTGGCATCTGGGCAAGGATGCCGGCAAGACGCCGCGAGGTTCCGAAGGTCTTGGAACCAAGAAGTCAGCCGGCGTTTCCGGCGGGCTGCCGCATCCTAACTTCACGGGAACGATCACGGACTCGCTGGGTCGCAAGCAAACCTACGTCAACGGCGAGCATGTCCAGGGCACCCAGGAGGCGCCGTCGGTCAAGGAAGGTACGGGAGGTGAGAAGTACGCCAAGGTGGGCAGCCATCGCTGGACCAACGCCGTCGAGAAGGTCTTCGGCACCGATAAGGAAGGCCCGCACACCTCCTCCGAGGAAGAAGGAGGAACGGCCCATCACTTCAAAGAGGCCAGCCACGTTGCCCACCACTTACTGGAGACGATCAAGCAGAACGAGCAGCAGGGCAACAAGGAGGCAGAAGCGCACAACAAGGAGGCGCTGGCTAGCCTGATTAAGAACGAGTTGCGCAATCAAACCAAAGAAGCCAATCTGGCAACAGGAGGTATGACAGCGACAGTTGGCACACCAGAAGAAGTGGCGGTAACGCATCGTGAAACTGGCACAAAGCGAGAGTTTACGCCACGCAAACTCACCCGCAAGGAAAAGCCGACCGTAACGCCAGAGGCTAAACCAGCCGAAGCGTCAACGGCCAGTGCAGAAACGCCATCAGAACCTGTCGCAGAGATGAATCCGCAAGCCAAAGAGGAGTTCTTGCGAGACGTAATCGCCGTCATGCAAGGACAGGAAAGCCCAGGGTTTCATCCGAATCAGGAAGAGGTTCAAGCAGAAGTCAAGAAGAGACTTGGCTCTGCTGGAGGAGATGCGAAAGCAAAAAGGCAGGCTATCAAGCAGGCAGAAACAGACTGGCAATCTGCCAAGGAACAGGCGCAAGGCGAGATCGAAGGAAAGCCAAAGGTAAAAGGACCGCCAGCAGGTCGCGAGTTGAAACCAAAGAACAAGGGTAAAGTTGAGTCGGGACAGCAAGCCACACCCGAGGACACTGCCGCCGCCGTCGATCAGACACCCGTCGATACTCCGGCAGAGGAAGCCAAACCTGCCGCCAAGGCTACACCAGCCGAGTCGGAAGTGAAGCAGGAAGCTGTGGCGACGGAACCTGCGGTACAGGAGAAGCAGCCAGAGACGCCGGGCGAAAATACTCCGCCAGAAGGTGCATCAACTGAGACGCCAGCCACGACAGCGCCAACTGAACAGACTCCTGCGGCACCGCAGCGGGTTGAACAGAAGCCGGCAGAGGAGCGTGTCCGCGTCAAGCATCGTGGCGAGGAGGGAGAAGGTACAGTTTACGTCCGTACTGGTCCTAATAGTTGGGAAACTGAAAGTGGTGAATATCCGGCAAGTGAAGCAGGAATGCAGCGATGGCGTGATCGTGGCATGGTCAAGGATATGGCCGAAGAAAAGCCGGCAGAGCCAAAAAAAGAGGCGGCAGTCGGACTAGTAAACGAGACGCCGCCAGCAGAAGCTAAACCAGAAGCCGCTCCTGCCACCAGCGAACCAGCCGCAGCCGAGGCAAAGCCTGCCAGCGAGACACAGATTGCTCCGGCTGCTGTCAAACCTGTCGGTAATACTTCCCCAGCGACGGAGACAAAAGCAGAACCTGCTGCCCTTACCGCCAAACGAGAGGCTGGGGTAGAGGCCCCGTCAGGCGGCGCAATCGAGCAAGAAAAGCCCGGGGCTATCGACGATGCAATGTCGGACAAGATCGGCAAGACAGCGAAAAAGATGGGCGTAGACGCCAATCTCGCTTCTGCCATTGCACAGGAATGTGCCTCTGCTGAAGGAAGGCCGGTACGTACTGGCGATCTCGTGGAATCTGCCATGTGGGCCAGGGAAGGATATTCTTCTTTAAGTAAAAAGACGCAAGGGATAATCGAGAAAGCGAAAAAGAGACTTGCAGAACGGCAGAACGCAACGCCTCCGACAGGCAGAGACGCTGTGCCTGCTACTAACGGCAGTACCGAAGCCACGCAGCAACCAGAGACAGCAGCGATAACACCGGAGCAGGAGCCGGCCATCGAGAAGACGGCTAGAGTCGCCTTTGATGATATCGAGAGGAAACTCAATGGCGCCTCAGTGCCGATACCCGATATCGTGGACGCTATCCGCGAGAAGCACCCGGAGATCAGCGAAAATCAGGTTCACGATCTCCTCTTGAAGTGGCAGACGGATGATAAGTTGGTTCTTCAGGCCGGACACACGGGAAAGACGACTCCCAACTGGAACCGTGGTATCCCATCGGACAAGGGCCAGTTGATGTTCGTGGATATGAAGAAGCAAGGAGATACGGCAAAAGAAACGCCGACCGAGGCACCAGCGACTACCGCCTCGTCGCCTACGACTGAGCGTCTAAAGGCGACGAGAGAGCGATCCGCCAAAAACTTGGCTGATGCCAAGGCTGAATTCGAGAGGTCATTCCCGTCCGGCAAAAGACCTGCTGGCAAGGTAGGACAGGGATACGATGATCGTCTCAACCAGATACACGAGTACGAGCAGCAACTCTCCGACATTGAAGGTAAGTTGCGAACAGAGACACCAGCAACCGAGACGGCGGCAAAGCCGAAGAAGTCCGTCTCCGATCGCGTCGCCGCCATGAAGAAGAAAAGCGTCCCTCTGGCGAAACAGGCCGAGGCGGCGACCATGCCGGAAGGCGAGGCGGTGGAAAAGCCTACCGAAGAAGCGGTAAAACCAGCGGATACAGCAGAACCTTCTCCGGAGGAAACAAAGCGGCGGCAACAGATCGCCGACACGTTCTTCAACGAACACCACCAGGACGTACTAAGATCGGCAACGAAGTGGGCGCGAAGCATCAGCAAGAGCGGCAGCGAGGCAGACGACATCGCTCAGGAAGCCTCGCTGACTCTGCTCAAGGCAATCCGTGACGGAAGATTCGATCCCTCGCGGGACGACTGGAAGGGGTTTGTCCACAAGGCGGTCGTCAGTCGCACCCGTGACCTAGGACGCAAAAACAAGAGAGAGAAAGCGTCAAGTATCGAAGGATATGGCGAAGAGGGAGAGGGAAGGATTGATCCGGCGGCGACCGATCACGGCAGCGAGGAGAAGGAGGCGACCCACGAGGAGATCCAGCGACTGAAGCCTGTCATCGCCAAACTGCCGCAAGAACACCAGGACGTGATTAACTTCGACCTCACCGGGCAGGGAGACTACCCGAAACACATCGAAGAAATGGCCGGTGAAGAACAGAAGAAAGCCAAGGACGCCTACCGCAAGACACGGGAGCGGGCGCGGAAGCAACTCAGGAAACTTCTGGAGGCACAGCAGTGAGTCCACTCAAGGGAAATCAGGACGACATCAAGATTGCCGAAAGGCTGGAGAGGGAGCTAGAACACGCCCAGTCTCGCGATGACGATGCTGCTATGGTTCGTATCCACAAGCAACTCGTCACGCACTACCTGCGCATGATCCACAAGAACGATACGCCCAAGGAGGCCACATGATCCCCGTCCACGTCATCTTCCACCAACTATCAAAGAAGGAAGACTGTATCCTGTCGATGTTGGCCGTGCCGCTGACAGGACACACTATCCGCATCGACGATCGCCAGTGGCGTGTCGTCAGCGTCCGCTGGGAATGCCAGTCGGGGCACGACACCTACACGCCAGTTGTCTTGCTCGCCGAAACAACATCGGAGTGGTAAATGGACGAAGGACTTGAAGAATGCACGCGATGTGGGAAGCAACTCTACCACCTTCGACACGGCATTTGTGCCTGGTGCGAGTGCGAACTTCGCGGCTGTGGCGGCAGCGTTGAGTACAGGAACTACACCGCTAACGTCGGCGAAGAAACGCCTGCTTCGGCAACCGCCTTGGCGCTGAGACTGTCGAGAGTACCAAGGAGTTAAAGTGACCGGAGAAGTGATCCAGCGTATGGCCCGCAACGCCTACAAGCGATTGCGTCAGGAGATCAATCGTAACCCTCGTCTAATGATACGCGACGAGGCGGCGATTGCGCTACTGGCGCAGTTTATCGACGAGGACCTGATCATGTACGGCGATGGATCTCCGGGACCACAGAACGTCATTCGCGCTGGGGAACTCCCGATAGAGTCAGAAGAGTTCGACTTAGATGCTCCAACCCCAGTCCAGCCAGCCCAAGAGCGACCAGGATCAGGTTGAGCATCAGCGCCACGAAGAACGGCTCGGCGTCGGTGTGTCTCATATCCGAATCGTCCTGGGGTCCGTCATGCCGGGCAGAGAGAAGGCGTCGGGACTGATTGTTGGAGCACCGCTGGCGAAACTGACAGCCTGGGCCAACTGGCGGTACTCGGACCACCACAGACACGTTGCGGTTGCCATGAGAATGTCATCGTTGTCCACGTTGTCTCGCCATGCGGACATAGTCTCGTTTCCGTGAGTCGTGATCTTGATGGTGAAGTTCTTGAACTCCTCCTCAAGAACCTTAATTATCCGTGTCCACGAACCCTTTTCCTGGGGCGTCCAACTCTCGTCGGCGGGAGGGATGATGAGCCGTCCGCTGGAGAGGGTGGCCTGAATCACCGAGGCCAGGTGCCTCTTGGCGACGTGCCACATCTTCGTCGTCTTATCCCAGGATATTGCTAAACCCTGAGTGATCGTCACGGGGACGATGCGACCGCGAAGTTCGGGCATCTCCTGCATCTCATCGACGACGGGTCCTCCTACGCCTGTGGCGTCCACAACAAGAGGTGCCTCATCCAGAGGCTCTCTGGATACCCAACTGGCTATCGTCTTGCGGATCTTGGGATAAGGAGTACCCTTATCGAATCGCTCCAGAGCGACGGCTGAGTAAGCTGTCTGTTCTCCCACGGCAGAAGTCTTGTAGGCGACGAAAGCGGACGGGTCGCGGAGTTTTCCCAGATCAACGCCGACGATGTAGGGGACACTGGACGGACGCTTCTGAGAGGCATCCTCATGCATCGTGCCGCAGACGGAGCAGAAAGACTTGCCGTCCTCGTCCAGTGGTGGCAGGTTGGCGCAACAGATCGGACAGGATAACCCTGGCTTGAAGCCGGGTTGAGCGAAGACCCATGGTGGGTTGATGGTGTATTCGGCCATTCCGAAATTCTATCTGATTTTCCTGTCACGCACGAACCAGTCCAGCGTATATACTGTCGTGTAGAAGCCTGGTTGGCCCAACGGTAAGGCGCCGTCAGCGTAAGACGGAGATGGGCGGTTCGATTCCCCCACCTGGCTCTGTTTCTGATTTACGCACTTACGCACAGGAGTTCCCCCATGTCCGAGAAAACCGCCATGTCAGCGCGTGTCGAGAGCGACCATGCCTACCACCAGTTCGAGAACCTGATACGCCAGAGGACGGCGGCGGCACGGGGACCGCTCTTTGCCACGGATGCCAGTTACTTGTTCGATGAGTACCTTCACGGTATCCCTGGAGGGAAAGCCTACAGTATCTGCACCTGCGGCGCTGACCGCACTGGTCCGTCTGCCGAGGCACACCAAAAGCACTGCCCGGCAACAGTTGTCATCTATAGCGGACCACGGCAGCATTATTGCTGCTCGGCATGTCGCCACTTTATCGAGAGATACGGCGGGCTGACGACAATCGATGGACACGGGAAGTCTTGGCCTGTGCTGTGGGATAACGCGGTCGGTGGGTTCCCGCCATTCTTCCAAGACTCTGGAGTGGCAATGTGTGGCATTGTCGCCAGGGCTCGCGTCACGGGCGTCTTTCTCTCCTCCGACGAGGTGTGGGGTATACCGCAGACGGGGACGTGGACGCACCTGTCGGGGATCAACACGCGACCGTTCAAGCACCCCACCCTGACGGCCGAGCAGATGATGGCGCAGAAGCGGGAGGAGTTTGGAATGCTCTCGTCCGCTCTGGCCGACTACTCGCTTGGCACCGTCGAGCAGGCTGTTGCCGTCCTCAAGTCGGATTCCCTGGAGAGGAGCGAGAAGGTCCACGGCGTCGCGGAGTGGTTCCTGTCTCTCCACCAGAGGCTTAAGGATGTAAAGCACGAATTACGACGCGCCAACATGATCTGGCTCGCCGTGGCCACGGCGCCGGTGGGATTCTGCCACGTTCGCTCGACGATGATCTCGACGCTGCTCGACGACATCAAGAGCGGTATGACCTTCGACGCCATCAAGAGGCGGTGGGCGCAGAAGATGCACCCTCTCGCCTATCAACGTCCGCAGACGATCACGGAAGGCCAGATCGCGGCCGGCAACGCGGTCGTGGAGAAACTGAAGTCCGCCGGCGCGCTCCAGCGGCGGTTTGCCAAGATGAGCGACATCCTGCCACAGGGAATCATCTGGAAGCCGCGAACACAGCGAGAGGACACAATCCGTGGCGCCTTCGATCACCTCATCCAGCGATCCAAGGAAACCGGAGCGTCATTCCTCGAACTGCCTCAGCAGACGATGACGTGGGTGAAGTTCCGCGACACGGTATTACCCGAGGCACTATCGCTGGAGTATTACGTCTCGGGCCGGCAAACGTCCTACTATGGCCTAGTGACGGCAGTCAACGCGGAGGCGCCACCAATACTTCAGTGGGATTGGTTGGACGTTCTTATTCCGACGAGCGAACGGATCGTCGTGGCGCCGTGGGATATGTCGGCTGCTGCTCTGGAGTCTGGAGCAAGCGAAGAACTGAAGTTCGAGTACCAGCGGCAGCGCAACCCCGTGTCGTGGTACTTGCACACCTACGGATCGCCACCGCAGCAGTGGTCGCTCCACTCGCCATCCTGGGTCAAGGTGAACCTGATCTGCCGCTGCCCGCCGCACTGGCAAAAGCCGGAGCAGTTTGCCCACCATCCAGAGATGGCACTGTTCGCCCTCGAAGGGGCCAGGGCGACGATGGACATTGGTGGCGCCTTTTTCCCCGAATCGCTCCGCAGTGAGTACCGCGACATCCGTCACGCGATGGAGGCGTATGCCAACTCGGCAATCGTCACCGACAAGGAGGAGGGAGACGCCAACGGGTACGCGATCCAGAGCCACGACAAGAGCCTCGACTGCCTGTTGCGCGTACGGACAGCAGCCGGGGTGTGGACGGTAAGGCTGGATCGATTTGATTAACCACTTGAGCCACCCTGCCGAGGATACCAGCGACACGGATTCTTTACCGGCGTGTCATTTGGTGGTAACGACCCGCAAGAGTCTCCTCGGCAGGGTTTTTATGCGGAATGTAGCTCAGTTTGGCTAGAGCGCCCGGCCTGGGACCGGGAGGGCATTGGTTCAAATCCAATCATTCCGACTAACATTTCAAGGAGATTATCGATGCGGAAGATTCCAACCATGTTCGAGCGCGACGAGACAATTAAAGGCCACCCGGTCAAGAACGTCCTCAAGACGGAATGCCAGTGGGTCGCTGACGGCCTCGGGGTGGCGACTCGAAAGTTGGATGGGACCAACGTCTGCGTTCACGGCGGTGTTCTCATGAAGCGGCAGAAGCCGACAGATGGCGACTACGATGAGGCCAGTTACGTCGAGTGCGAGCGAGGCGATCCGGCCGACAAGTATCTGTGGGAAGCGTTCGATCTCCTGGCCAAGGAACACCGCTATGTTATTGATACCTTCTGGCCCGCTGATGGTATCTACGAAGCGGTTGGACCAAAGATCCAGGGAAACCCGGAGAAGTACACCGAGCACACGCTGGTCAAGGTTGTACCCTATTCGGTTGGATTGATCCTCGACGGTGTGCCACGCAATTTCGACGGACTGCGCGCCTACCTATCCGACAAGGACATCGAGGGGATCGTCTTCCACGGACCAGAAGGGAAATTCGCCAAGATTAAGAAGCGGGACTTCGGACTGAAGAGGAAGCCATGACCAACGAGAAGATCGCGGAGGAGATGATCCGCCTGGAGGGCGACCTCATCTTGCTCGGCAGCATGGCCATCGCCGGATCTTCGAGGCGGTTCCCAAGCGGCTTCCAGAAACAGGTTGAGGCATACCGCAAGGCCGTCCTCCCCCTCCTGGAGCGTGCCCGCCGCGAAGGCGCCGCTGAGGCCCTGGCGAACGACCTGCCGGGGGCGCCCATGAGCGAGGAGGAGGTAGCGGAGTCTCAAGGAAGGTGGAATGAAGCCTGCCGACGTTTGGAGACGGCACGATTAGGGAACCTTGTCGAGATCGCGGACAAGGCTCGGCTTGCGACAGAGATAATCCCCAGCCTCTTCGCGCACATCCGCTGGCTCACCAGGATAGTCCACGACCTATCCCTCGATAACGTGGGGGAGGCGTACAAGAGCGGCTACGAGGAGGCCGAGAATTCTGGCGAGAGCAAGAAGGCGTTCGACGTACTGATACGAAAAGGCTGGTCGGTACGGCAATGGAGAGATGGCGGCTGGGGAGTAATAAATCAGGACGGATTCTGCCCGCGCGAACTTCTCAGTTACGATCACAACTCTCGCGTCACGCCGCAAGCGGCCGTGCTGGAAGCAGACAAGTACCTGCGAGAAAAGCCATGATCACTCCTAGACAAGAACTGGCCATCCTCGAAATACTCGACAACGCCAGCATTCCCGGTGGGGACATCGAGAGACGGATCTTGATGCTCTACTCTCGCTGTGAGATAGCCGAGAAGAAACTGGAGCAGAGAAGTAAGGCGACGGATCGCGAACATCTCCTGGCGATGATCGACGAGGACCGCAACGAGGTTCTGTTGCTACTCGCGGACGACGCCCTGGACCGTGGCGACGAGATGAGGGCGAAAGGATGGGGATGGCTGGCGGCGACGCACCGCTGGCCGCACCACAAGTACCAGAACAGGACGTGGTTCTGGGCCAGATCACCGATGATCAGTCTGAACGATAGGCCGTGCAACTTACCGGAACACCTCATGGAATACATCGTCGGTGCTGGTGGACTCGGTATCGTTCAACCGTTCAAAACCTGCCGTGCCGCCTTCGAGGCGGTTGTCGAGGTGATCCGCAGAGGTTGGTGGAACGTCGAGGATGACAGGGAGAGCGACAATCAGGTGGAGAGGAAAAGGTTCCGTCAGACTGGGAACAGTCCAGGGACGGTGGAGAATCTGTTCTGATGATCAGCGGACTCGAATTCGGCCGGCAACTCTGCCTCGTCCTGGGGATAAGACCCTAATGGTGGAATGGGCATCACCGGCATCGAGATCCGTGCCCATGTCACAGAACTGCCCACAGTGACGATCTTCCTGACGCCCTGGCCGACGTGGTTGAGCGTCACCGGCAATCGTTACCAATCGACATGGACCGTCGAAGCAATTGTCCGTATACACATAACGCAGTGAGGGAAAACGGCAACTTCTGCTTCCACTGTGGAACGAGGCTGACATGAGCAGTCGCTACTTTACTCATCGTGCCGCCTACAAACTCTGCCGCGAGGATGAAACATTCCTCCAGTTAGAGAGGGCGGTATTCGACGCTCTCTACCCGAGTTTTGACTTCATCAACCACAGGTACTTTCCTCGTGAGCCAGAGGGTAAGGAACAGATCGACGAGAGATTGTGTGTGCTTCGCGACCGCATCATCGATCTGGGATACGAGGAGTACGCCGACTACATATCACTTGAAGTGCAAATACCGTTCTAACCATACACCAGACGCTGGTAGAGCAGTGCGCCAACCTCTAGTCCCCATGCCGTCTTGTCGCGGTCGCTGCCCGGCAAGGCATCCATGCGAGTGACACGGTCGTGGTACTCTTGCTGGATATCGCACCAGTTGCTGGTGACGATCAGGCGGAAGAGATCGGCATACGCTTGCTGGTAGGCGGTCTTACGATCCATCAGTCTCTCCTGAGACGCAGCGGTCGGGTGCCGTCGTGGGGGCGGAAGGCGGCCTCGATATCGTCATCGGAGAACATCTGGTTGATCAGTGTCGGGAAGGCACAGAAGAATTCCGTGGCAAAATCCCTCTCGCCGAGTCGCTGACGTGCCTCGGCAAGAAACTGCGGAGTCAGTCGTGGGCACATATCGGCTGTCACGCGGATCTTCTTCCACATGACTTTGCCCGTCTGCACACCTTCCTTGCCATCGGGGTACTGGTCGTCATTCTTCCACGAATAGAAGAAGAATCCCTGCTGGCCAACTGGAGTCGAGATGGCAATGATCCTGCCGTTGTTGGGGCCGAGCATTCCCGTGATAGCTGTAAACATCTTGTCATCGATACGGGCAGCCTCGTCGATGACAGCCAGGTGCGGATGGATGCCGCGAATCCCTTCGGTTTGCGGGTACGCCTTGAAGCGGCTGCCATTGGAAAGTTTTATCTCGGCAACGAAAGGGTTGCCCTTTTTGAGCGGTTCACCAAGGCCGCGCCACAGCGGCAGGAAGCGGTCGTTGAAGAACTCCTTGGCAAGGTCCTCTTTCTGGGAGATGACGATGGCCAGCGTCTTGGGCTCCAGAATGATCTTGCGTAGCGCCAGCGCCGCCGCTACTTGTGACTTCCCTCCGCCGCGTGCAGCTATGCAGAGCGTCCAGCAGTCCGGCGTCCGCAGCAGGTCCATCTGCCAGGGATCGGGTGTCATGCCGGCGTCCGACATGAGGCGGGATGGGTCGAGCCAGAAGCGGTCGAGTGGTTGGGGCTTGCCGATCATGGCCCGCTTGACGGCGTCGAGTTGTTTGCGC